CGGTGGGGGCGGCGCTGCCGTAATGGGCAACGGTGGCGGCGTCGGCGAGACGTACGTGGGCTGCGCCGGCGGGATGACGATCGGCGCCACCGCAACGGGCACCTGCACGGGCGGCGGCGGGGGGGGTGCCACGTACACGGGAGGAGGTGGCGGCGGCGGGGCCACGTAGACCGGAGGAGGAGGGGGAGGGGGTGGTGGCGGTGCCACGTACACCGGCGGCGGGGGAGCCACGTACACGGGAGGAGGTGGAGCCACCGCCACCGGCGGCGGCTTAGGCATCGGCAGGCTCGGATTACGCTCGATCACCCACGGAGTTGCCGCCACAGGACGAGACACCGACTTCCATTGCGTCGTGAGGACGGCGCACATTTGGTCGTTCACTGGCGTGCCCGCAACATGCGGAATGCCCCAAGCGACCGCAAAATTATGGAAGTCGTCGGGAAACTTCGGGTCGAACGTGCTCGCCGCGCCTGCGCCAAACCCGAAGTCCTTCAACATCACCTGCGCGGCGATCTGGAAACCGCAAACCGGCCCCGTCTCCTTGACGACCGCGGCCTGCGGCGAGTTTGGACCCGCCATGTACGCCATGGGGTAGCCGTCGAGCCCGCGTCGTCCGCCAACGATCGAGTAAGACATAGCCCCTGGCCCTTAGGCCGCCTCCTCGCCGCTACGCGTGGCCAACATGAGAAGACCGATGAGGGCGACGGCTCCACCGCCCATGACCGCGTACTGCGTCGTCTTCGTCTGCTCGCCCCACCAGATTTTGGCGTTCGCAAGCGGACCTCCACCACCGTTCGTCGCCGACACGACGGCGGTCGTCTCACTGCCCGGCGGAGGAACGACGACTGGCGCTCCGCCGCCCGGGGGCGCCGCTGGGGCCGCGAGCGAAGCGGCCACGGCATCCGCACGCGTCCAGGTCGTCGGGCCCACGATGCCGTCGGCCGTGAGCCCCGCGCCCTTCTGAAAGGCCTTCGTCGCGCTCGTCGTGCCCGACCCGAAAACACCGTCGACCTTCGGAGCCGGCTCGATGACTTGGCCGAGGAACGTCTGCCAGAGCTTCGTCGCAGCGGGGTTGGCCGGTTTGCCTTGCCCGATGGTAGGCTGCGTGCCGAACGCGCCCAGGCCGAACGCTCCGAGGCCCAAGAATCCTGAGAAGCCTGGAACTGCGCAAGGGGAGCACGAGGGGCACGCAGGTTTCTGCTTGGCGAGCGCCGCAAGCGTCTTCTGGATGCGCGGCACCGCCTGATCAGGCGTGAAGCTCGGCATCACGGCCGGCACGCCTGGCTTCGGAAAGGGATCCTTGCCGATGCGCCGGTTGGTCCACGCCGCGATGATCGCGCCGCAATGCACATCGTTCGGGTAGAACCCTGGCGTGTACTCCGCGCCGACGTCGGCCGCGAAGCGCTCGAGCGCCGAGAACGTGTTCGCGTTGAAGAAGCCCGTGACCTCTCCCCCGTAGTAACCGAGGTCCCCCAGCATTTGCTGAAGCACGAGCGGCGAACCGCAATCGATCGCGCTCGCAACGGGCGTCTCGACGCTCTTCGCGCCGCCAGGACCCGTGATCGGAACTTCGATACCTGCGTACGACATGACGTCCTCCTACGCTCCTCCGCGCGTTGCCATGAACACCAAGAGGAGCGCTGCCGCTGCGCCGCCTCCCACGATCGCGAGCTTCGTGTTGGGCGCTTGCGCGGCCCACCATCCGCCACCCGCTGCGTACGGTTGCGGGTAACCCGGCGGCGGGTAGGGCTGCGGAAGCAGCGACGACGTCGTGCCCTGCGGCACGCATCCGTAGCCGCCCCAATATTGCCCGGGCGGGCACTGCGGCAGCTGCCCGGACGGCGGCGGCGGAGCCGCGGAAGGCGGCGGCAACTGCTGAGGCGGTGGGGGCGGAGGAGGGGGCGGCGGCACGAACGGAGGAACGCCGGGAAGCCCGACGCTCTCGCACCAGTTCGGCGCGTAAAGCCCCTGCAAACAGCCCGCTCGAAACTGCTCGTACTGGCTCCCAGCAGGAGGTGGGGGCGCCGACGGAGCGGCCGGTGGCGGAGCGGGCGTCATCGCTGCAACGATGGGCTGAATCGTCGCCTGCGCGACGCGGGAAATGAGCGACGTCACTGGCGAAGCAGGAGCGGCGTAGAGCGCCGGAAACCTCGTCGGAGGACGCTCCTTGCCTGCGCGGATCGCGTCGATGTAATCGCCCGAGCTCGCGTACTGGGCCGGCTTCGTGTTGCCGATGATCATCGCGTTCGGCAGGTTGCACTTCCACTCGGGCGGCCACTTGCCCCGCGGAATGAGCGCCGTGCACGAATTGGCGGGCCACCCATATTTCGCGTTGAGATCGAGCTGATGCTGCTCGACGACGTCGTAGTACCCGTGCGCCAGCATGTCCGCGAGCGGCGGGCAGCACGTCCCCGCGGCGTCCGGCACCCAGTCGCCAGGCCTCTGCGCCGGCTGGACGATGTTCCCGCCGCTTGGGTCCAGGGTGATGCCCAGGCCCCGGCGAGCTCCCATGACCGCGTACGACATCGCGCTATCCAGCCTTCCGCTTGCGGTACTTGGCGTAGAACGCGCCGCCGAGCGCGAGCGCCGCGACACCGAGCCCGATGTACACGATCGAGCCGCCATCCTGCGGAGGCGACGTCATCGCGTACGTCGACTGCACCGAGCCGTCAGGACTCGGCGCCGTCGGCGCCGGCTCGCCCGGTCCCGAGATGAGGAGCCTCGTCAAGATGGGCAGCTGAAGCTGGCCCGAATCGATGAGCGCTTTCGTCGGCCTGGCGATCTCTTCTCCGAATGAAGTGTACGACATCGTCCTATCTCCTCACTTGCCCGCTAGCCACTCGGGGATTTTTGTGGGCATCGCCTTGTGCAGCCGGATGCCTGCCACGACGCCGAGCCCAACACCGATCGTCACCCAGAACCACGCGGGGATTTTGCCGTTCGCCAGGGCCGCCCGCTCCGGCTCTGCCAACCCGAACGCACGCCCGACAGCGCCGAGCAGGGCAGGCGACCCATGCTGAGCAGCTTGGAGCATCTCGGAGTACGGCAGATTCGGAATCCCAGGTAACGCCACGATCAGTGTCCTCCACAACCGCAGTTTCGCCGGTACCGCTTGCGACGGTTGCGAGCGTAACCGCGCCGCTCGCTGAGCATCTTTTCCGCATCACGGAGCGCGAAGACCGTCGCGACCACGATGCCAGCGATGACCCCGCCGCCAAAGATGGCCGCCCCCTTCGCCAACCTCGCAGTGCTCGACCCTTCCGACGTACTCACGTCGTCGGGGCCGGCAACTGCGACGAGGCAACCGGGGCACGCCATCCGTTACACCGCGTGGCTGCGCGAAGAAGACGACTTCTTCTTCTTGCTGCCCATGGCGAGGAGGCCGAGACCGACCACCGCGACGAGACCGAGGCCGCCCGCGAGAAACATGCTCGCTTGCGACTGGCCGCCCTTCGCGAGAAGGACCGCCATTTTCTCGATGCCGTCCTTGGTGGGACACGAGCCCGGCACGACCGGCGAGACACCCGGCTTCGAGCCAGGGCAGCTCGAGATGGTGGAGGCGCCGTTCTTCTGCGCGAACGCGAGGAACGCTCGCGACGAGCCCGAGCCCCACACGCCATCGACGACGAGCGGTCCGAATCCGAGCGTGTTCAGCCCGGCCTGGATCGTCTTGACCGCGTTGTTGGCGTTCGCCGTCGTCTGCTCCATCCACGCCGCGTACACGGCAGCGGGGTTGAAGGCCGGATCGGCGCCGAGTCCAGCGTAGTAGCCGAGACCATCCGGGCCGCTCATTCCGTTCAACATGTAGTAACTCATCGCCTGGTTTCCTTTCTCGATAGCCAAACACCTACGAGCACGACACCGAGTCCACCCGCCACCATCCACGAGGCTTCCATGGGCTTCGGGGGCGGCCCAAGACCTCCCTTTGGAATGACCCACGGCACCGCGCGCGATCCGTCGTCTGCCTTGCCCTTGACGACGTTGTAGTCGGCCGGCTGCGCAAACGAGTCGGTCGGACCGCCGAGCTGCCGCGGCCCGCTGATCGCATGATCCCAAAGCACCGGCTGCGCACGCCAATGATCGATCGCTTCGGCCGGCGCGGCGAGCGCGCCGAAGACAGGCCCCGCAATGCTGACCCCCGGGTAGCGCGCGCGGAGATCCGGATCGGCCGCGATCTTGCGCGCCATGTCGGCCGCGCCGTCGGCCCAGAGCACCGCGACCCGCAAAGCGGACGTTGTGAAAATGATGTCGACCACATACTCGTCGCTCGCCGCGCCCCGCGGTTGAGAAACAGCGACGCCTCGCACGTCCAGGGCGAGGTTTTGACCTTGACCGGCCGCGCGCGCGAAGAGCAGCGCATCGGTCGGATCGCGGAGCGCAACTCCCGTGACCCGAAGTCGGAGCACGTAGACCGCGTCCGTTGTGAGCGCATGCGCCCACACGTATTCCCAGGGATCGACATCCCCGAGACCCGGGCGGCGGGGGCGAGCTGCAAGCTCATAGCTCACGGTCCCCCTTCGGACGCTCGCCTCGATCGCAAAGCACCACAAGGGCAGTAGCTGAGCCAAGCAGGCACACTTTCGGCCTGCCCGGTGCGGACCCACATGCAGTGCTGTGCGATCGAGGCGAGGGTCATGTTTACCTCGGCCTCATGCGAAGGATGAGCGATTCGGCGAGACTCGACTGAAGCAGGTACCCAGCGTGCCGCCCCTCGACGGCCGCGATCGGCGTCAGCACCCGCTTGAAGATGATGATGGAGAGCGACACCTTCGCTTGCTGCCTCGCGATGAACGTGAACGGCATCCCCTCCGGCCCCTGCATCGCGCGGCGCACCGGCAAGACCGAGGTGCCCTGCGACGCGGTCGCCGCAAAGCTCTGCGCCGTCGATCGGTTGAACGCGCTGTTGTTGTTGGTGCCGCCCTGCGCGTTGAACGAAATGAACGTCTGGCGCTGAAGCTGTGCCGGCTGCGGATCGAGCTGGTAGAGCAAGTGCGACGGCCGACGTCCGTCGATCGTGACGTCGAAGCCCATGACGCCGGAGTAGCGCCCCGCTTCGGACTTCAGGATGTCGCCGGCGTCGAGGCCGCTGAAACGGAAGATCGAAAATTCGTAGTCGAAGAGCCAGTAATGCTGGCTGTTTGGCACAGTGAAGGAGCCGAGCTCGAACTGGATCGGGTTGCCCGGCGAAACGCTCGGCTGAAACCAGCTGTCCTCCGGAAGGATCCGGTAGAGCTCCTCCATCGTCTGGAACTCCGGATGCTGAAGGCGCGCGAGGAGCTCGCCACCAGCCTGGTGCACGTCGGTCGGCGGAACGCCCATCCCGGGCGGCCCCACCGTCTGACCAGCGAGCTCCCCCGCGTTCGCCGCAGAGGGCGGACCCGGAGCGGGAGCGAACACAACGGCAGGCGCAGGCTTCAGCGGAGCGGGCGTCATTGCGTTCGGAGCGGGCGCAGGAGGGCCCTGTTGCGGCGCCAACTCGGGCGCCGCACCCAGGCCCCCCGTCCGCCCAAAATCTTTGAGCAGCTTGAGAGCGTCTTGGCGGTTCATACCACCAGACATAGGCTAGACCGGCCCGACCGGCTGAATGATTCGGTAGCCTTCCCAGCCGATGGTAAGGATACCGTCCGGCAGACGCTGGATGATGTCGGTGGCGAGCCCCCCCACCTGGCGCGGACCGACCGCGGTAACCGTGAGCCCCGAGAGCGTCGCGATCCCTTCGTGCGGGTCGTACTGCCCATTCTCGAACGGGAACGGCGTTGCGGCCGCGCCCAGGTTGAAGAGCGTGTTGCCGTTCGCGTTGCCCGCCGGGGGGTTGTTGACGTGGTTCGGCTGCACCTGCACGGTGATGATCTCGCCGCGCTCGAAGAAGTCGAGGGCCCCGAGCTCCTGCGGTGCGTTGATCTGCGGGCTCCACATCGAGCTCGGCACCGAGATGTTCTGCCTCGGGTAGCTCGAGCCCGCGTTGATGACGAGGATGCGACCGTCGAACTCCATGGTGCGAAAGTTCGAAACCGCCGACACGATGGGAGGCGCTCCCAGGATGACCGGGAAGGGCGCAGTGCCTGCGGGCGTGCCGCTGATCGGCTGCGAGAGATCGATCGCGCCGGCGGACCGCACGAGATCGCGGAAGACCAGCGAACCGTCGTAGCCCGCCTGCCCATGCGCGTCGAAGATATCCCAGGCCGAATGAATGGGCCGGTAGCGTCCGAACGATCGGCCGGCGAAGATCGCCGTTGCAGAGCCCGACGTCACCTGAAACTGGAGGCTCGACTGGAACGTCGCCATGCGCTTCACGGCGACGAACGGACCCTCCTGCGAAATCGTCACCGACTGCTCGCGCTGCGAGGTCGTGTTGTTGCCGATGGGGATGTCCATCAGCAGCGTGAACGGTACCCGCCGTCCTGGAATGTCCTCGATGCGGACGATGCCGCGATCGGTTCGACGCTCCCAGTTGATGCCCTCGCCCCCTGCGCGCGTCGCCGCTAGGGCCTGCGCGATCTTGGAGAGCTCACCGAGCCTCGCGTCGAAGACACCGAGCTGCTCTGCGGTGGCCTTGCGCACCCACTGCGCATGGTTGTTCAGAACTCCCTGAACCTCCGAACGCATCTGCTGCGCGAACTGCGAGAGCTGCGGACCGATATTGACTGCGCCCGGCATACCTTGTGACATGATCGATGCCTCCTTCCAGCCCGTCGGAGCGCATCAATCTGCCGAGCGGACGAACATCACCTCGAAGGGACGCCCCCGAAGTGAAGAAAAAACAACATCGTGCCGCGGACCCGCCCGAAAGGGGATAACGAGAAGGCCCGCGGCACGTTCAACTGCATGATCGTTGCTGCAAACCGCGACTACTGAACGTCGCGGGAGAAGAGACCGTCGAAGGTGAACGACACGCTCTTGCCGACGCCGTCCACCGCATTGAGGTTGGAGGTAAGCGAGAGCATGCTGCGCGCGCCCTGCGTCAGGCCGAAGGTCGCCGAGTTGCCGCCGTCCGGCAGCGCGACGATTTGAGCCTGGCACTTGATGTTCTGCCGCGGGGGCAGGAGGATCGCGCGGGCGAGGCGCAGGATGCCGGTGTGGTCCGGCAAGCCGTTGTTCCAGTGGATGAGGTCGGTCACGCCGCCCATGTCGCCATGGAGACCGCCGCCGTACGGGAAGTACGCCGAGGGCATCGAGGTGATCGAGAACTTGTCACCGGCTCCGAAGCTCCAGAGGAGCTGCTCGGACGACTGCCAGTGGAGACGGTAGACGTCGTGGACGTCGCCCACCGTGGATCCATTGAGCAGCACGCCCGCGGTGCCGAAGTTGGCAGCCGCGATGGCAAAATCGCCGTTTCGATCCGCCGGCGACCACACGTTGCCGACGTCGATGGTGGTTGCCGAACGCTGAATCGACTGGCGGAACCACGAGAAGACGCGGCACGCCAGCACGACCATCGATTGGTCGGACGGAAGCGTAGAGCCGTTCTTCAGGTTGGTGGACGCGTCGTCCTTGCCGGCCTGGGTGAAGAGATCGGTCCGGTCCGTCAGATTGCCGACGAACCAGCCGCTCGTGCGGACGAGACTGTCGCGAAACGGCTGATGCACGCGCTCGCGAACGTTGGTGAGCTTGGCCATGATGTTGCTTTCTCTCTTTCCAGTTCTCTTCGGCTTGACCGTCTTTGAGCTAAGGTCCGGTGTCCCGTTGGCCTTGGAGAGTTGTGGGGGGTGAGTCCCTGAGATTTCCTGGGTCCGCGCTCGAGCAGGAACCCACCCTCGAGCGCGAACCCTGAGCTGCTATCAGCCGAAGATGCCGTTTTGACCCGCGAACGAACCCGCGCGCGCCCCGGTGGGCACGTCCGAGATCGGCTTCGCGACCATCATCGGGTACTGCTGACTCGAGGTCGGCAGGTCTCCGATTCCGACGCCGGCAGCGGCCTCGGCGATGTTGAGCGCGTGCTCGGCCGAATCGAGGTTCGGGCGGATGCCGTCGTCCTCGACTCCGAAGGCGCTGCCGGTACCGGCGACCATTTCGTAGTCACCGATGCCACTGACGCCCGTCGCGATGTACTCGCCGATGCCCGCAGCCGCCTGCGAAAGCATCGGTTGACCGAAGCCGCTCGTGGCGATGTACTCGCCGATGCCCGCAGCCGCCTGCGAGAGCATCGGATGCTGACCGAAGCCCGCCGCCGCTTGCGAAAGCATCGGCGAACCGAAGCCGCTGGTGGCGATGTACTCCGAGAACGCCCGACCCTGCGCATCCGGGTACCCCGAGAGGTACTCGGTGTACTGCGGAGCCGCCTGGCGAACGAGCATCGTGACGAGGGCATGCACGAACGATCCGAAGACGCCCGCGTTGACCTGCCCGATGGCCGCTCGTTCCGAGGGCTTGCGCTTCTCGCCGAGAGCCGCGAGGCCGAGCATGCCGCCACCCGCAACGAGGAGTTGAGCGACCGTGTCGGTCCAAGTGCCGAGCGTGTTGCCCGCGCCCATGCTCACGAGGCCCCTCGAGAGCACCTTCGAGAGAGCTCGGTGACCGATGAAGCCGATGGACACCGCGAGACCGAGCTTCAGCGCCCCGGTGAACTGCTTCATGAAGTCCTTCGCCTTGAAGGCGTTCGCGTGGTACCGGCGACGCGACCGACGACGGCGGTTCGCGTAGAACGGACCCTTGGCCGGCAAGCTCGCGTACGACCGACGACGGCGGTTGGCCGCGTAGCGCTTGCGACGCCCGCTCGAGCGACGACGACGGCGCTTCACCGGCGCTGCCGCTGCGACACGACGGCGACGACGACGCGTGACCTTCTTCGTGCCCTTGCGGCTGCGACGACGCTTGCGGTTCACGAGCGCGAGCCCGCGACGGTTCGCGGAGTACTTCTTCCGCCGACGACCGCCGCCCTTGCGACGACGCGTACGGGCAGCCTTCTTGGCCGCTCGCACCCGGATCGCGTGCTTCAGCTTGCGCGTACGCGCTGCCTTCTTGGCTGCTCGGCTCCGCTTGGAGCTCCGCGACGTTGACTTCCTCTTGCGACGGTTCGGTCTCATGGACTTACTCCACGTTGAAAACGGGACACTGGTCCCGCGGTTGGGGGTGAAAATGTCGCCGTGCAACATCACACGTCGCGACGCTCGCTCTCGTTGGCGTCGAATCGCCGCCACGCGCCGGCGAATCCGATCCGCTGTCTTGCCGCCTTTTTGAAGGGCAGCGCCCATGGCTTTTCGCGAGCGCATGCCCGCGAGCGCGTACACCGGAACGTGTTTCACGCCGCCACGCTTGGTCTTGTAGAGGTAGGTCTTGACCTTCCTCTTGCCGACGGTCGCGGTCACCCGCGCGAAGCTTGCCCGTCGACCTTTGCGGTTCTTGACGTACGTCGCCGTCGGCGCGCGTCGACGCGCGTTGCGCCGCACCTTCCGACCTCCGCGACGCTTGCGGGTCCGGGCTGCTTTCTTCGCAGCCGCAGATCGCACTGCCTTCTTGCGCTTTCGCGTTCGAGCCGCCTTCCGACCCGCAACTCTCCGCTGTGCTTTGGTGAGCTTGCGGTTCGCGGCGTAGCTCCGTCGGCCCCGGCGGCGCGCCTTTTTGCGGCCACCACCACCACCCTGCTTGCGCTTGTAGGCCTTCAGCCCCGCGATCATCCTCTTGAAAGCGGCACGCTGCGCCGGCGTCCGACGCTTCTTCGCCCTTCTCTTCATCGCTGTCTCCTTGGTCGAAGCACGACGCCGGCGCCGACCGCGTACGACGTGCGGCGTCCACTCGTGCTCTTCGGTGATCGGGATGACCGGCATGCCGGCAATCCGCCGTCGTGAGCCTCTGCGTTTCACGGGAGCCTCCAAAATGGCGCGGGTCTGGCGGTAACGACGCTGGTAGTCAGCACCCTTGCCGCCCTTCTTCTTGCGCCGCCGATTTGCTGTCGCTGCCGGAGGACAGGTCGGCGCTTCGCCAGGGTTCGCCGTAATGCCGCGACCACCGCGCTGACGCGCAAACCCAGAGAGGTACGGACTGTAGTACGTCGACCCACCTCGCTTCACGCGGCCGCCGCGCCCGAGCGACTTCAGCTCGGCCGGTGTGAAGCGCTTCTGGCTCTTCAGGTGACGAAGCTCGCTCCGCGCGCCGACCGCAGTGTACCGAGCGCGCAACAGCGGCCGCTTCGCGCGGCGCCGCGTCGTCGGGGCCGCGCCCCTCGTGATCGCGCGCCACACGCTCTTCACGCGCGACGCGTTCTTGCGCGCCGGCTTCTTCTTGCGCCGACGCCCGTTCACCGCGGCGATGGCGGTCACGCCGATGCCGTTCGGTGTCAAACGCTCGTAGCTGAGCGCCTGCTTACGGGTGATTTTGCGGGTGTACCCTTTGGCCATCTGGACGTACCGGTGCGAACTCACACGGCACGTCGGACCTACTGCTAGGGGTCAGCCGACGTCGTTGCTAACCTTCACGATACGTGAACCGAGCCGAACGTCAAGAGGTTTGGGGATCGGTCTCGGGCGCCGGCGCGTGCGATTCGTCGACGACACCCTCGGGCACGGGGATCTCCGCGTCGATCTTCGCGGTCTCCGCGACAGGGTCGATCTGCGGTGCGACGGCGGTATTTTCGACGGCAAGTCGCTTCGCCGTCTCTTCCGCCACGCCCACCGGAAACGCGCGGAGCTCGCGCTCGAGCGTGACTTCGTCGGCGATCGGCGCGAGATTTTTCTCGGCTCGAAACGCGTTGATCATCTGGATGGCGCGGTAGAGCTGCGTCCGCGAGGTGACGAGCGCCTCCTGCAAGAGCGTCTGCGCGTTCTGATGCCCGAGCGAATCGTTCCGGTAGAGGAGGCGCCATTCTTCACGCTGCGCTTCCATCTTCGCGATCAGCGCAAAGTACTCCTGCGACCGTCGCATGTAGAACTCGATCTCCTGCTGGAGGCCCATCGTGATGGAAGCGAGCATTCGCTCGGCATCATCAGTCGAAGCCTCCGGAGCTGGAGCCGTTCGCTCCGCCGCTTCCGCCGCCGCCACCTCCGTGAGCGCCTTCCTGAACGCCAGACCCACTTTCCTCAGTAGTCCCATGCTCGCTCCAATACCGCTGGTACTCGCCGCGGTCCACTCGCGCGACGTCGCTTGCAAAGAGAAGTCGCGCCTTGTTTTTCCAGCGTACTACGACGAGCTGCTTACCGTCGAGCCGCACCTGCCGATCAAGATCCTGCTGGTCGCGCGAGTCGGGAGCGAGCACTTCGAGCACGATCCTTTCCGGCATCGGATCGTAGTCGCCGGTTGCCGTGTAAAACATCAGCTGCCGTTTGACACGCGCGTAGGCGATGACCTTGCGCTCCACCTTTTGACGGACAACGGCCTCCTCGACGACGTCCGCTTTCCGACGAAGGAGGCGCTTGCGGCTCTCCACAGTCAGAAACTTCCACTGCGGGATCAACACGAGGATGCGCCACTCGTCCTGATCGACCCGGCGCCGCGTCACGTCGAGCACCCGCACGCTTCCCCGCGGAGAACGGTCTTGCCGCACTCGGCGCAGAACTCGGTCTCGGCGTCGCCGTTCGGTTTCGGCGCGTCGCGGTTCAAGATGGCAAGGGTGACCCGTCGCGCGATCGTTCCTGCCACCGCCGCAGGCATCCGCACGCCGAGCCCCTCCACGTGCGCGAGGATGCGGTTCGGGTCCGCCTCGGCCGACGTGAACGATCGCACGTCCATGCAGGACTCGTGATCGTACGACTGAAGAAGCCGCACCGCGATGTAATGCGGCTCCGTCGTCGGCGGTACTCCTGCGTTCGAAAAGGCCTGTTTCACCTGCTCTTCGACCCACGATGTCGAGAGCGGCACACCGGATCCGATGGCGTTTTCGTCTCCCGCATCGGCCGGCGAGCTCGGAAACTTGTCGACGCGTCGCTCTTCGATGGCCCGGCGCACGGTCTCGGTCTTTTCGTCACCGCTCGCTGCCCGGCGGGCTCGCGTTCGCGCACCGGACTCCGCTTCACGCAACGTTCGGTTGCGGTCGAGCTGCTTCGCGCGCTCGTCGAGCGACATGGGTGGCACCTTGGTTCCCGCCACCGGTCACATGATGATCCGCGCAAGAGGGTTGCGTTTCGGTCGCCTGATCTCCATCGAAGCCGACGGTACGGCGCGCCGTTCGACACGTCAACATGTTGACGTGCGAAACAACATGATGGTACATGACATGACATGGACAGCCGTCCCGCCCTACGCGTCAAGGAAGCCGCCAAACTCCTGAAGATCGATCCTCGGACCCTGCGCACCTTGGTCGACGACGGCCGGCTAGCTGCCGCCGAAGTGGGGCGCGGCGTGAAGCGACGTGAGCTCAGGATTTCGCACGCCGCGATCGAGGCGTTTCTCGCGGGCAAGCGACCAGCACGACGGAGGAAGACGACCTGATGGAAAAAAAGATCGTCATCGGCGCCGACGCCGTCATCGATTGGGCGAAGAAGCTCGTGCCCGAAAGTCTTCCGCCGACGGTCCGCTCGCTGCTCCTCGGCCTCGAACTGTTCCGCGGCAAGATTCTCGAGATCACGATCCGGACCCGCGACGAGTAGCCCGTGCCGACACTCCGTATCGTCCACCGCAACGGCGAAGTGAAGTCCGTCGACGTCGGCATCGCAGGTTACTACATCCAGGTTTATTGGCCGACGGCGGGATGGTACCGCGTCTTTCGACGAAGCGGCCGCATCGCGGGGGCGAAGAGTTGGAATGTGCACCCGGCGGACATGGACACCCTCCATGAGATTCCGGTGCCGAAACGTCCACGCAAACCGAAGGAGAGCCCCGATGCAGGAACCGTCGCTCCAGGACCAGTCCCCGATTCCCCCGCCGATCCCTCCGCCAAGGCCGCCCGCTCCGCGAAAGGTGCCCGAGCAAACCATTAGAGACGTCGCGCGTACGGTCATCGAAAAACTCGACCCGTGGGTCAACGTGTACGCACGGCAGAAAGGTCAAGCCGTCGTCGCGCGGAGCGAGCTCCACCACATCGTGAACGGCCTCATCCTCGATCAGATCGAGGTCTTCAGCGAGACCTTCCACACGGAACAAGCGAAGAAGAACGCATTGAGCGAAGCGGTCACCTCGCAGCTCCGCAAGCAGCTCGAGCTCGAACGAGAGACCGTCATGAGCTTTCACCGCCACGTGCAAGATCTCCGCAGGTACGTCGGTCTCGCGGTGCGCGTTCTCCAGCGTAGCCGGCGCGAGAAAAAGAAATCGAGTGCGCTCCGCGCGGCACTCGGTACGCTCGAGGCGGCGCTCAGCGACCCTGCGCCAGCTCGTCCGTTGAGTGCCATGTTGGAGGGCGGCGTGGTGAGCATCGGCTGGGGCGCCCTCTTGCTCGGTTGGCCCATCCTCTTGGCGTTGTCATCGACCGGCTACAAGATGCACAAGGGCCACCCATGGGCGGGCTGACGCGTGACCCGAACAAGCTGCGGGAGAGCCGCAGACGGAAGCGCCACTCTGAACGGGGCAAAGCGCGCGCACAACGTCAAGCGCAGGAACGTCTCAGCAACATGAGCTGGATGAACGTCGTGCGCATCCTGGCGGGCTGGGAGCCGATCGCGCCGAGCCACGCGAAACGCCTTCGTGGGGCGCGAGACTCGTGACTTCGACGCTTCCCCCTTCGCCTGGCCGCTACACGCGGCGCATCCAAAACCGCTGGCGGAGCCTCGGTCGATCGTTCACCGATGCAGAGGTCGAAACGCTCGTCGCCCATTTCATTCTCGTCGCCGCCATCGAACCCCCGGAGAGCTTCACCGACGACACCCTTCTTCGCCGCGCGAGCGGCACGTGCGTCTGCGAGGCGTGCGGTCTCGAGTACTACGACCACCCCGAAAGCCTTCATCTTGAATGGCTCCACGTCCTTTGCGATCGAAGATTCGTGAAACTTTAGAAGGAGACCACCACGATGGACCGTTCAATCGATCAAATCATTCCTGCTTGTCGCGACACCTATGCCATCTTTCGCGCCACTCGAAAAATCGACGACTACGAGCTAAGCGCAAAAACGTATCTTGTCGTGCACGCGTGGGCGCTCGTCGCGCACGACGGCCTTGGCCTGCTTTTGGTGTCCAACATATCGGAGCTCCCATTTACCTACTACGATCGAGCTCGTAAAAAACATAACTTCGACGAGACTTCGTTCGACTTTTTCGAGTACGAACAGAAGACGCTCGCTGTTACCGTCGACGGCGAAATCTCGACAGTTTCGTCGCAATGACTGACGACGCGCGCGCGTTCAAAGGGGCCGCCCTACAAGCCCTCACCTCCCTCGGCCACGTCGAGGGCCTGATTCAGCAAGAGATGGCGCGTCTATCGGGCGTGCTCGACCAGGCCGACGACGCTCCTGACGTCATGCTGGCCGATCCGGACTCTCCCGTGAACGTGCTCAGCACGTTGACAGCCACCCGCGCCGAGCTCGCCGCGGCGCGGGCAGCGCTCGAGCCGTTCGCTCGCGCCTACAGCCGCAAGATGGACGCGCTCGGCGAAATCGATGTGCCGGTGTTCGTGGATCCACAGCGGCCCGATCGGAATCGCAAGATCAAGCTCGGTGCTCTGCGTGAGGCGGCTCGTGTCTTCGGGTCGCTGTCGCTCGGCGTCGAAACCGTGGATCGCCTGCGACACCTCGAAACCCTCGTGCGGGACATGACGCAAGAGCTGCATTCTTCGTTGATAGGCCCAGCGCCGACGGGGCTTCACGATCCCAATGAATCGCAGCGCATCCGAAACCTGCTCGATCGAGCAAGAAAATTACTGTGACAACGACCCGATTCGTTCTCGTTTGCATTCTCGGGTGCGTTTTCATGTACCGGTACGGCGCCTTGGTCGTGACTGCGCCCATCGCCGTCGTTCTTCTGCTGCTGCGCCGGAGGTACGGACGGGAGCCCGCGCCCGCACCGACGCCGTCTCTAGCGACGGACCCACCGCCTCCGCCGCCACGTTCCGACGCACTGAGGCTTCGCACCGCCGTCCACGAAACCGGCCACGCGCTCGTCGCGTGGTGCTGCACAGGCGTCCGGGAGATCAGCAAGCTCACGATCGACGTCAATGTCGATCTCAACGCTGAGGGCCACGTTGCCTACTCGATGCTGTATCTGACCGACGCGGCAACGGCCCTCGATTGGTGCGAAATGGCCATCTCACTTGGCGGCATCGCCGCCGAAGTGACCGTCTACCGCAAGGTCCGCACCCTCCAAGCCGCGGCCGACCTACAAAAGGCGCTGCACCGTGCCCGGCTCCTGGCGACGGCCGGCGCCACCAAGCCTCCCTGGTCCTGGTCCGCCCCTGCGCGAGCACTCCCCTTCGGGGCCATGTTCGACCCCGCGCCGTCGCCTACCGAGGTCGAAATACTGCGTCAGGCCTACCATGCCGCCATCCTCATCATCGCCGCGCACGGCGACCGCTTTCACGCCATCGTCGATCGAGCGCTTGCCAAGCGGACGCTCGATGAGACCGATCTCGAAAGCATCCTCGGCTCGCGCATGATGCACCGCGCGCTCCGCGTGCTCGAGCCGACCTTCATTGTGAACCTACCTAGCTCGCCACCCGCCATTCGACCTGCACAAACCTGTCCTTCGCCGCCATCTCCAGGCAGCGAATGAAGTCCTCGCGCTGGAACCCGGCGAGCAGCGCCGCGTTCGCGTCCTTGTAGTACTCGAGCTCGCCGGCCACGATCCGACACCACTTGACCCGTAGAACCGTCATGCCCCAGCTGCGCGCCCGCAGCACCTCGGCCGCGTCGTCGCCCGGCTTGTCGTTGTCCATCGCCACGAACCACGTCGTGTAGCGCCCGTGGATCGGCGACAGATCCGCCGTCTTCGCCGACTCGTTGCCGTCCGGCAAAGAGAGCACGTTCATGAGCCCCGTCGACCGGATAGCGAGCGCGTCCGGCTCCCCTTCGGTCAAAATGATCGGCTCGCGACGGGTGGTGCGCAGGAGCTCGTGCGCCAGGTAGAGGACGTCGTTCGCTCGAGCGCCGCTGTCGTCACCCTCGGGCGGGCGCGGCTCGACCCAAAAGCGTTTTTCCTCGATGCCACGCACCTTGACCCGGCAGGGCTGACCGTTCGTTGGGTCAAAGTACGTGAAGCCGACGAACGGCCCGCCCATGTCGATCACGCCGTGTTCGCGCAAAAACTCGGCGCTCATGCCACGTTTCGCCGCAAACTTCTCGACGCCCCCAGTGTGACGCGCCGCCCAGCGCTCCCAGCGCTCGCGCGGAAGGGGAAGGATTTTCTCCGGTCGGACACCCGTCACCGGAATCGTGTGGATCGTGTCGCGCTGTTCCTTCTCGTACGCCCGCCGCTCGAGCTCGGCCTTCGTCGGACCGCCCCCCTCGCCCCGCCCCTCGTAGTCGTCCCTCGCGCCCGGCACCGCGTACCCGTCGCCGAGCAGCTTCTTCCACGCCGTCTTGCGGTCAATGCTCGCGAGCCGCGCGTAGAGCGTCACCGCGTCGCCGACGTTGTCGGGTGGATCGCAAGACCAACATTTCCAAAGACATTTAGAATCGGCGCGCGCAGGAAAGACGCGGAACGTTGGGTCGCGGCGCTTGTGTTTGCGGAACGGGCACTTCGATCGCGATCGTTTCCCGGTACCAGGCTCAGGGAGATCGAGCCCGAACATTTGGCCGACCTCGCGCACGGTGAGCGTCTTGCGCGCGTTCATATTTCGCCCATTTCGCCGCTGGCGCGGCTCTTCCCGTTGCGTCCGCGCCGGTCGCGCCGATCGCCCTTCTGTTGTTGCTGCTGCGGCTGCGAAAAATCGTCCTCCCAGTCCATCATGCACCCGGTCATGTCGTTCGTTGGAATGATGAAGCGCCGTCCCGCCGACTTCGCCCACTTGAGCTTGGCGATCTTCGCGTGCAGCACGTCCGCTTCGTCCCGCCACAAAAGCAGCATGACCTCCGACTCGTTCTCGATGTCCCCACTCCATTTACAGCTCGTGATCGTCGGCTCGATCCCGCCGCGGTACTCGTCACGGGCGTACTGCGACAGCAAAATGAGCGCGACTTCGCAATCACCGCAGCACGCCTTCAGCTGGCTGACGATGATGGCCGTGTCGTTCGCTTTTTGGTTCGTCACCTCATCGGGCGAGATCGCCTGGAGGTAGTCGACGATGACCAGATCGACCCCGCAGAGGTAGCGGTGCCTGCGGATCACGTCGCAGATGCGCGACGCCGTCCATTTCTTCGCATGGAAGAAATAGAGCGTGTCGCCCTGTTCGTCGTCCGCCATCGCCTTCATCTCGTCGACGTGGACCGGGTCCACCTTCTTCTGCCGAATGTCGGCCGGCGAAACGGCCCCCGTCGTGGTTTCGCTGCTATAGTCGGCGATGAACCGCGCCGTGAAAAGGTCGGCGTCGTCTTCCACCGAGATGTAGAGCGCGCGCTGCTTCATCGCTGCCTGCGCACGCATGATCCGCTGCGCGCAGAACGACTTGCCGTGTCCGGTCCCGCCGCCGATCACCATCAGCTCCCCGCGTCCGTGGCCGCCGGCGTTGTACTTGTCGATGTGCTCGAGCCCGGTGCGAATGATGTTGCGGTTGTCCTTGTCCGCTGCGTCCCAGCCGCGGATGAGCTGGTTCACCGTCTTGCCGACCGCGCCGCCGTCGTGGGCGAGCGACATGTTGTACGCCTCGCTCCGCCACTCGGTGTGCAGGAGGATCGGGTCGGTCGTCTTGTCGAGCAGCTCGATGAACTCGTGGTTGCGCGACTTCCAGTGCTTCATGTCGTGCCGGGCATGCAACACCGGCGCGAGGTGTTCGAGCGCGAACCGTAGGCCGCACGCGGCCTGGTCCATGATGTAGTCGAGCCACGTCATGCCCGCGTGGCCGCGGAAATACTTCGGCTCCTCCTCGCCGAGCTTCGCAAGGAGGAGACCTCGCGGTACCGGCAAGCCCACCGGCACGAACGGCAGGAGGTTCTGGAGCGCCCGCCACATGAGCCGGTAGTCGTGCACTTCGAAATACGCCGACGGGATCTTCTGGGAGACGACCGCGTGGGGAGTCTCCATCGCCTGCCGGCAAAGCTCCTCTTCCCAGCGCACCCGGTTGATGAGCGATCCGTCGACGTCGACGCCGCTGTCGGCCGCAAAAACGAGATCGCGGAGGCAACGATATTTTACGACGATTTGTGCTTCGTCCGTCACCTCGAACGCCCTTTCTACGTTTCGATCTGCTTACGCCACGCTGTGCGGACCTTCTCGGGTGTCCACCACGTATCCTCGGGGCCGAGCTCTACGCTCGACGAGCAAAGATCAGGGGAGAGCAACATGTGGCGCGCGCTTTTTTCGAAGTGATCGGTCGTCGCATCCTTCGCGCACGCCTCGCACCACTTCATGTAAATCGCGAACCCACGCTCCTGGTTGCTGCGCGCCACGCTCACCGCCTGGAGGTAGAGCTCGTGCAAGGCAACGCGCTGCCGATCATCCACCGCCAGCAAGTTCTTCCACTGCTCGCGCGGCACCATCCGTTGCAGTTCGAAACGAAATCCGCGCTCCAACACTTCCAAAAGAGCCTGATCCGCGCCCGGTTCGTAGAGCGCGACGGCCCGCGCGATCGATCCGCCGCGTTTTTTCTCGCGCACGGCCTCACCGGCTGCTCGAAGCTTCTCTGTCGCAGCCACCAGACGCTCATCCGCTCGTTCGAGCGCCGGAACATTCAGCGGCGCGAGCCCATCGGCGGTCGATCCGGCGGCCAGAAGCAGCACATCCTTCGCTTTTTCGGCCGCAACAAGCTCATCGCTCGCCGCAACATACCCCGGCTCCGCCGAAAAGAGGGGCGGCGGAGGGGGCTCAGGCTCCTTCGTTAAAAGCCGCTCCTGACGATCGAGCCTTTCCAGGATCTGGATGTCGAGCCTGACCGCTTGCTCGAATCGGTATCTGGTCTCTGTGACCAGCGACCGCATGTCACGTAGTAGCGCTTCGAGGGCGGTGTCGGGTGCATTCTCACCGGCCTTTGGATTCTCACCGGTGGATGAAGCGGTGAGAATACGTTCTGGTATGATTTCACGTGTTTGGGTGTCTTGATTCTGATTCTCACCGTCGGTAGCCAGTGGGGTGGGGTCCCCCCCCCCTAAAGGGGGGACCCCCACCCCCCCACTGGCCTCAGCGGTCATAATTCCGGTGAGAATGCCGGACAGAATTGGGGGTGGTTTTTGGCCGTCCGGCGGCTGGGCTGTTGCGACGGTTTGCGGGACCGATGTGCTCGTCGATTGGACACCTCCGTTGATGACTGTCAGGACCGGCGGATCAAGCGGGATATCGCGTCGAAGTGGTGCAGGCCTCTCGGTGACCTCGCGACCAAACAACGTCTTGCGCTTGGGTCCGTCAGGCGGACGCGAACTGGGACGCTTCTGGATAGAACTCGAATCAGAATTGGGGGTCGATTTTGTATTCTGACCGGTGAGAATTGGATTCTCACCGGTCGATCGATTCTGGCCGCTGTGGCCATTCTGACCGGCGTGCGGATTCTGGCCGTTCGACGTGGCAGCACGACCGCCCTGCGTCTTGCGGGCGTAGGCAGCTGCCGAGTTGATTGCTTTGCGCGTTTTCTGGGCGATTCGACGGGCAAACGCCGCGTCGGTTTCGCCGGGCAGGCGCTCATCGTCGGGGGGACGGCCCGCCATCAGAAGACCCACCGCTGACAGTACGTGACGTGTCGTGACTGTACGCGCTTGACACTCGTACAGGAGTGGATATCGTGGTTCCAGGTTTCGATTGTCGGCTGGCCTGATCTCCGCCTCACTTGAGACCTTCCTGTGGTGCCCTCGGACTTGGTCGGCCCGAGGGCATCGCGCTTTTGGGACTACGAAACGGCTGTCATGCGTGGTCGTTCAGGTAGGAACCCGACGAACAGGCGATCGGCACTGCGGACGATCACCGGGTCTTTCGTCGTAACTCCACGACGACAAAGCTGGCAAGAAAGTTTTTATCCCCCGGGCATACATGAAGTTCTTGAGTGTGATGTAAATGCACGGCTAGATTGGAAGATCTGATGAGCTCTGCCTCTGGCACGAAACGTAGCAGTGAGGAAGTGCCGGACGGCGCAGAGCCGCTCGAGGAGGTTGGACCGGCAGCGTGTGGCGCGACGCCGCGCGAGTGCGAGCAAAAATCAGGTGACGTTTCACTCGAACGTGTGATGGACAGCGAAGCGTGTGTCGGCGACGAGCTTGCGGAACAGTTTCCGATCGAGCCGATCCCGATGGTGCCGCATCCGATCGACGGTATCCCGGTGCCGGCGAACGAACGTCACGGTCTCGCCACCGCCGCGCCCTTCACGATCGATCACGTCGTGTGCGTCGAAGACGATCGACAGTACGTCGAAGTTTTCGAAAACGAGCTAGCTGCATTCGAGGATTTCCACGGCGAGATCGACAAGCGTCTACGTTCGACGCTCACGCTGCGGCAGCGCTACGCGTCTGACGGCAACGAAGAAAAGCGCGTCGAGATCAGTCCTGCTGAGGTGACGAAGCGCTTTGGGCTCACCGTCTACGTGATACAACCTGGCGCTCGCGAAGGTTGGACGAACGACGGCGATCTCTTGTTTCTGGTCCGGCCGATTCGCGAGCGCTGCCGCTACTACAAGCGTCAGGTGTTCTCGAACGACGAGGAGCAGGACGAAACGAAGTTCGGTCACCGCATCATCTTCCGCAATTGCACGATGCGGAAATCGGTCGGCGGCGCGTTCATGAGCCTCCGCGACGAGGCCGTGTACGCGTGCGATTACCGATCTCCAGCGGCACCGGAGAGCGTCGTGCGGTACCTCGATGAGCCTGATGGACGTCAGCTGCGGAGCCGTGCCCATCTGAAGATGGTCGCGCTATTTGGGCTTGGGGCCGAGCCGGAAACGTACCAACCACCGGCGCTGCCGGTCGTTGAAGAAGCACCAGTGGTCACGAACGGCGAAGCCGCCAAAGGGGAATCACCATGACGCAGCAGACACATTTGGTACCGGCGCCGCCGCCGGCGCCCGATCCGATCGACGCGATCAGGAAATTGATCGCTGACATCACTATGGATCAGGCGAGGTTGAAGCGAACACCGCCGGCAGATATCGCTGGCGTCGTGCAAGAGATGCGCGACACGCTCTTCGAGTACGTCAAAGACATCGCGGCCGAGATGGCGCGCCAGCAGGAAGAAGCAACCTCGATCTTTGGCGACATCGACGGCCGGCTCGGTGAGCTCGAGAACGAGGCGGGCGGCGGCACGCAATTCGCGCAAGAGGACGCCGAGAAGTTTTTGGCGCTCGCGCAGGGTGTCGATTTCATCATCGCGACGGTGACCGGATCGGGCGCGACGTTTCCGCCGGAGGTGACGGCCGAGTTTGCACGGCTGAAGAGCCTTGCGGGCGAGTGCATGACGATCCTCGCGGACACGACGCTCGAGGATGACGACGACGACGACGACGGCGAATCCGCCGAACCCGGTGCAAGCCGGCCGGGAGGATGAGCCGGTGTCGGGCGGTGGTGAGCTGGTTGAAACGCCGGCTGCCGAGGTAAGCGAAGCCGTCGCAGACGCAGCGTCCGCGTTGCGGACGGCCCAGAGCGCGGAGGACTTTGCCGCGCCGGATTCCCCCGGATCGCTGCCGTCGGCGCCGGTCTATCCGATGCCGGCGGGCGCGCCGCCTCCGTTGATGCCGAGCGTGCGGCATCAACCGCGGCAGCCGACCGCGTGGAGCAGCGCGGTCAGTGAACGCGCTCCGATGCAAGCGCCACGAGCGGATCCGGGCATGCTGCTCGGTCCGGCGCCGAGGTCCCAGCCGAGAACGCTCGAAGAGCTCTGCGAGAAGCACAATGTAGGCGACGGCAACACGATTTTGCGCGTGACGCGCCTCGCTCCGCCGAAGATCGGCGGTGTCAATGTGGCCGGTATTTTAAGGGATGTGAAGCACCGCTTGAGCATGGAACAGTTTATGGGGCTGTTCGGTGGTGGCAAATATGAAGTGATGGTTTTGAGTCCGTCGAACAAGACGGACGCCGATCCGGGAGCCCTCGAAACGCGAGGTAGTTTGCAGTTAAGCGTAGCAGGTGCGCCCAACATGGAACTGTTGCCGACACCGTTCGGCGAAGAGGAGTCGTTTATGACGCACGCACAGCGCGCCGGGTATCCGGGCAGGCCAGGTTATCCGATGTTTCCGAGCGAAAATGTCGAGATGCGCCGGCTCGACATCGAGGCCGAGGAGCGCAAGCGCGCGGAGGAGGCGCGGGCTCGGTACGACGCTGAGGTCGCCCGGCTCGGCAAGCCGCCGGAAGCGATCTTCGAGCAAATGACGAAAACGCACAACGACTCCACGTCGCTGCTCCGCGAGCAGATTGGCGTACTTCAGAAGACACTCAGCGAGCGGGATACGACTCTCAACGACGCCCGGTCGAGGCTCGTTCAGCTTGAGGGGGAGGCGGCGCGCAACCTTCATGTGCGCGAAACCGACAAGACCCGCGAGATCGAGGCGAACTACCAAAAAGAGGTCAACACCCTCAAGGATGCGCACGTGGCCGAAATGAAGGCCATGAACGAGCGCCTGCTTCGGGAGACGAACGAGATCAAAGACCGGAACAAAACTGACCTCGAGCAATTGAACCTGCGGCACAAGACCGAGCTGGAGCAGTCGAACCTGCGCCAGCGCGAAGACACGGATCGGCTGCGGACCGAGAAGCAGGGCGAAATCGATCGACAGCGCGGCGAATACGAAAAGCAGCTTGGCGCCGCGAGTCGAGAGAACGAGGTCAAAGCCGCGGGACTCGATCGGGAGCGTGCGCGCATCTTGGAAGAGGCGCAGCGGGAGCGCGAGCGGATCCGAGAAGAAGCGGCCCGGCGCGAGCAGGCGCTCAAGGACGCGCACGAGTTGCAAATGACCTACCTGAAGACGACCCACGAGGGACGCGTGCAGGACATCGAGCGGTCGACGCAGCGCGAGATCGCAACCGTGCGCGAGCAGCGCGATCGGGAAGTGTCGGCGCTCAAGACCCAATACGACAGCATGACGACCTTTTCGAAGGAGACGGCGAACGTCAAGATCGAGTCGCACAACAGCGAGCTCACGCGCCTGCGTAGCGAAAATCACCGGCTCGAGCGCGAGATCAGTGAAGCTCGGCAGCAAAACAACAAGCCGTTCGGACAGCAGCTCGAGGAAATCAAGCAGACCGCGGAAGTGCTCGGGTACACGGCGCCGGGCGAAAACGAGGCCGAGGCCGCGCCGCCGACCGATTGGAAGTCGGCGCTCGCGCTGGGGCTCCAGTCGCTTCTCGCGAAGGCGCCCGAGCTCGTCCGAGATGTGCGCGAAGGTGTGGTCGCGGCGCGCGACAACAACCGGCAGGTCGCCGCGGCGCAGCAGGCGGCGGCTCCGCGGCTCCAGGCAGGACCGCCGAACATGGTGCGTCGACCCGTTCAGCGGCAGCCGCCGGTCATGGCGCCGGCGATGCGGTGGTCGCCGCCTCCTCCCGGCGCCGCGCCCGCGGGGATTCCGGCTCCGTTTCAGGGGCCGCCACCGCCGCTCTCGCCGATGGGAATTGCCGCGCCGAGCGTCATCGAGGGGTCGCGGATCCAGGGACCGGCTTCGCCGCCGGTCGCTGGCACCGAGACAGAAGTTCGGATGGGCGTCAGCCCGCTCAACGACGGGATGCCGCCTCACGCTCCGCCCGAAGGGGTAGCGCCCGCGGGAGGGTGGGGAGCTCCGGTCGCTCCGCCGACGCAGCCCGTCTGGGGTCCGACGCCCGAACAGGTGAGGGCCGCCGGTCAGCCGCCGGTGCAGGCCGCGCCGAGCCAGCCGCCGCCTCCGCAGCAGCAACCGCAGGTGATTCCGGCGGAAGCGATCGGCATGTTCGTCGGCCAGCTCGATCAGGCGATTCGGAGCGGCGTCGTTGCGCCGCGGCAATTCGCCGAGGGATTCATTCAGCACGCGGGTCCGCAGGTGGCCAACCAGGTCATCGCTGCGGTGTCGGCCGACGTGTTCATCGAGTTCGTCAATGGCCAGCCCGCTGGTCAGCAGACGGCGATCGTGACGCGCGCGGGACAGAAGTACGTGCGCGCCGTTTGGGACGAGGCCGTAGCGATCATCAACCAGATGGCTGGCGCGGCTGCGTAAAAAAGGGAGATCGGGAATGGAAACGAAAAAGAAGAAGCCGTGGACGGGTGAGCTCAGACTGACGAACGAAGAATCGACGGTGACGGCAACGGCCGACGCCGAACGCATCCGGATCGAGTTCGCGTCGGGCGGCGAAACCCAGCTGCGTATCGAGTTCTCTCAATCTTTGGTGGCGAAGTGCCCGCCCCACATGATGCCGACGCACGTTCAGGCCGCCGCGTCGGCCATGTTGGGCATGTTCGGGGTGCAGCTCGGCGTCGAGCTCATGCCCGTCGAGCTCATGGGCAAGGCGCTCGAGGGCTACATCGAGCACATGATCGCCGTTCCCGAGGGGGACGATCCGGTGAGCATCGCGCGGGCGTTCACCGAAACGATCGGGGTCGACAACGTCAAGCGGCTCGTCGAGATGGGCGCGTCGCAGGCGATGGACATCGTGCGCAACGCCCTCTTGGAAAAGGAGCCATCGGCGGAGCTCGCCGAGCTGGTAGAGTCGCATGCCGCGAAGGTTTGGGTCGAGCTCGAGAAGCTCGTCGAGCCGGCGCAGGCCAGTTGAGGGCTCCCGGCCGGGCCAGTTTTTCGGTAGCTTCCCGGCGACTTGTGCTCGCAGGCTGGGTCCGGTAGACTTGTTTTGGGACCTCGAGCTGAGCGTTGTCCAACGGGACACGCATGTCGTTCAGCTTGGTAGAGAAAAACGCTCGCACAGGGATGCCGCTCATGCCGCAAGCTTTGGCGGGCGGCGCGAGCGTGGGCGGCGGGTTCCTTGGGTTTGCGGCCGAGCAGGCCGCGTTTCGGCCGAGCTCGTACACCGTGCGGCCGTTTCGCGGACCCGAGACGACGCTGAAACAGATGGCGGACGCGGCCCTCGGCGCGCGCGGCGAGCGCTCCATGGAGGTGCGGCAGTTCACCGAGTGGGCGCTGCGCGGCGTGCAGCCGAAGGACTACCTCGGCGAAATCCTCGCGATTCGCAACGTGTTCGTGCAACCGAGTCCTTGGGTGCCCGGCATCGCGCTCTTTCGGTACGCGAACGATCCGCGGCACGTCGAGATGGTGAAGGACCCGCAGCGCCAGGTCGAAGAGATCAACGCCTACGGTTCGACCGTCGTCGACTGTGACGACGTCTCGACGATGGCGGCGACGATGTGCCTCACCATCGGCCGCAACGTCACGCTCGTCGCAATGGGATTCGCGCCGGGGAAGCTCTCGCACGTGGCGATCACGGCGCAAGAGCCGAAAAGTGAGAAATGGATTTTGCTCGACGGCGTCGCAGGGCCGCGCGAGCTGGAAGCCGCAGGGCGGGCCCAGACGCTCTTGAAGATGAAACTCGACTGAGGTCCAAAGGAGTCAACATGAACGGAATGGGCGGTGTTTTCGGGGTAGTGTCCAGCATCGGCACGCGTACGGCCGGTGCGATGGAGAAGTACTCGGCCGACATGCAGCCGAAGCCGATCACGGAGACGAAGGTGCCGACCGTGCTGCCGACGCAGCCGTCTCCGATCTTGGGCCAGAGCGCGCAGGTGATCGGTGAGAGCATTTTCGGGCAGTACATCTACGCGTCCGACTCGATCCCCCAGGCCATCAACCCCTCGTGGGAGGGCAAGCTTGCCGCGGTGCAGGGCTTCGGCGATCCGATCGATCAGCAGATTCCGGTCGGCTTGCAGTGGGGCGGCCACGGCATCTTCGGCGGACCCCTCCGGCGCGGACCGTACGGAATGAACCGCTACGGCGAGCCCGTCGAGGGCCTCGGGGAGATGTCGACCACGACGTACGTCGTCGGTGCCGGCCTCGCGCTCGCGGCCATCGGCGCCGGGCTCTGGTTCATGTCCCGCAAGAAGGCGTAGGCTCGAATGCGTCAAAATTCGTTTGGCGGCTCGACGTGGTACTCGGCGGACATGCCGCATGCGATCGGTGCGTTCGGCGCCGTCGTGGGCGCATGGGTGCCGTCCCCCGATGGGGCGTGCTGCCCGCCGCTGCCCGACATGGTGACGCACGGCTACTACAGTCGTGACGAGCCGCACCAGTTCGAGCTGAACGCGAAATACGGCTGGCCGCCGAACTCGTGCACGGCGTTGATTCCGCGGGGCGGATGGCCGCCCGAGTGGGCCTGCAACCTGCCGAATGCGATGATTCTGAGCGTCTACCGCGAGGCGCAGAACGCTGCTGGCGGTAGCAACTACACGGGCGCGGCTGCGTACATCGCTGCGATCCGCTCGGGCGCGGTTCCGTCGCCGCCAGGCTTCCCGGCGCTGTTCAAGAAACCGGCCGCGCCTCCCTCTGCTCCCGCCCCGGCGCCGGCGCAGGCGCAGGCGGTTGTCACGACGTACGCCGTAGAGCAGCCGAAGAGCAAGGCGGCGATCTACGCTGGAGTCGGGATTCTGGCGCTCGCCGCGATCGGTGGTGTCGCGTGGCTCGTAACGGGCACGAAGACCGCAGGAGGAGCAGCGACATGACGAACGGAATCTTTGGTGGGCTCGGATCGTTGGCGCAAACCGATACGAGTCGGTACTCGGCGGACATGAGCCCAAAGCCCATCACGAAGACCGTGGCGGGTCGGATTGACGGTCACGCGGGCGTGGGCCGGGACATCTTCGGTCAGCGCGTCTATGCGTCGGACGTCGTGCCGCAGGTGGTGCCCCCATCGTGGACGGCGGATCGCCAGGCGCGCGCGATTTCTGGCTTCGGTGACGCGCCCGCCAACCCGTGGGACGCGGCCGGGTTCGAGAAGGGGCCATCTCTCACCGTCAACGGCGTGGTTGGGAACTGCGGCATCTACGGGCGCATGACCACCTGGGACCGGGCGTGGCCGTGCACGGAACAGAACTCCTACAACGCGACCGTCGCGTACCTGAACTACAAGGGTCTCGAACCGAGCAGGCCGCGGTTCATCGCCGAAGAGAAGTCGATGGTGCCCACCAAGGGCATTCCACCATTCGGCAAGAGCCAGTGGATGACCGACATGTGCAAGCTCGAGATGGATGCCTCGGGCAACTATGTCGCGCCGGTGCCGAAGGGGCTGACCCGTCCGAGCGTGTGCGAGGATCCGACGCAGTGGCCGGAGTCGTTCGAGGAGCCGTCGAAGACGCCGAAGCCGGCGGTCGACTACACGCCGCAGGTCGTGCGGCCCGGGGCCGGCTTCCTTCAGATCAAGAAGATGGACTCGCCTGCGGCGGCCGTGACGACGACGTACGCGATGACGCAGCCGGCGAGCTCGAGCAAGACCGGTCTCTTCGTCGCCCTCGGCGTCGCGGCGCTCGCGATCGGCGGCGGTGCGTACTACGTGGCGAAAAAGAAGCGAAAGGCGGCGTAGGATGCCCGGTATCATCCATTTGCCCAGTCGACAGCCCTACACGGGGCGTCTCGTCAACAAGGACCCGATCAGCAGCCGGTTGCCGCTCATCGGGCAGCTGAACCCCGTGATCGAAGAGAGGTGGAGCTTGTCCCAAGGTCGAGCCGTTGCAGGTTTCGGCGCCGTACCTGAAAGCTACCAGGGCGAGCGCCACGACGACTACGTTCAGCAAATCGAGAGCGACGACGACGTCGTCGGCTCCGGCATCTTCGACGAATCGGGTCGGCCCGGAACGGTCCACAAGACGATGGGAGTCTTCTCGGACCATCCAAGCCTTCCCGGCTACATCGCGCGCGAGGTGCAATTCGCCGTCAGCAAGGAGGTCATCGATCTCCCGAGCGGGGCCGATGTCGTGGTCGTCCCTGGCGGCGGCATGGCGTACGTCGAGCGCGGCGGGCGCCTCGTCGGGCCGCTTCAGGTCGACGATCACAACAACCCCTACGTCGTCATTCGTGGCGATCGGAAGCCGGGCGATGGCAGCTCGCTGCAAGTGCCGGTGGGTCCAGTGCGCGACTCGGGTCCGCCTCCGCACGGTGTCACGCCGGCGTACTACGGCGGCACGGTGGCGGTGCCCGACACGCGCGCGGAAGTGCCGATGCGGTCGACTGTCGACGCGTACTCGGCGACGAACCCGCAGTACACGGTCGCGTTTCAGCAGAGCATTCCGGCTGTCGGTGACACCGCCGACGCGAGCGGCGCAAAATCGTGGACAGCGTATTTCTTCGCCGCGGCGCTCGTGGGTGTCGGCGCGGCGATCTTCGCGGGGACCGTGACGGGCCATCCGACGAAGAGGCGGAGGAGAGCGCGCTGATGGAGTGGCCGGCGATGATGTGCCCCACCGCGGGCGTTGGCGCACCGGCCGAGGTGCCGCCCGCGCTGACGCATAGCATCGCGATCGTCGGGGCGGGGATCGCCGGCTATTTTCTCGGGCACGCGCTCGGTGGCAAGGAGTTCGCGGTGACGGGGGCGATCGTGGGACCGGTGGCGGCGCTTGTCGTGATGGCGCGACCGCCCGCAGGAACGTAGGAGACGACGAGCGATGCGTATGCAATCGGGCAACGAGTCGATTTTTGGAGACACGGAGAACGGCGTGCCGAGTCCGCTCGTGCCGCACGTGCACCCGTACCCGACGCGCTACCACGGGCCGATTTTCAACCAGCCGATGTTCAGTCAGCAGCTGGCGATCAACCCGTACGCGCTCGCGCCCTACGCGGGTCTCGACGCGGCACCCTTTCCGCTGCCGGAGGGCGTGACCGCCGCGGAGGTCGATCAGACCAAGGGCGCGATCAAGCAGGCGATGGACGCCGACGTGGCTGCCGGCGCTGGCGCGTACAACGCGGACGCGCTCGACGATCTGACGGCGGGCTTTCTTCGTGGAGTGCCGTCGCAGCTTCAGACCTACATCGAGATGCTTCAGGCCGAGAAGCGGCTCTATACGGCGCAGGCGTTTCAGAGCCGGCTCGTGCAGGCACGACAGGGTGTCCCGCTGGTGGCTGGTCCAGGTCAATGGCTCAGGTTCAACCCGGCGAACAGCTGGCTCGGCAAGACGGGTTGGTGGGCGCTCAGCTCGGCGTCGCTCGCCGCGTCGGCGTACCACGGCTACAGGCGCAACGAGTCGATCGGTTGGGCGATCTGGTGGGGTCTCATGGGCGGCGCGTTTCCGGTCATCACGCCTGCCATCGCGCTCGCGCAAGGCTTCGGGAAACCGGCCCCGAGGAAGAAGTAGGGACGATGTTCGTAGCGGGACAGACGATCAATCCGTACCCTCTCGTGCGCACCGATCTCGCGCCGCGCTCAGTGAACGGGATCGGCTGCGGCTGCTCGGCCATGCAGAAGGTCGGGCAGGTCGCCCCGACTGCGCCGGCCGGCATCGGGGCCGCTGACCGTCCGCTGCTATTCGGCACCGTGACCGGGTACACGATCGGGGACGCGCTGCTCGTCGGAGCGCTCGGCTATTTCGCGGCGCCCCGGCCAACCGACCGCGCCTTCTGGGCCGCTGGCGGAGCGGTCGCGGGCGCGATGGCAGGAACGTTTGGCCTCGCCGGCCTGCTCGGCGCGGCTCTTTGGGTGCGCAAACCAACAACGCAGTCGGCGTTCTAAGGAAGAGGCAAGACGATGAGGCAGCAATTCATTTCGTACGGTATGGGCGCCGAGGACTGTCCGCCGGGCCGGCATTGGGACGACGACGCGTCAAGGTGCATTTGCGGCGAAGATTCGATCGACGTCGGCGGCGTCTGCAAGGACCAGTCGACGATGTGCGGTCCGGGAACGCAATGGGTCGACGCCGACAAAGCTTGCGTGGCGCTCACGAAGTACATGTCGTCGGCGCAGATCGCGGCGGCCGTCAAGGCCGGTGTCGATCTGACCGGCAAGGGTGCGGGCGCCCAGCAGGTCCCGATCCGAACGGCCACGGTGACGCCCCCCTCGCTCGCGCCGAAGAAGTCGCTCATGTCGATCTTCGGGCCGAACACGCCCTACATCATCGGCGGGATCGCGGCGGGCGGTCTGGTACTCGCGCTGCTCGCCAAGAAGAAGTAAGGCGAGCTCAGTGAGCTACGCCGCTTTTGCCGGTCCGGATCGGCCGCCCCCGTGCGGCGACAACACGATCTATGATCCGTTCACGCTGCGGTGTCACTGCGCAGCGGGACTGGTCTTCGATCCGAGGTCGCCGAACGACTGCGTCGATCCGAGTCTTCCTTGTCCGGGCGACGATGTCTGGAGCGAGAGCGCGCAGCAGTGCGTGCCGAGGGATGCGGTGTCGGTTTCCATCGGTCCCGCGCAAATCATCCGTAGGGGGAGCTCGACGTCGATGCCGGGCGGCGCGTCGTTCTCGCGGGCGAGCGTGTTCGGCGGCACCGCCGGGTGGCTCGCGGGCGGCGCTGCGGTCGGCGGAGCGATTCTCTACTTCATCGATCGGCGCCGTCCGAAGGCGCAGAGGCTTTTCGGATGAGCGGGCTTGGAATGCCTGCCGGTACGCAGCCCTTTTGGACGCTGCGTGAGCGGCGCGATCTCGCCGGCACGATGGGCGAATACGAGGGCCCCGGCGTCGGAGAGCGCGCCTACGAGCCGTTCGAGTACGGGCAACGCCACCGCGCGGCATTGGGCGCGGACCCCATCGTGTCGTACGATCTCGGCGCTCCCGGTCGCGTGCGCGAGATCAAGGGAGCCCTGAAGCGTCTTGGCCAGGCGGGCGCGACGCCCGGGATCATTCCGTGGAGCGAGCAAGAGCTGATCAAGGAATCGCTCTGGGCGCAGCTTGTCGACGATGACACCTGGAGTGACGTCGCGGCGGACGAGTTCGTGGCCTTCCTGTCGCGGTGGGCGCCGCGGTACATGTGCTTCGCGTTTCCGCTGTTTGGGGTGGTGAACGGGCTCGCGCAGCCGACGACCAACGGGCTCCTTTTGCTCGACGTCGCGCTCCGGTACGAGGCGGCGAACCTGCTTCAGCGCGGCATCGCGGCGCTCCAGGCGTGCGGCTACGGCGGTCCGTCGTCTGCGCGGCTCGGACTCTTCGAGGACGCGCTGCTCGGGGCAGCGGCGGAGGTGGGCGCGGGTGTCGATCTGAACCCGAGCGTGCGCAACAGCGTTTCGGTCGTGCCGACGATCAACGTGGCCCTGCACCCAGTGGCGCCCCCCGACGGGGACTCGACGCTCTACTCGAAGTGGAAGGCCGCGGAGCGCGAGCTCGACGCGCTCTACGCGACGCTCGCGAAGGCGACGAACGAATCGACTCGGTCCGACGTCTTGGCCCGGCTGGAGATGAAGCGCATCGAGCGCGACCAGACCGCGCGCGAAATCATCGCGAAGATGCCGAAGCGGCAGGGGTCGACGACGGTGACGTGCGGGGGCCCGAACGACGTTTTCGACGAAGCGCTCGAGCGGTGCGTGCCGAAGCCGGTGCCCCCGAAGGCGGCATCGGCGGGCTGGTTCGTGGTGGCGGGGGTCGGGCTCGCGCTAGGGGCGGCGCTCTTCACGGGTGCGCCGGTCAAACACGCGAAGAGGCACCGCTGATGATGGGGCTCGGAGAGACGCTGTGTCCGAGGGGTCAGGTCGCCGACGCGCAGGCGCCGGGCGGGTGCGCGGTCATCTTCGCCAGCGAAGAGCTGCGGGCGTGTCCGTCGGGCCAGCATACCGATCCGATTTCGTTCAAGTGCGTGCCGAACGGGCCGTTGCAAGCGTCCATGGGACCGATGGGCTGGGGCGCGATTCTTTGCGGCGCGCTCGTGGGCCTCGCGGCTATCATGGACTTTGCGCGCCAGCCCACGGCGGGCGCGAGGAGGCGACGTGGCTAGTTCCGATCTGGCAACTCTCAGTCTGGCGCGCGCGAACCTTCCGTCCTTCCCGGGTGCGACTCTGCCGGAACAGCTCGTCGCGGGGCACGACGCCGCCCTTGCAGCCCTCCGCAAGTACGACCCGAACCTCAAGTTCGATCCGGTCAGCGCGGCCGCCACGCTCCGCCAGGTGCAGGTGTGGGCCGATCGCAACACGTCGACGCTGGCCTCCGTGTTCGCGGACCCGAGCGCCGAAGCGCTGCCGGATCAGCTGCACCTTTCGTTCGGCGCTGACATGGCACGATCGTTCGTCGTGGCGGTGTTCACGCAGGCGTCGCTCGGGCTCGGCCCGTGGCTCTCGGGAGCGGTCGACCGGGAAGCCGCGGAAGGGAGCGTCATCCAGTCGCAGTGGGCGCGCACCGATGCGGCGAGCCGGCTTCAGGTGTTCGCCGGGATCGTCAAGATGGATCGCGACGGGCATCTCGCGCAGTTTTTCGCGGCCGTACCGGTGAGCGGGCTCGGCGTGGCGCCGATCATCACGTGGGCGGTCGTGGTGGCCGTCGTTGCGCTTGCCGTCGTCATCGTCGTCTACCTCTACAACGCGAAGCGGCTCGAGCTGAACAACAAGACCATGGCCGATCTCTGCACGCGGGCGCAGGAGAAAGGCGACATGGCCACGGTGCAGCAGTGCGTGCGCGCGGCCGAGGGCCTCCAGAAGGAAGACCCGTTCGGCGCGGCCGGCACGTTCTTGAACCAGCTCGGAACGGCAGCGATGGTGACGGGCGTGTTGTACGTGCTCGTGCGGTACGGGTTGCCCGTGCTCGTTGACCGTACGCCGCGCCGGGCGGGAGCGTTCGCTTGATCCATTCGTGCTTCGACCCGAAGAAGGGGCTCTATTTGTATTACGAGTCGGCCGACGATCTGCCGCTCAACGCAGACTTGCCCGTGCCGAACCTGCCCGCGCCCACGAACGGTGTCGGCGTGCCGGCGATCGTCGCAGGTCGTCCCTTGCCGAGCAGCGCAAAGCTGGTCGGGCAAGGGTGGCACGCTCGAGGCATGGTCGTGCAATGCGGCAAGGGCGCGATGGGCGCGATCAACTTCGGAACAAGCTCGAATGCGACGCTCGCCTTGGTGGGCGCGGCGCTCTTCGCGGTAGGATACTACGCGAGCCGGCAGGGGTGGTTTCGGTGAGCGCGAAGCCTCGGGTGGTCGACGCGCGCGAAATCGCCGAGGGCTACCGTTCTGTGTTCAGCGCGAAGCCGCTGAAGGGGGACAAGGAGTACCCGTTCACGTGGCCGAGCTCGTTTCAGCACGTGGGCGACTCGCTCGGCATCGCGTACGCGTCGGACAAGATCAACCCGGACCGGCCGAAGAAGTGGGTGCCGGACGGCAAGCAGGAGCTCTACAAGCACATCGCCGAGAGCCGCAACCGCATCCTTTGCCGACCCGACTTCTTGGTGAGCGAGCGCCGCCCGCGTGCGCCGGTGCCGGTCATCGGTCCCCTGGTGTCCTTCGCCGGCGTGCCGATGCCGAAGCACTTCGCCCTGCTCGGCCTCTTCGAAGCGGTCGACATCCAGCTCCACACGGCGGGCACGGACAGTGATCCCGGGTTCGGTGGCAAGGATGACGGCGTCGTGCATGTGCGGGTCAGGCACGCCTACGTCGGGGGCAGCAAGATCTTGTGGTCGCGCTCCAGCGGGCGCGAAGACCAGCCGTTTCTCGTGGTCTATACCGAGAGCGCCGGGCCGCTCATGCTGATTTTCGGTGACGAGCTCGACATCGAGCGCGACGGCATCGTGGGTTGAGACGTGGATCGCGGGAGTGTAGCGACCACAGCAGCTCTGGCCGGGTTCGGAGATTCGCGCATTATTCCCGGCGACGAGGTCTACGTCACGAGTGACGATGCGGACTTCGTGTACCGTGTCGCGCCGCCGCTGCTAGTCGCGGACGCGGACTCGATCGTCAAGAGCATCTTTCTGCCTGGTTACTGGGTGCGTAGGTCGCTGGGCGCGTTTCTCGGGCAGGCAGATTGGTTCGTGAGCGCGGCGGGCAACAACGCGAACGACGGAGCCACGTTGCTGTCGGCGATTACCGAGGCGGAGCGGCAGCGGCGATGGGGGATTGTGACGCAGTTGGCGCAGCCGACGACGGTGACCTACGTCGACTCCCCGGCGACGCCCACGAACTACAATGTGCAAATGCTTACCGGCGGAACGCTCCGCCTTCAGGGTGCACGAACGACCGTGAAGTCGGGACTTCTGACGGGAGTGACGTCGGTCAATCGCGCCACCCATACTCCGTGGGACGCAACGGCCGCCGAGCTCGTCGCCGGCGACGCTGGCAGCCTCATTCGGATCACGGGCGGGGCGCGATCGGGGGCGTACGCGCGTCTCGTGCTGAGCCTCACGGGTACGCGGCATCGAACGAGTCCGTGGGGCACTGCGACGATCAGCGGGGACCCTTTTACGCAGGTGACTCCGGTGATCGGCGACCCCTACGAAGTTGCTTCGTTGCCGACGCTCCAGATTGGGACGATGCAGTTCGCGCAACAGTCGAACGCGACGGCCGGACCGTCTGCGAACGCCATCGCCATCGATTCGATTTTTCTCGACGGAGGCATCTCGTTGAGCGGAGGCGGCGCCTTCAATTCGACGATGGTGTGCTGGTTCTCCCAGTGCATCATGAAAAAGATGTCCATGGGCGGCGGGGGCAGTGGCTTTTACTACGTGGTGGGTGGCGGCGTTGACAATTGCAACCTTCTGCCTGGAGCTCAGACGATGCTGCTCGGCGGCGGTTCGGTCGGTGGCCAGTTGAATGTCTACACGGGCGGGTACCTCTACGTGGACAAGGATTGGATCTGCCAAGATTCGAGGCTCAAGATCACCACGAACGGTCACGTCGAGGCGGGCCTGTTCTCGATCTTTGACGTGACTGTCCCGGACGCGGCGCTCAACCTTCAGGAGCGTGCGACCTACCGCAGTCGCGCGGTTTTCGGTGCGGATTTGCTATGGGGGACCGGAAACGCCGGTCACGCGGTCAAGTGTAAGGCAGCGGCGGCGCTCACGTACGTGACGAAGCCGACGATCAACGACAATCTGACGCCCGCTCGGCAGGTGGTGGTCGGATCCACGGACAAGGACTGGTCCGCCATACCGTTCAACGACTCGGGGGCTGGCGCTTCGGGGGGCGTGGTCGCGTTCAGTCCATGAATTTGCGGCTTGGGATTGGCCCTGGCCCCCGGCTCATGTATCCTCTGGGGTAGGACGCTCGAGCTGAGCGCGCGGTCCGGAAGGACGCCTGCGCCCCATGCCCGATCTAGCCCCGACGATTCCGACGCTCGCGCAGCTCGCTGGGTACGGCGACTCGCGAGTGAATCCTGGCGACGAGGTCTACGTCGTCGACATCGACGCGGATTTCGTTTACCGCCTCCAGTCGCCACTGCCGCCGATCGACGGCGTGAACCTTGTCAAGGCGATCTTTTTGCCTGGCTTCTGGGAACGGCGGAACGCGAGCGGGTCGGCCGCGATGATGAGCCAGCAGAACTGGTTCATCGATTTCACCAACGGCAGCGATGCGAACGATGGGCTCACCTCGACCACGGCGCTGAAGACGGACGCCGAGCGGCAGCGGCGCATGGGACCGGCGCCCATGTGGACGCTGGCCGAATACCACTTGCGGTATCTGACCGACGTGCCGTCGTCCGACCCGGTGATCCTGACAGGGCAGCTTCAATCGTCCGCGTGCAACATCTACTTGCACTCGAGCGTCACGAACAACCAGGGCAAGACCACCCTGGCATCGTTGACGGCGGATGCGGTGACGGTGGTGGCGCACGCGACCAACACGCCGCTTCAGATCACCGCGAACGCGATCGTGACCTCGTGGACCGCTGACGGGCTGCTCAACAAGCGGTGTCGGTTTACAAGCGGCGCGAACGTTGGCGGCGTCGTATGGCCGATGGCCGACCTCGGCGCGAAGCAAGCGCGCATGAACGAGTGTCAGGTGACGCAGACGTTCACCAATCCGCTCGCCTTCGCTACCAACACGTTCAACCCAGCTCCGACGGACACGTTTGTCGTCGAAGATCTGACGAGCATCGCGCAACTCGTTATCAACTTGACGGCGCAGACCAACGGTACGGCGAATGCGGTCGTGGTCGACAGCATGACCATTACGACGATGTCGCTGGCCGGCAACGCGGGCGTCTACATGTGGGGCTCGGATTGGGCCAGCACGGGTACTGCGAACGGCACTGCGACCGGGCGCGCGGTCAGCATGGTCGGGTGCAGGATTCGGCCGAACTCCATTCTCTTTCTTCCGAGCAGCATCACGCTTGCGAATTGTTACGCGGACGACTCGGCCTCCGGAGCTCCGTCGTTCCGCACCTTCCAAGCTAGCGCGGTCATTCGGTTCGTGAGCCAGCAGCGAGGGGGTGTGCGGTTTTTGGGCCTGACCGAGACGCAGGTGGGCGCCGTGAAATCTTGGACCTTCCAGAACGGCATGGGCGTGTTCAACAACACGGCCGCGCCGGGGTACGAGGCCAGCGGCGCTTGTTTGAACGCGGGGTGTGAGGTGTGGGGCGTGGCTGGGGCAGGAGGGGGAGCGTTCCTGCTCTCGAGCGGAAACTCGCTGAGCTATACGCCCGTGCCGCCTGGTGTGGCGGGGTACTTCTTTATCGATCTCACCGCAGCGCCAGCGAATGCGTGGATTTCGCTGCGCAACGCGCAGGCGCTCCGCACGACTGCGCCGGCCTGGGACCCCGCGACTTCGGCCTTCACGGCGTATCGAAACCTGACGTCCGTACTCATTCAGGCCACGATCGCCGGGGGCGGTTTCAACGGCCAATTTTTCGATCCGTTGACGGGATGCGCCTTGCGCTCGTTGTAAGAAAGAGCCCAGTTGCGGCTCGGTCACCGTCATCGCGGCCCATCGCGGCGGGCACGATCAACGCCGCGGACGGCTCGTTGCTGCTCGTCACGGTCACGAACCAGCGCTGAGTTGCCGGCGGCCCCCGGTTTGGGGTACCTTGGGCGTAAGACCGCGAGCTGAGCGTCGTCTGTAGGGAGACGTTTCAGCTTTGGCCGACCTCGGATCGACACCGACTCTTACGACCCTCTCGGGGTTCGGCGACTCGCGGGTCATCCCCGGCGACGAGATCTACGTCGTCGCGGAGGATGCGGACTTCGTCTACCGGATACCGCCCCCCACCTTCGTCGCCGATGGCGTGAACTCGGTGAAGGCGATCAACCTCGTCGGTACCTGGATGCGGCGCGTGGCGGTCGACTTCCTGGTGCAGACCGCGTGGTTCATCGATCCGGTCAACGGCAACGATGCCAACGCGGGAGATACCGCGGGAACCGCCCTTCGGACGGACGCGGAGAGGCAACGCCGCTGGGGAGCCATCACGCGGATCGTGCTGCCGACGACGGTCACCTACCTGAGCTCGCCGCCGACGACGGACAAGGTGAACTGCAACGCGATCATCTACGACGGCGCTGGCCTGCTCTTTCAAGGAACGCGCACGTCGGTCGCGACCGGAACCTTCACGGCGGTGACGCCCATCAACCGTGGCGCGCAGACCCCGATGTCGATCACGGACGGCGCGCTGGTCGGCGGATTTACGCCGCACATCGGCCGCATCATTCGGATCACGGGCGGTGCGCGGGTGGGCGCGTACGCGCGGCTTGTGAAGGATCTGGGCGCCGGCGCGGCGCGCGTGTCGCCGTTCGGCACGTTCAATCCGGTGGCCTTCGGGCAGCTCATGCTGCTCGTGACGCCGGTGAACGGCGATCCGTACGAAGTCGTGACCGTGCCGACCTTGAGCGTCGGCATGATGGACTTCGGCATGAAGACGAACAACGGGCCGGTCAACGGCGCCGTCGTGCAGAACGCTGTCACGTTCGATTCGCTCAACCTGGACGGCAACTTCCAGGCGGGTGGCATCTTCGGACCGGCGAAGACACGCTCTACGCGGCCATCGCGCCGAACAAGATCGCCGCCAACGGCGCCAAGTTCATTACGAGGGCATAGAGCATGGCCGATCTAGGCAGCGTAGCGACTCCGACCGCTCTCTCCGGCTTCGGAGACTCGCGGGTCATTCCGGGCGACGAGATCTACGTCGTCTCGGAGGACGCGGACTACGTGTACCGCCTCCCGCCGCCGTCGTTGGTGGCGGACGGCAAGAGCGTCGTCAAGTCGATCTTCCTCGCCGGCAACTGGATTCAGAAGAGCACGGGAGGCAGCAACCTCTTCTACATGCAGCAGCTCAACTGGTTCATCGATCCCGTGAACGGGAACGATGCGAACGACGGCGCGACCGCAGCCACCGCCCTCCAGTCCGACGCCGAGCGGCAGCGCCGTATGGGCTCGTACCCGATTTGGAGTTCCGGCGCGTACCACCTTCGATACTTAAACGACTTGCTGCCGAGCGACACCTTCGTGCTCGCAGGGCGACGTGAGACAAACTCTCAGATCTTCGTCCACGGCAGCACGGTCGACCACCAAGGCAAGGCGACGCTGTTCACGGGCGTGATCGACGTTCTCGGTACGTTGAATCGCGCGACAGGTACGAACGAGTCGTGGCTCATCACGTCGAACGCGCTGCCGGTCAGCTGGACCGCGAGCGGCCTCCTCAACAAGCGTATTCGGCTGACGAGCGGCGCGGCAACGGGCGCGATCAGCGGCGTGATGAAAGACCTCGGCGCGAAGCAGGCCCGCGTCTGCCAATTCCGCGCGCCGGTCAGCTACACGGTGCCGGTCAATCCGAGCGGGTTCACGTCGACGTCGACGCCGGTGGCCACCAACACGTTCGTGGTCGAGTCCCTCGTGTGTCTGCCGACGGTGCTCATTACGCTCGACTCGGCGGACAACTTTTCGACGAACTTGGGCTCGCCTGTCATCTTCGACAGCGTCGTGCTCGGCATCAACGCGGCGCAAACGCTTGGCGATTTCGTTCTCAAGTCGTCGGATGTGATCGTGCTCGACGGCTGCGGCTGGACGATGTTCGATCTGCTGGCCGAGTGCATCGAGCTCTTGATCTCGGGCTCGATCGCTGAGGTGTCCGCGAATCTCGGTGCGAACGTGGCGATCTTGCTCTTAGCGGCCGGGTTTTCCGCGACCACCGTGTCGTCGTCGGCCGGCGGCAACAACAACGTGACCGTGCAAAGCGACTTCATGGTCCAGGGCGCGAGGTTCCTCGTCAACGGGCCCGTGGGTTGGCTGCGTGGCGCGGTCTTCGACGCGCCTGGTCCTGGTGCGGTTCAGATGATCACGAACGGTCGGTTCGACGGTTCGACGCAGGCAGGCAGCTTCTTTTGCTGGGGCAAGGGCAACGCGGTCGTGGGCCTTGCGGTGGGCGTGGGGACGGTCAGCTATCTGGCCGGGCAAGTGGCCGGGTTCACAATCACTGGCACCGGTGGCGACTTCTCGGTGCGCGCCGTGACGACCATTCGTCCGTTCGACAACACGACGGGTGCGTATGTCGCGACAGCGGCGACCACTTGGGCCATTCTTGCGGCAGCGGTCGGTGGCGGTACCGGCTTTGGAGGCAACGTCAACGATCCGGTCAGCGGTGGCCGGCTGGTCTCGAGGCCATAAAATGGACCACATCGACGATGCAGATCTGGTTGCCCTCGTGCGGGAGCGCAGCGGCGCGCGTCTGATCACGCCAAAGGACAAGGGGAAGGTTCGAGCGTTGACCGAGGCTGAGCGTGAGGTGCTCGAGCGCTTTGTCAGGCTAGGTTACCCGTACCCGGAGCGAGCCGCGCGCGCGGTGCTGCGGGACGCCTTGACGCTGTTCGAGATCGAAGAGCCGAAACCGCAGCCCGAGCACATGACTGGCGAACCGCCCCCGGCGGTGAAAGTGGAGGAATGAACCATGGGACGTCGAACGAGCAAACCCAAAGAGGAAACGACCGCCGAGCCGTCCATGGAGTCGACGGTGGAGCCCGAAGTGGGAACTGTCGCCGAATCTCCGGATCCGGAGACCTCGTTCGCTTCCGATCCAGAGGCGACGGACCGGCCGACGGTCGAGGGCGATCCCTCGACCGAGCTGCTCGCCGATGCGTCGATCGAGACGCCCATCGCCGAGCCGGCCATGCTCGAGACGCTCGCTGCCGCGTCGGCGCTCCCCGTTGAGGTAGAGCCAGTCGCACGGGCCGTTGACGAGGCGACTGGGCCGCTGCGAGAGTTTTTCCGGTGCGGAGGTTGCGGTCGGCCCGGTCCAGAAGCCTGGACCGAAGAGCAGGCGCTGAAAAGCGCGCTCGATGCCGGGTGGTTCATGTCGGATCACGTGCCGCCGGTGCCGTACTGCTGCGGCAAAGAAAACCTGATGGAGCTCGGGATCGTTTCGAGATAAGGCGCTCCCATGCCGGCGAACTCGATCTTGTCCCCCGCCGGGCTCGCGCTGCGGCAGAACGTCATCTACCGCGCGCGGATGCTCATCAAAGCGCCCGGCTTCGCGGCGACCGAAGGCAAGGTCCGCGAAGCGCTCGAGGGGCAGGGCTTTCGCGAGGTGCAGTTCGTCGACAAGAAGGCGCTGCCGCCCGATTGGCCCGCCGACGAGTACGAGGACCCGTCGGGCGCGTTCTCGTGGACCGCGTACCTGCAAGGGCGCTTCTCGCTCACCGATCGCACCATCACGTTCGCGGAGCTCCCCGGCACCGTCGAGGTGCTCGGCATGTGGACCCACCTCATTCCCTTGCCGTCGCCGACGGCTCAGCCGGCTCCCGTTCCCGCGCCAGCGCCCCCCGTCGTCCTGCCGCCAGAGCCCGTCTCCGAATCGTCGCCGATGCTGACGAACGTGCTCGCCGGCGCGCTCGGCGGAGCGCTCGCCTTTTGGTTGACGCGCGCGATCTCCGGGCGCGCGAAATCTCGAAGATCGGCAATACGTACGTAGTCACATAGTGGCACAAGGGTTGACGGGCGAGCCCAGCTGGGTTTTGCTGCTCGGCCATGAAAAGCCTAGCCCTCGTTGTCTACGTCCTGCGTGCGATTTTGACCTGGTCGCCCCCGGTGGAGCACCACGAACCCGAGAGCGAAGTCCTCAAGCGGTACGTGGCCATCGCCACCGACATCGCCGAGGTCGCTGCCGATGGAGTGGAGGCACCGCTGGTGTTACGGCCGGGTGTCAGCGGGCCGGCGCCGACGGCGATCCTGCTCACGTCGCTCGCCTTCCATGAGGGTCGCTTCTTCAAGTTCGTGGACGAGGGGGCGTGCAACCGGAAGGGGTACAAGGCCGACCGGCGGGGCACCTGCGACAACGGGCGGGCGTTCTCCATCTTTCAGATCCAGCCGGGGCGCGGCCTTGCGCTTCAAAACGGCGAGTGGACCTGGTGGACGAAGCGAAGCACGGGACTGCGCATCGTCGGCGAGGATCTGCTCCGAGATCGGCGGCTCGCGACCCGCGTCGCGCTTCACATGGCGCGGCAGTCGATGACGGCGACGCGGAGCCTCTGCGTCTACAGCGGCGAGCCCTGCAAGGGCCTCCACCCGAACGCCGACGCGCGGCTCATGAAGGCTCTCAGCTGGGTGAAAGCGCATCCCTTCGGAGCGGACGATCCGCTGCCCGAGCCCGTGCTTCGCGCGCTGAATCACGCCGCATCGGGCCGGATTTGACATCGGGCACCGGCAACTTGCCGCCCGGGCCAAATTTCCGCTAGACTGAGGGGCAGGACTGCGAGCTGAGCGTCGTCCGTAGGGACACGCACGCTCACCCATGTCCGCCATCCCCCTCGACGGTATCGAAGACATCGGAGCCGAATCGAACGGCTTCATCGGCTCCACCTGGACGCCGAACGACAACCTGCCTCCTGCGCCGGGCTCCGCGCCCCTCGCGGCGAGGTTTCAGTCGCCCTCCGGTCCGGAGCCTAGCTTCGGACCGCCCATGATGGCGATGGCGCCGAGGATGCCCACGCGTCCGAACGCTGTCGACGCGCGACACAGCGTAGCGGCGCCCCACTACCCGCAGGCGTTCGGTGTCGATCCCTCTGCGGCTGAGCCGCAGAGGCCGCCCGAGAGAATCCCGCAAGACAACGCACACACGCTCGGGTTGGGGCTGCTCCTCGTCGGGGTGGGGAGCGCGATCGGTGCAAAGTACGGCGGCGGCATGTTCGGCGGGCTCTCTGGCGGGCTCTACGGCGGCTCGATCATGAACCTCGCGCGCGCCGCGCGGGCGGTGACGATCGGAACGCCGGAGGCTGACAGAGAGGCCGTTGTCTCGGGGACGTATGCGGTACTCGGGGGAGCGCTGGCGTCGTATCTCCTCTACCGTGGCCTCCACGACAAGGGCGGGAAGAAGAAGGATTACCCGGCATGAGACAGGGGTTTGCGGAAGACGCGGTGCAGGCGCCGGCCGGGGTGACCTTTCTCGGCGTGCAAAACTTTCAGGAGTGGCCGGCGCACCTCGCGACGGACGACTCGCGCGATCAGGCGAAAGTGATCGTCACCGCCGCGTACGGCGTCGGCATCGTCGGCGGTCTCTTGTGGAGTGGCCTGCGCGGCGCGCTCGGCGGCTGGGCCGCGGCCGCGGCGCTGAAGCACGGCATCGGCACCGTCGTCTACCTTCGGCAGGGACAAGCGGAGCCGGCGTACCGCAACGTGGCGGCGCTGACGGGCACCGTCGCCGTCGTCGATGCGGCCATCGCTCGCTGGCTACTCGGGGACGGCTGATCGGATGAATGCGGTTCCTGTTTTGAATGGAGTGGCGACATGAGCGGAGAAGCGGTTCCGGTTCTGAATGATCCGCAGTTTGGTGTGACGAGCATTCTGCGTCCGTACACCGGTTACACGACGCGGTACCAGGGTCAGTCCGTCACTCGGCCGATCATGGTGACCGAGGGCGGCGTTCCTTTCGATGGCAGGGCGGGATTGCCCGGATACAACGCGGGCCTGCTGCGTGGTCTGCCCGTGCCGTTCGGGGCCCGCGTGTCGATTTGGCTGCCGATCATTCCGTCGCCTGGAATCGGTTTCGGCGACATCTTGCCGTACGACTGGTGTATCGGCTGGCGGCAGCGCAATGTGTTCGACTACCGCAACCAGCGCATTCCGTTTCATTTTCCTATGCAAAATTTGCAAGGAAATAACGAGTTCCTGATCCCGATGGCTGCGCAGGGATCGATCATGCAGTACAGCGATGTGGTCCTCGGGCTCGCCGTCGACAACGTTACGCAGTATCCGCTCGTTCAGGCGGGGGACATGGTATCGGAGAAGTTTCGGGTGACGGACGGTGCCGGCGCAGGCGCAAGCTCCCCTGGCACTCTTTTCCCGAACATCCCGATTGCGCCTGTGGCGCTGGGGGCGCCTGCCACTTTCGCACAGCAACGTGTTGGGCTCATCAACAACTTGTTTCCGTCGTACGTCGTCCACGAGTTGCAAGCCCAGGGCGATGAACTGTTGATCGGTTTCATTCGGCCGGCGACCGACGGCGCGGGCGTCACCTGGGATTTTACTACGAGCGATCTGGGCGTGCTGCGCTTCTTCGAGGGAAGTCCCGACATCGGAGTGATGATCAATATCGGCGTGGCCACGTAAGGGAGTGGAGAGGCGATGAGCAACCGATTTCAAGAAAGGCTACAACGGCTGACCGGCACGTCGGGCTCGCCGAGCGCCGTCAACATCACGCAGTGGGGCAGCGTCGCGGTTGCCGCGGCCGTGACACTGGCGGATGCGATGACCAACGCGGCCTTGGTGCCGCTCATTGGTTCGCGCGGCATGGGTTTCAACGCGACCGATGGCTGGAACCGCGTGCGAATCGGCTCGGTCGCTTCGACCCTCTTCGATCTCAAGATCGGCGGCAACGAGTTCGCGCGCACGGTGCATCTCGCCTCGGCAGCTCTGCCTGCCGCAGGCGCGTTCACCGCTCAGGCTGCGTTTGCCGTGTCGAGCGGGGTCGGAGAGATCGCGTTCTGGGTGACGTATACCCGTGGCGCGGCGGGAGGCTTCCCGATCTTCCACGTGCTCTTCGGTAACGGCACCGAAGAAGGGCAGGACATCACGGTCGACGCCACGATTGTACCAACGGCGCCCCAGGGCCGACAGCAGTTCTACATGCAGGAACTGGCCGGTCCGATTCCGGCGGGTGCCGGTGCCATCGACTACGTGATCCCGGTGCGCATTCCGCGAGGCGCGACCACCGTGCGCATGTTGGCCGCGGAGGCGGGGGTGGTGGGCACACCGGGGACGATTGCGATTGCGCTCGCTGGCGGCACGGCGCGCTAGAGAAAGGTTGATGCGATGCCGGTCAATGCGAACTTTGGCAGCCTAGGCAACCGCCTTCGGGTGATCCCGATCGGTAACCTTGCCGGTGGTGGCGCGATTGGTACGGCTGCGGCGACGGTTGATCTGGCGCCCACGTTCAACGTGAACCAGACGACGGCGGGCCAGGCGCTCTCGCTACCGAATCCGACCAACACGGCCGCCGGACTCTGGGTGACCGTCAACAACGTCGGCAGCCAGTCGTTCACCCTATTGGGTGCGACCGTCGCGGCTGGTGCCGGCGTCAGCGCGCAGTGGACCGGCGCGGCCTGGTCGAAGTTGGATTAGGGAGATGGCATCGGAAGCGATCGTCGGGTACGTCGCCACGTGGGTGCTGGCCAACGGCTCGGCGCTCGGGGTCGTCTACAAGTTGCTGACCGCTCCGATCGACGCGCGTATCGCGATACTTACTTCGAAGGTCGAGGCGCTCGAGAAGCTCGTCAGTCCGCGGCAGTCGATCACCGAGGGGGCGCCCACGATGGCCGAGCTCATGCGACGCATCGAGGAGCTCGAGGACTTCCGCCGGGCCATGGACGAGTTCAGGGGCGAGGTGGTCACCGACGATGAATTTCGGAGCTACACGCAGCTCGCGGGCGGTAAGATCGAAACCATCCTGGCGCGGCTCGGCTGGATCAAGGGGCGGCTCGGCGGGAGGGAGGACGACACGTGATCATGGCGGAGCGCAAAAGTTCGCGCGGTGGTTCGGTGCGCCCGGCGTTCGTGAATGCCGTCGAACCGAGCCTTCAGGGGCTCATGAAAGCTGACGATTTGGCGGGGGAAGTGAAAGAGTTGGTCACGCGCCGTCCGCCCCCGCCTCGGCCGGCACGGCAAAAGTTAGGCAAGCTAACCCGGAAAAATTAGGTGTATGTCATGAATTGGGCAAGTACCGTTCCGTGGCTCCAGACCCATTGGTTCGGCGCGTTCGTCGTGACCGTGTGGCTCGTTGCGAATTTCGCGCCGCGGCCGCTCCCGAACGAAGAGCAGAAGCCGATCGTGCGGCTTTTCTGGCTCGTGATCGACCGGCTTTGCATCCTGACGGCCGCCAAGGTTCCTGGTAACCTCAAGTGGATTTTGGCCGCATCGCCTGCTCCGGTGGATCCTACGCGGGACGTACTTCGGGACGCCCTCCGTACCAACCCGGAATTGCAGACGTTGCCGTCGAAGCCGCCACCTGACGCCACAAAGGGAGACAAGCCATGAGCCAGTTCGATGGATTTGGAGACATCATCAACCGTTCCGACGGAATCTTCGGAGCGAGCGAGCCGAACATCGCGGGGCAAGACGGCGGGCTGAAAGCCCACGACAGCGTCCGCACGCAGGCGACGCAGCACGGCGTGGCTGTCGAAATGCAGTGCCGCGGATGCCCGCGCCCCCTTCGGCTCACCGTCGAGTACCCCGAGCTCGTGGCGATCAAGTACAACGTGCCGCCGCAGGAAGTCGCGCGGTACGCGGCGGCGCAGCGGCTCCCGCCGGTGCTGCAAGAGGTGACCGAGTGGCGCTACAGCCAGCAGCAGCAGGCCTGGTGGCCGGTGCAAACGTGCTCGGGCTGCCGCAACATCGTTGGCCCCATGTTCACGCCGGAAGAGGCTGACGAGCTCCTGCGCAAAGCGAGGCGCATGGGCTGGATCGACGCCAAGGGCGAGGAGTACGTGTCGAAGATCTCGTACGCCACCGCCCAGATGATGGCGAACGCGGCACTTCAGCAAGGGCGCTGAATCCATGGTCGACGAAGCGACAGAGGAAGAGCCGCCGATCACGCCGCGGGACGGAGCGGCAAACGGCGGCGGGACGGAGGCATTTCCGATGCTGCGTCTCTTCGATGGCTACGACCATACGTCGCCGAACCTTCGTCCGGACGTCGAGCGGCTTCAGCGGCTCTTGAACGAGCACGGCATGCGGATCGAGCTGGACGGGCTTTTCGGGCGTGGGACCGATGCGGCCGTTCGGCATTTCCAAGCGGAGTGCCAACTCTCCGATGACGGCATCGTGGGGGCCCTTACGTGGAGCCGTCTCCTCAACACCGATCCGGTGCTGACGACGACCTTCGAGCTCGACTCGCCCGGGCTCATTCGCCAGCTCGAGCAGGCGGAGAAGTACCGCGATCTGGTCGTCGACGCAGCGGGACGCACGAGCAACGACTGGGTCGCGCCGTGCGTCCTTGCGGGGATCGGGTCGCGGGAGAGCGGGTGGGGCCTACAGCTCCGTCCTGTCGGTCCGACCGGTACGGGGGACTTCACGAAGCGGCGATTCCCGTCGAAGTTCCGGACAGCGGCGCTCCCGCCGGGCAACACCGGGTACGGCCGCGGACTCCTCCAGATCGACTTCGACGCGCACGAGTTTGCGCGGACGGGTAACTGGCAGGACGCGGCCGCGAACATTCGCTACGGCGCGGGCGTGCTCAACGGGATGTGGAAGTTCATGCACGACCGCACCGCCATTCGCGGCCTCGGTCTCCTTCGTGCCTCGCTCGCGGCGTACAACTGCGGTGGGGGCAACGTGGTGCGCGCCCTCAACGCAAACCTCGACATCGACTACTACACGACGGGGCGAGACTACTCGGTCGACGTCCTGAATCGTGCCGGGTGGTTTCAGGCGCACGGCTGGGCAGGGCCGGTGATGTGAAGCTCGAGGAGATCGTCTACGCCGTGCTCCAGCCGCATTTCGATGCGGTGCGCGACGTTTTTCTGGCGTACTCGCCAGCGCCCGGCGTGAAGCTCGATCGTCTGAAGAAGATCAAGTTCATCATCGATCCCAAGGTGGGGCGAGGCGGCTCGAAGTTGCCCGGTTGCGACGGCCGTCATTTCGCAGCGACGCGCGACGACGGGCGCGTCATGTACTACGCGCCGGACATCGTCTCCCTGCCCGTGCAGACGCTCGTGGCGATTCTCGCGCACGAGTTCGGGCACGCGGCCGATCATGCGTACCCGGCGCATTGGATGACGCCACCTCAAGGCACCGGGTCGCCCGTGTGGGTCACGCCCGAGGATACGAAGCGGCATCGCACGTGGCAGCGGCTTTGGCGAGATCGTACGCGCGACCAGATCGAGTGGTCGGCCGACAGCATTGCCGAGCTGGTGACCGGTCGGAAGATCGGCTACTGCGGGGATTGCATGCTCCAGTGCTTCAGCGGTGGCGAAGAGCGCCCCGCCGGATTGAGGTGAACGATGGCAACGACGCACAAGGATGTCGAGTTCGCGGTGGACGACGCGCGAGGCAAGCAGCGCACGTTCAAGAAGTTCGACGAGGCGGCCGGCTTCGCGATCAGCGTCGCCGCCACACTTGAGACCACCGGAGACCGCGGCACGTCGGTGCTCGACGTGCTCGTTTGGAGCCGAGCCGGGGCGAAGTGGTATGGCGGGGACGACGCGGTCGAGCAGTACGACGAGGACCCGGAGGCGTCGGTGTTTCAGCGCTTCGAGATCAAGGTGACCGCGCAGGGACGCGTTCCGTAGGGCCTTCGATAAGGGAGAGATGTGATGCTCGACGCAAAAGGCAAAAAAGAGATCGATGATCTTTTGGCGCGGTACGGCGTTGGTACGGTGCTATCGGTGATCGCGATGCGGCTTGGAGGGGCTGTCGAGGTGGAGCCACAGCCGCTGCCCATGGTGGCGACAGCGCCGCAGGAGATCGCCAATGTGCCGATTGGTGGTGAGCAGTTGATGCCAGCTGGGACGCGAGAGGATGCGCTCGGTCGGGTGAGGCAGTTCGATGCGTTCGGGCGGATCGCGGTGGATGAAACTGCGTTGGTGCCGCCGACACGACGCGCGGCCGACGGTGAATATCTGGCCGAGGCTCGTCGCAACCAGCTGTACATTTCCCGACCTGGACCGGAGCTGCATTTGGCGAGTTTGGTGCCGTTTGCGAAATTGCAGCTTTTGGCTGCTGAGACAGCGGTAGCTTTGCGCGCGACAGGTCATGTGGCGGACGCGATCGAAGGTCTCAGCACGGACGATCGTCTTCTCGAACGCGAAGTTGGAGCTGCGATCGATGCGCTGACTGACCAAGAACGGAGCGACTACTATCGAAAATGCCACGACCGGAGGAACGACAAAGTTCGCATCGTTCTGGATGCGGTGCGGAGAGACGCGAACGGTTGGATCGGTGGTCGCAATCCGTTTCTCGAGTTCTTGCTGGGTCTGCACGCCAGCGCGGACGGCGACTATTGGCTGCCGGTCTCCTTTAGTGACGCGGCGGCTCCGGTGGGTTCTCCGTTTGTCGTCGACGACGGGATGCGATCGTGGCGCGACGAAGCGATTCGTCCGAGCCTCGTGGCAACCGAACGTGCGCTTACCGCGGCGGAAGCGGGTTGCAACCAACGGCCGCCGCTTCCATGAACTGGACAACCGACCCGAGCTCACCCGGGCAAACGTGTCGGCCGTCCGGCGCGGTGAACGGTCTTGGTGTCATCAACCCGACGGCAGAGGACAAACAGCTCCTGCTCATCGCCATGGGTCTTATCGGCGGCGTCGGGATCGGTTACCACGCGTTCCATCACCTGTTCGTCGAGGGGATGGAGGACGACGCGCGCAAGAATATGATCAAGTTCGGCGCCGGCGCGGCCGTCCTCTACGGCTTGTCCATGATCGTCGACCTCGAGCCGTACAAGTACCTGATCAACCCGTTTGCTTGGCTCGACGAGCAAGTTGGAGGCGAAAATGCGCAGATTCCTTAGTGCGATCGTGTTTGCTGCGGTGCTCATCCTCTCGCCGGGTTGCGGCCCGAAGTCGATCGAAGTGCAGACGAAAGCCGCGAACACGATCGCGGCGAGCGTCAACGCGCTCACGCCACTGCTCCGCGACATGGAGCAAAAAGAGGGCAACGACGCCATCGACCGCGCCCCTGACAAGGCCACCGCAAAGATGTGGCTCGTCGCCATCGAAGCGAAGTGGCAGCCCATGTGGAACGCGCACAAGGCGCTTTCCATCGCCGAGGACGCCTGGGCGAAGATTCTCGAGCAGGGTGGCGACACGACGGCCGCGTACAGCGCCGTGGAACGGGCGTTCTGCCAGCTCGCGCCGCTCTTGCCGAAGCGCGACGACATCAAAATAGCGCCGATTGCCGGCGTGCTTTGTTCGGGAGGAAATCATGGATCTGGTGACGGTTCTCGAGAAGCTTCATAGCGGGGTTTCGGCGCTCTCGCCGCACGTGAGCGGGCCCGTCGGCACCGTCGTCAAGGTGCTCGAAATGTCGCTCGGGGCCGCAGCGGCGTTCGCCTCGGCCGGTATGGACCCGGTCGCGCAGATCCAGCGCATCCACGACGCGGACCCTCTCCTTCTCTCGATGCGTGCCGATTGGGAGGAGCGCATGCGGCTCCGGTTCGACAAGTAGGAGGTCGCGATGGCAGCCAAAAGGAACGGAACCCACGAGACGGCTTGGCGCAAGCGCCAGATCGTCCTCCCGGACACGCTGGTCGAGCGGCTCTTCGATTGGCACGGCGGGCAATCGTCGATGGTCTACGCGCTCGCGTCGACCGGCATGCGGCACGCGGTGTCGCTCTCCATGATCGACGGGGCGCTCGACGAGCTCATCGGCGTCAAGGCGCGCTCGCGCGGCAAGGGCATGCGTGGCCTCAAGCCCGTCATCGACGGCCTCGGCGAGGTGCGGCAGTTTTGGAGGGAGCACAGCGCCAAGGAAGCGGGGATGGAGACCGATAGGCCCGAGTACGATGGTCGCGACTACGGCTTTACGGCAGCCGAGGAAGCTGAATTTCCGACCAAGTCGGGGTAGGGTGTCGGGGATGTCGCCCTCCAACCGTGGTCAGGTCCGCGACGCGGTCTTCGCGTCCAGTCTTCTCGGGTTCGCCGCCGTCGGCGTGGCGGCCTCCGCCGTCATGCACGTCGTCCGTCGAGTGCTGCCCAATCGTCGGCCGCCGGTGGCGTCGGCGGACGCGGATGGCGTGCCGGACCCGGACGATCTCTTGAAGGAGATCGGGCGGCAGAAGCGCATCGCGGCCTACAAGGCGGTGACCGATCTGCTCGACATCTGCCGGCACGTGATGGTCAACCCGAACCACGAGCTCCTCGATACGATGACCGTCGCGCTCGCGAAGGCCGGCGAAGCGGAATCGAAGAGGGTGCGCGCCCTCGAGCTTTTCCGGTCGATCGAGGTGGTCCCCGCGGCCGCGCCGGATCAGCCGCCGGCGACCAACGGCGCCGCGGCGCAGCCAGCGGGAGGCCCCAGCTGAACTGGGTCGCCGTTCCGAACCTGGAGCACGTCCTCTACGCGACGACGACCGACGCGTACTCGCGGTACTTCATTCACTTCCATTGCCGCGCTTGCGGCGACGTTTCGCGGAAGCAGTGCTCGCAGCCTGCGCGGACTTCTTACTGGGTTTTGATGTACGCGACGCAGCACGGCCACGGGAAGCAGCCGGTGCTGCCTCCGCGCGCCGCACGATGATCTCGACGTGCTTGCCTTCGGCCCACCCGAACCAATCCTCGTCGCGCGTCGTCACGCGCACGTCGTCCGGATGCTCGAGGAGCCACGTTGCTTCTCCGCTGTCGGTCGGTGAGACTAGATGCCCGAGAAGACGCGCTGGCCGGTGGCGGGGACGTGAGGGCTGCCGCCCTCCGCGAGCTTGTCGAGCATGGCGCAGATGTACTGCTGAAAAAGCGCGATGCCGCGCGGAGTGGAGGCGTGAGCTCCGCGCGACATCGCAAAGTCAACGAACCGATCGTACGTCTTTTTGCTCATACGCGTGCGGGCCAGTGCCACTTGCCTAAGTCGCGGTGGCGGCTCGGCTCGGCAACTGTGACAGTGGGCGACTTGCTGTAGGTCGCTCCGTCGTCGACGCCCAACGTGAAGACGTTGAGGTGGAGCTGGCCGTGTTCGAGAACCTTCGTGACCATTGCGGGTCGGTCCTCGCCCGAGTGTGGGCCGTTGGTCAGGGTGTACAGCACGATGCGGCCGATCGTCGGGATGACAATCGGCGGAAGTTCGTCGGTGAAGTCGGGGCCTGTTTCGCTCATGTTACGATCGTACTCCTTCGGTACTTGACGTGCCTCGTAGCTGTGGTAGCGTCAACAGGGTCATGCAAAGAAATGCGCTCTCGATAGCCACATCGACGTTGCGAAGGTCACCCTTCGCGATGGCGTGGTGTGTCATTTCGGGGCGCGGTTTTAGCTATCTACCTGCGCATACCACCTCCGAAAAGCAGCTCGCCAATCCGGAGGTGGATACGTAAGGCGGCCATTCACTCAAGTTGTTCGACGTGAAGGCCGCCTCGGGAAACTGAGAGCGGCCTTCGGCGTTTCTGGAGCGCGTAGAGAGCCCGGGAGCTCTAGCCGGCTGTAAACCGGTGGCCTACGGCAGGTGGTTCGACTCCACCGCGCTCCACGAGGTGACGTGATGAAGAAACAGAAGCGCGGTCCAAAACCGAGAAGGGACCGGTGACGCAATTGGCAGCGTAGCGAGCTTTTAACTCGAAAGTTGTGGGTTCGACTCCCATCCGGTCCACTGAGCGCGCTCGTAGCTCAGCTGGTCAGAGCAATCGCCTCTTAAGCGAAAGGTCGTGGGATCGAAGCCCACCGAGCGCACTGAAGACATTCGGGGATCGTCCAACGGTAGGGCAGCCGCCTCTGAAGCGGTCGATCAAGGTTCGAATCCTTGTCCCCGAGCTACTCCGTCGCAAGACGGATGTTCGTTGACAATTTGACGGGATCTGGTTTGTGCCGGCACGACCACGTGGTCGAAACGCGCACGAGCACGCGTGCTCACGATTACACTGGGAGCCTCCGCGACTCGGCGCAACCTGCGCTGCCTCTCTCGAGAACGAGGAGCGGGGACCCCATCGTGGGGTCCCCGGCTCAGATTCATTGTGGGGTACGCAAACTTGGCAAGCGGGCGCACTGTTAATGCGCTGATGTGCAGGTTCGAGGCCTGCCCCCACAGCTACGGCCATCGTAGCTCATCGGTCGAGCAGCGCACTCGTAAGGCGCAGGCTCCGGTTCGACTCCGGACGGTGGCTCTCAGTGCGGCGCGAGGCCGGCGGCGATGGCCAGCGTTGTCATCGTGACGATGATGCTGACGATCGCGATGAAACCGAGCTGCTGAAGCTTGCCGATCGGGCTGATGCTTTGGTGCAGCTTCAGTACGTGGTTCGACAGCTGCTTGAGGGCACCGTCCTTCGACGTCAGTCGGTCGACCGCCTCCCGGGCCGCCCTCGAGTCCGCGCTCACCTCTTCGATAGCTGCCTTCAGAACGTGAAACGACGGGTCGGCGTCTTTGGGAAGCTCAGCGGTGGCCATGGGTGCAGCTGATCTCAACCGTACTCGGGATGCGGCTCGAGACACAACCGCATTTTCGCTCTCGACTTGCGGAGACGCATCGCTCGCACGATCCAGCTGAAACGTATTGACATCCGCCGATGTCGCCCTGAGGAGGGTCCCCGTCTTGTAAGCGGGCGTGAGCGGGTTCGACTCCCGCCGTCGGCTCCATGCTGCCCCCGTCGTCTACTCGGGTAGGACGGCTGATTCTCGATCAGCAAAGGCCGGTTCGAATCCGGCCGGGGGTACTAGAAACCGTACGCTTGACGCACCATGTCACGGAGGCGCACCTTTTCGAGCTGACGCTGGAGGCGTTCGTCGCGGCAGCCGGGGGCGTGCAGGCAGCAGTAGACCCGGCGCGAAAAGACGTCGGTCACCCGGCCCGGGGCGCGGCATCTGCGCCCAGATCGTCGGTGGCGCCCCTCGCAGGTTGGGAGGGAGCTGAGGAGAGCTTCGAAACCGAGCACAGTTACGTTTGTAACACAAGGACGGCAAGCTAATCTGGTGAAAGCGCCTAGCTGAAGCCTAGGAGAGCCCGGATCGAAACCGGGGTCGTCCGCCGGGGTGTACCTCAAAGGTAGAGGGGCTGTTTTGGGTGCAGCATGCTGGAGGTTCGAGTCCTCTCACCCCGACTCGTGGTGACGTTGGCCGAGTGGTAAGGCGCTCGATTGTGGCTCGAGGACCGAAAGGTCACACACGGGTTCGATTCCCGTACGTCACACCATCACGACCGTGCTAGTACGATCGTAACGTTTTGCCCCCGTAGCCTAGTGGATCAGGCACCGCTTTCCTAAAGCGGCAAAAGCACGCAAGTTCGAATCTTGCCGGGGGCGCGGAAGGGACCCGATGCCGAGGAAGCTGAAGCCCTACAAGGTTGACGACGTGCACCACCGTCTCGCCAAGGTGGACATCATGTTCGATCGCGAGGACAAGGTGTTCTTTGCGCAGCTCGGCATCGAGCGAGTCGAAGCGCCCGACGTGGAGACCTGTAAGAAGCTGACGGTCGAGATGATTCCGCGCGCGGTCCAGCTCGAGTGGAAACCGATGATCGAGGTGGAGGGCGGCATCGACGAGGTTCAGAAGCATCACTGCGAGCACGTGCGGCTCGTGCTGTCGTACGTGCGATTCGAGTTCGCGGAGCGGCTCGACGGTGGGCAATTGCAGCGGGCCCACTCTGAGGACTCGGACGATCCGACGCGCCGAAGCGAGCGATACGTCGAGTACCCGGAGATGCGGACGCTGCTGCCGTACACGGAAGAAACGTGGGCGGCGCTCGGCCGGTTGCGCGAGACGATTGAAGCGGCTGGGAACCGGCTCGAGGCGATCCGCAAGAAGCCTGAAGCGCTCCTGGCGATGCTCGCCGGCAAGACGTCGTTCCTGGCGCTGCCCGAGGCGGCACCGAAGAAGGGCCGCAACAAGAAGTAGAGCCGCGTGACGCAGCTCGGGAAGCGACGCCGCTGTCGACGGCGGGTGTCCGGTTCGAATCCGGAACGCGGCGCTGCATAGGTCGGAGGCTGGGGAGCCGAGCGGATTCCAACCCCGCGGGACGCAGTTCGACTCTGCGCCGGCCTGCTTTTGGGGACGTAGCTCAACTGGGAGAGCAGCCGCCTCGCACGCGTCCGACAGGGGTCCGACTCCCCTCGTCTCCACCACTGTGACATTGCGTGACCTATCGTCTGGCACGATCGCTGCTGACGAGATTGTGGTCTTGTTGGTAGCGTTCCGCTTGGAATGCGTGCAGGCGCCCAAGTGCTTCTTACCGGCCCAGAATGGGACCTGATCCGTGGTGTGGCACGGATGCGAACGGCTGAAAACCAACGACACGGTAGGCTTGGTTTTCACCCGATGGGGATCGGGCGAAGCGACATGGTCGGGTGTCTGGGGGAATGGGTCGTCTCGAAGGTGCTTCGGTTGCCGTGGGACGGGATGTTCTTGCCGAGCGCGGCCTGGCAAAAGTGGCGGCGTGACGGGCATGACGTGGGACCGCTGGAAGTGAAGGCGACCGACAGAGCGAGCGGCCATCTGCTGATTCCCGAGTTCAACAGCGAGCGGTCTCCGTACGTATTTGTTGTGGTCACGGATCGGCCGACGGAGCAGGCGTGCGTGGTGGCTGGCTGGTGCTGGGGACAAGACGCGAAGAAGGTGGAGTACTGGAAGAAGGGCGACTACGAGCATCCATATTTCGAAGTTCCGAATCGATGCCTTCGGCCGATCGAAGAGCTAGGAATGGAGCTTCGGCAGAACGGCGTAGAGATGGCCGAGGCGTACTGCCCAGAGTGTGAGATCGGGTATTTTGGGCCGGGATGTCCGAGGTGCAAGCTGGCGGCTCTGCTCCGCGCGGGACGCCCCTCTGGCTCCGCAGTTATGGTACGATCGTCACATGAGTGAATGCATCGAGATGTCGGACAAGTATTGCGACCACGATGGGTGTCTGTACGTCGGGACGACGCAGCGCAGGGAAGCAACCATTTCGATTCGAGAGGTCGAAGGCCACGGAAAGCACTGGCGCTGCGGTAACCACGCCGCGGAGTTGGTTCGAGCGCTGAAGGGTCCGCTCGAGCTCCGCCGCGTCGAGCGGATCTCAGCGACGGGTTAGCCAATGTTCATCTCGAGCCCGATACCGAGCGTCTCCCATCCTGGGTTCACGCACTTTGCAGGTACCGAGTGCGAGCTTGGCGAGGCTCCCGACGGCAGCATGCGGCTCATCACGCTCACCGTGCGCAAGGACGATGGCGAGGTCGACTGGACCGAGCAGTTTCTTTTGCCGCTCGGCATGCAGTACAACCCAAGGCTGCCGAGGATCATTCTTCCGCCGAGCGACAAGCCCGGACGAAAGGCTGAGTTCGTCGTCGAGGACGGGAAGGTCGTCGCGCTTCTGGTCGCGATAGATGATCCCGCTGCCGAGACGGGCGTGCGGTACCAACGATTTCCGCTCGATCAGATCGCCATGCCGGTCGCACCCAAGCCGGAAGCGCCGTGAGCTGGAAGGCCGGTCCAGAACAGCCGAGGGTCAAGTTCTGCTGGGCGTGCTCGCGGCGCTTTCATGGGCGGGTGTTCACGCGCATTCGGGACGAGGCGGGAAACGAGCACGACGTGCACAAAGCGTGTGTGCGCGAAGGCGACATGGTGGTGTTTGCATCAACGACGACGCAGAAAATGGGGACCTAGCTCAACTGGGAGAGCAGCCGGTTTGCACCCGGCCGACGGGAGTTCGACTCTCCCGGTCTCCACGAAGTGCCCTGTTAGCTCAGTGGGAGAGCTCGCTCTTGGTAAGAGCGCGACGCGGGTTCGATTCCCGTGCAGGGCTCAGAAGTGCACTTGTCGGCCGGCAAACATCTGGACGAGCCAGAAGGCACCGACGAAAAACAGGAGGCGACCCATCTCCTGGAGCTTCGGATTGGCGGCAAGTGCGTACATGAGCGCGCCGAGGATCAAAACGATCAGGGGAACGATGATGGTGGCCATGTGGGCACCTCCACAGTCAATTGTACACGTGTTGCGCGGGCATCGTCCAACGGTAGGACTTTGGTCTTCCATGCCAAGTATGCGAGTTCGAGTCTCGCTGCCCGCTCCAGGTCGCCGTCGACTGCCTTCTCGGGGATGCGCACCGGGAGGGAGCGCTCTTTCGGCGTCGGCCGATCTTTTGCGGTGCTCGTCCAATGGTTAGGACTGCTGTCTGCCAGGCAGTTAATACCGGTTCGAATCCGGTGCACCGCTCCGATCTGCCGGTGTTCGCGGCCAACCAGGCCGGCAGAGTTGTTGATGGCTGGGCCGAGCCGTCGACCCCGTGAAGTGACCGTATGGCGCTTCACGCCTGGCGCAGTAGCCAAGCGGAAAGGCAGGGTTCTGCAAAAACCCCATTGCGTGAGTTCGATTCTCGCCTGCGCCTCTGTGTCTGTGTTACGAACGTAACCATGGGTTACGACATCGTCGATCGGCAGCAGCTCGAGCGCGTCTCACGGGAAGGTGCGAAGTCCGTCTACGTGGGGAGCGGCATCAACATTTGCAGGGTGCTCAACAAGTACAAGATGTACGTCGACTCGCGCGACGAATCGATCGCGCCGAGTTTGCTGATGGACGGCATCTGGGAACCGTGGATTACGACGCAGGTGGTCAAGCTCGTGAAGCCGCGGACGCGCGTCGTCAACGTGGGCGCCAACGTCGGCTACTACACGATGCTGCTCGCGGATCTCGTCGGGCCGCAAGGGTACGTCTATTCGTTCGAGCCGCAGAAGCGCCTGGCGGACTTTGGTCGGTCGCTCGGCGCGCGCCAACGGGTTCTACGAAGGGCGCGTCGGGGTGTTCGATACGGCGGTGGGCAACTCGTCGGATCCGGTCGAGATGTCGATCAACGAGCACCGGAACGGGTACGCCTACGTGCGCGACGACCAAGCGGCGAAGCATCTGGTCCACGGAGGCGCCTCGCATTACCAGGTGCCGCAGACGACGCTCGACATCGCACTCGGCGCGAAGCAGGAGATCGATCTCGTGGTGATGGACGTCGAGGGCTCGGAGGAGCGGGTGTGGGACGGGATGCAGGGCCTGCTCGAGCGGAACCCGAAGATGCAGCTGGTGCTCGAGTTTACGCCGATGTTTTTCGAGGACCCGATGCGCTTCGCTAAGAAGCTCACGAGCTTCGGGCACAAGGTGGTCGAGATCTTGGAGAACGGCGAGATCGAAGAGATCGACCCCGGCGTGCTTTGCGCGAAGTACCAGACCAACATTGCTTTGCTGAAGTAGCTCCGCCCCAGTGGCGCAACCGGATAGCGCAGGCCGCTTCTATCGGTCAGGTTGGAGGTTCGAATCCTCCGTGGGGCGCTGTGAACTGTCCCGTTCATCTAGGGGCCCAGGATCGCTGATTTTCACTCAGCAAACGCGGGTTCGACTCCCGCACGGGACGCTGTGGTTTTGCCCTCCTGATGAAATGGAGATCATACCGGTCTACGAAACCGGCATTCCGCGTTCGAATCGCGGGGAGGGCGCCTCGGGTGGTACAATCGTGCGATGGGCTATTGGTGGATCATCCCGGTCACGCTGGGTGTCACGGTTGCGACGAGCTGGGTGGCGCTTTACGTGCTGCTGGATCGGTTCATGGTGAAGCTCGGCGCGCTGGCCAAGTGGCTCGAGGAGATGCCGCGCCCCGCGACGACGCTCGACGAGATTTTTCGGATGGCGGGCAATGACGTCGGCGCGCAGGTGACGATCATCCGCATGCGGTCGGGCTACATCGGTGAGGTGCGCGTGCCGGGGATGACGCTGGCGTCGTCGGGTCCGCTCGACGTGGGGAAGCCGGAGCACGTGCTCTGGGACATCGAAGCGAAGTTGAAGGCGAAAGAGAAGCTGCCCTCGTAGGCCAATGGATAGACCGCAGGCCTCCGGAGCCTGATGTTGCAGGTTCGAGTCCTGCCGAGGGCGCTCAAGTTGTGGTACGTTGCTTGTGCGGTGAGGGACGGTCCCAGTCAGGTCTCATAAGCCCGATGTTTTCCCTGTTCGACTCAGGGCGCCGCATCCAAGGCCGGTGTAGCTCAGCGGTTAGAGCAGGATTTTCATACGATCAAGGTCTCGGTTCGACCCCGAGCACCGGCACGAAAGAGCTGGAAGGAAACCCTGGGATGGTCTTGAAAATTTGGATGTTGGGCGCGGTGCTTGCGGTACCGTTCAATTTGTGGTCCTGCCGTTCGCTTGAAGTCGACCACAACGGTCGAACGCTGGACCTTCGCTACATTACCGTAATCGTTACATCGCTTCTTTGGTTTGTATGGGTGCCGTACGTTCTGGCGATAGAGCTGATCGGAACTGCTCGTGTAGTTGCCTGGGCGAAGAGGTTTGCAGCGCGCCGCGGTGGGAAGGTGACAACAAGCATCGATAAACATGACGATGATCCGGGTTCGTCTAGCGGCCAAGACAGCAGCCTTTGAAGCTGCCCACGTGGGTTCGACTCCCTCACCCGGGACCGCTATTATATATTGGCCATATAAATGCGCCTGACGGAGTGCAATTCTTGAGGGACCATGAGGTCGTGCTTGCCCGTCGGGTCGTGCCACAGCCGACGCCGGATGTCGTCCAAGGCGGGGATTGCGGCGCGTGCGTGCTTGGCGGCCTGTTCGGACTCACCGTGCCCGAAGTCTACGAGAGGCTGTGCGAGGGCAAGCAGAAGGCCATCTCGCAAGGACCGATGAGATCGGCGCTTTACGAGGCCAAGAGCCTCGGGTTGGCCGATCGAATCGTCCCAACGCCCGCGCGCTGGCCACGGGCCGCCGAGGGATACTTCGACGACTTCGGCGGTCTCGCCTCGCGGCACTGTCTCGAGTGGTGGGCCTACCTGCGGATGGCGTTCGACGCGGGCTACTACGCAATTGCCGAGGTCGACAGCGAGCGCAAAGGCCCCGTCGCGCAGCCCGACCACTGGGTCCTGATCGTCGGCGTGCGCGAGCGGTGGGTCCCGAGGCCAGCGGACCGGGGCGGCGGTGCGGACATCGAAAACGAGGTGCTGGTGTCATGCTCGTCAAGAAAGACGCCCGATGAAGAGTGGGTCGGCGCGGGCGACTTTCTACTTCGTCGAGGTGGATACAACGCTCTGCTGGCAAGGCCACGATGCGCCTGACGGAGCTCCGGCCGAAATTCCTGGTGTACGAGATGATCGACGGCCAGCAGTACCATCGGTCGGTCGACACGATCGGGGAAGCGCATGGCGTGATCTTTCTATGCCCGAAGTGCTTTCAGGCGAACGGCGGCTCGGTGGGCACGCACAGCGTGATTTGCTGGTCGCCATCGGTGCCGCCCGAGGTGGTGCCCGGCCCGGGTCGATGGAACCTGGCGGGTACCGGTTTCGGCGACCTGTCGCTCGTCGCGGGCAGCTCGTCCGTCAAGTTGTCGGGCGGATGTGAGTGGCACGGCATGGTGACGAACGGTGAAGTGACGTAATCGGGATGTAGCGCAACCTGGTTAGCGCGCCTGTCTCGGACACAGGAGGTTGCTGGTTCAAATCCAGTCATCCCGACCATGGCCCCATAGCTCAGCGGCAAGAGCGCCGGTTCTACACTCCGGGCGGCGCAGGTTCGAGTCCTGCTGGGGCTACTACTCGACGGTGTCGAACGCATCGAGCTGTGCTGCGGAAGGGCGAGGTGCCCCGTCAGCGACCGTGACCCGGCGCGAGCACGTCGGGCATTCGTAGAGAAGTCTCGTGCAATCGGCGCCAGCTTCGCGGAGCGACAGGTTGCCTTTCAACTTCATGAGCGCGCCGCGGCACCGCGGCCGAAGGCAGCTGAGCTCGATGCGGAGTTGTTCTTCGAATCTCATCATGCCGACGTGGCGGAACGGCAGACGCCGCCGTCCTAAAAACGGTCACCTTTCGGGGTTTGCGGGTTCGACTCCCGCCGTCGGCACCGGCTGGTTGAGCGCCGATCTGCCGTGCTTCGTGAGCCTGTACCGAGCACCCTTCGCGTCGTAGAGCACTTCGAGGTAGCCATCGCGGGCGAGCTCGGCGAGCCAGCGCCCGGCGCGGGCCACGAGGCCGCAGACCTTGGCGGGCTTGCCCCACGCCTCGCTGCTCGGCCACATGGCTTCCGCGAAGGGTCGAGAGCGCGCGCCGTAGGGCATCGAACGGACGGCGGTGAGCGCGGCCTCGGTTGACGTCGTCAGCCGGTTCACTTGCGCTGCAAGGCTAGCAGAAAGTCGTGCATCACGCGGAAGTGGCGGGCGTCTTCGATCGCGTTGTGCCGGTCGACGAGTTGCTTCGGGAGCTCGGGGTTGCCGAGGTCTTTGCAGAGTTGGATGAGGTCCCGGCAGAACATCGGCCACCCCTTCGGAAGATCGATCATCAAGCCGAAGAGTTGACAGAAAACGACCCAGTCGTAGTCGCCATAGTACGACCACCACTCTGGCTTGTCCGTTCCAACGAAGTCGATGATGTTCTGCGCGATAGCGGTCCTAGGCGTTCGCCAGTTGGCGTCGAGCTCGCCGAGATTCGGTAAGACGTTCGTGCGCACCCACTCGCTTGCGTGCGATTCGTCCCAGCCGTCGCTGGCCACCGCGTAATATTCGCGGCCGTCTTCGGCGACTACGCCGATCGAGATGAGCTCGATCGGGTACCGGTGGCCGCGTTCGATGAACTCCGTGTCGATGTAGTATCTCATGGGTTGGGAAGTCGCTCGTCCCGGTTGTCAAACCAGAAGCAGACCATCTGAGCGAGGTCACCGGCGTTCATCCAAGGCTTTGTGCCCAGCTGGCGCACCCACGAGCACCACTTCTCGATCGTGTCAGCTCGCGCCACGTCGAACCAGTACGGTTCCTTGTCCGGATGCGGGTCGCAGGCACGATGGTACGCGTGAATGTGAATCTGGGGGGAGTCGGCAGACGGCGCCTCGTTAGGATGGCCATGGGTGGCGGCGTCCATTACTGCAATATAGCCAGCGTCTGCCGCGATCGGGTCGTGGCAGGTGTCGCACGTCCACGGCTTGGTTGTTCGAAGCGGAGTGGTGATGTCCATTGACTGAGTCATGTGTTCCGGATCCTTTCTTTTTGGGCCGCGAGTCTCTGGTTGAGCTGAATCGTCTGATACGCGGTTTGGTGCCGTTCGAATCGGCAGCGGCCCACCATGGGCGTCTGTTTTTCATGCGATCTCCAGGGTCGGTACTCCGTGTCGCAGGCAATAATCGTCGAGCAGGAGACGCAGCTGCGCCTCGGTGTCGGGCGGTAGGAGATCCTGCGCTCTCGCGCGCTCGAGCCCGATGCGAATGTCGTCGTGGGATAGGGCGATTACGCCGGAGCGGAAACAATAGCCGCATAAGCCGGTCGCTCCGAAGCGGGAGTGGTCCAAGTCGGGGCGTCGGACAAGGGACCAGGTGTGCAGCGTCTCGCACATGGTTTTAGCGCTGAGAACGAGCCTTGGATCGAGCTGACGTTCGAGAGTCAAGAGCTCGGCACAGGTGAATTGTAGCTCGGATTGCGAAGAGCAAGAGCACGAGAACATGACGGATACGGTTGCGAGCCCTCGGTCGAGTTGCGAGCGTTCTTTTTCGAGGCGGACACGTTCCCGCTCGATGCTTTGCAGTGCTCGTTGCTCCTGTTGGCGGTGTCGTTTTTCGATCTTGGCCTCTTGCTCGATCTCGGAACGCTGTTGTTGTTCGTGCAGGGTTTCGCCGTGGTAAGCGGCGTCCTGCGCGCGTCGAAGAGCTTGGTCGTGCTGGTCGGTCCAGTGGAGTCGAGGAGTGGCAGCTGTTGCCATTTGCGGCGACTTGCGTGGTTGCGCTTGCAGTGGTGGCGAAAAGAACTCCGAATCGTAGACGAACTGGCGCAAAAATTTGGCTCGACTCGGATGGCGCAACATGCGGAGCGCTTTGCGTTCCATTTGCCGGGCGCGCTCCCTGCTTACCTGGAAGTGCGCTCCGAGCTCATCGAGCGTCATCTCGAAGGCGGGCGTGCGAGGAGAGCGATCGGGAGGCTCGTACACGTGGTAGCCGATCGGCACGTCTGTGTTGGGGACATCGTGATCTTGGTACGGCAGCTCGCTTTCTTCGTAGATGTCCAGCTCCATTTTGCGCAGGTGGACGTCGAGGTAGAGCGTGTGAAACTTGTCCCAAATCTGGCGAAAGAACTGTCTGCGGCGATCGACATACTCGATGTGGAGGCCGCTGCGAAGCTCTCGTAGACACTCGAGACACATCGATGTCTGTCCATCTTTGACGGCTCGACGGAGCCGAGTTGTCGTGCGCAAAGCCTTGTGGCCGCAGGAGCAGGTGCAGAGCCAAAGCTTCAGACCGCAATGCGTGCGGCCCACTTCATCGAGAACGGAGAGATCTCCCCACGGCTGACGCTGCATTTCTGCCAGGGTGGCGCCGTAGGGCATCGGTCACCGTCCTTGGCGGAGCGCCTTGCGGAGTCCGGCGCAGTGGGGGCACGTAGCGTTGCCGTCGTCGGGATCGCCGAGGAGGACCCACTTGTGGCCCTTCGGCCAATCCTGGGTTTTGCCGAGTCCGGTGATGTTGTGGCAGAGCGGCATGCTGGTCTCTTTGCGGATCACGTGGACAACGTCGAGCATGGAAAGAAGTACGATCGTAACTATCACGCCCCGGTAGCTCAGAGGAAGAGCGTTCGCTCGACACGCGAAAGACCGACGGTTCGAATCCGTCCCGGGGTACCAGGCCAAGGTGGCGGAACCAATCGGTAGACGCGCGTCGCTCAGAACGACGTACCCCTTCGGGGTGTGCGAGTTCGAATCTCGTCCTTGGCACTGACATTGATTGTCCGTTCTGCGAAAGTTGCTCGTGGATCGCAGCTGTTCATGTGCGGTAAATCATTTTCGGACATGGTTTCATTTCGAAGGCCGAGGCCAGGTCCGGTCAGGCATTGCAAGCGCAAATACACCGTGGAGTTCTTGGCGCCGCATGTAGCTGCGTCGAAAAGCGTTGCAGGTGTCATGCGAAGTCTTGGTTTCGTGAAATTTTCTGGCGGTTCGCACAACATGATCGTTGATCGGATTCTCGAATACGGACTCGACACCTCGCACTTCACGCTACAGGGCACGAATCGTGGACGCGATCACGTGCCACCGAAAAAGACGCACGTAGAACTGCTGATCAAGCGCGTTGCGGGCGGTAGGCGGGCCGGCGCGCTGTTGACGCGAGCGATGAAGGAAGCGGGCGTTCCGTATGTTTGCGCGGAATGCGGTCTGCTTCCGGAGTGGAACGACAAACTGCTGCGCTTGGAGGTCGATCATTCAAACGGAGACAGAAGTGACGATCGTCTCGAAAATCTTAGGTTTCTTTGCCCGAATTGTCACTCACAGATGGAGACGTCCTGTCGACAGAAAAAACGCATCGTCACCGTGGCGGAACTACAGGCAGACGCGCCAGAATGAGAGTCTGGTGCCCTTCTGGGCGTACCGGTTCGACTCCGGTCGGTGACACCTGGTAAACTTTGGAAATGCTCTTCGAAGGCGACGGACGCGACACGACCGAGGAGTACCGCAAGAAGTACGAGCATGGCGTTCAGACGTACACGATCTACTTCGACACCGAGTTTTACCCGGGCAAGTACCTCGTGCGCGGATGGAAGTCGCACCTCGACCACAGCCTCCCGGACGAGGCGTTCGAGGTTGTCGATACGATCGAGGAGGCTCGCTCGAAGATTCCACCTGGCTTCCTATGGACGGCGCGCCATCCGCGCGACGACGTGAAGATCGTCGAATGCTGGACGTGACGCAGGCCCCCGTCGTCATCCTTGACGGCGAGCGCGTCGTCGAGGTGAAAGGCGCGAGGCGGAACGTCACCGGCCTGATGGGGCTCTACGTGCGGGTCAAGCGGAACGGAAACGTGGAATGGTGTTGGTCGCCAGTCGGTTGGTAGTGCGCTCGCGTGGCGGAACTAGGCAGACGCAGCTGGTCCAAACCCAGCCGCCCTTCGGGGCATGCAGGTTCGACTCCTGCCGTGAGCACGAGGTTTAACATGCAAACAATAAGGTAGGTGTGTGATGGAGGCGAGAACGTTGGTGCTGACGCCGCACTATTCGCGGCACAAGGTGGTCTGCTGGCAGAGCGCGATCGTGATGGTTTACAAGGGCACGGTCGACATCGTGGCCGAGTACGACGAGACGGTGTCGAGCCCGTCGGTCACGATGAAAATCCCGGCGGTGCTGCGGCTGAAGAAGCCGACGCCGAGCATGATGCGCCAGGTGCGCTTTTCGCGCGAAAACGTGTTCGCGCGCGACGGCCAGCGCTGCCAGTACTGCGACGGCAAGTTTCCGGTTCTCAAGCTGACCATCGACCACGTTGTTCCGAAGTCGCGGGGCGGCCGCAAGAACTGGGAGAATGCGGTCACCGCCTGCCGCCCGTGCAACACGCGCAAGGGTCGGCGCACGCCGGCGGAGGCGGGTATGACGCTGAAGCGGCTGCCGTTCAAGCCGAAGCAGCTGCCGATCGCGGCGTTCCGGGTACACACGAAGAAGCTGCCGGAAGAGTGGGAGCCGTTCTGTACTGACCTCGTGCGCGAGGCGGGTTGACGCGGACCTGGCCGCAGAAGTGCGTCGGCTGTGGGCGACGGATCCCCGAGGAGGATGTCGATTGGCGGTGCCTCTGGTGCCCGCAGCGGGTTTGCGGGTGGTGCTACGTCGGTCACACGGCGCAGCACCACCCGCTCGCCTACACGGCGGAGGGGCTCGACGTGGGCCACTTTCGTCGGAAGAGGGACTATTTGTAGTTTCCAGGGTGTAGCGCAGTGGTAGCGCGCGTGGTTGGGGACCACGAGGTCGCGGGTTCGAGTCCCGCCACTCTGACTGCAACACCTTCCGTCTACGAGCTGAGACGCTCGGGACTAGGAGACGGAGGTGTCGCATGGGATCGCTCAGCAACCTGTTTTGGAACAACCGGGGGCCGCGTCCGCGAAGCAACGGGGCCAAGTCGGGGCCGCTGCGGCGTGTCGTGGCGTCGTGGTGCGTCGGTAAATATGTGTTCGAGCGGTACGAATGCGGGCACGAGCGCGAAGCCAAGCGCGATCTGATGGGGTACACGAACGCCGTGCGGCGGCGCTGTCGGGCGTGTAAGCTGGCGGCCCGAATCCCATGAACCCTCGGCGCCGGCGTCGACTTCGTTTGCAGCGTGGCAAATACCCGCGGGCCGCCCTCGTTCCTCGATTGGTGGCGTTCGTTGGCGCGAATCTCCGGGCGCTGACCCGCGAGGACGTCGAGCACACGATGCCGCCGAAGGCTCCCAATATGCAGGCGCTCTTGCAAAAAATGGGATCGGTCGTTTTGCCGAAGGCTTCGCGCGCTCGGACGTCACGGAAGTAACTTGGAAGGGTGGTCGAGTGGCTCAAGACACCTGTCTGGAAAGCAGGTTGGCCCGCAAGGGTCACGCGCGTTCGAATCGCGTCCCTTCCGCTGAGCAAAAGTGGTACAAACGTAACTTATGGACGGCTGTCACCTTGTGGATGTAGAGCAAGTGCATCGCGATCACCCGACGACGTTTGAGATCGTCGAGAGAGCCGCGCGCGAGGGGATGCGCGTCGGCGACTTCGTCAAACTCATCGTCAACCACGACGAGCGGCGAACGGATCGGCCTGCCGGCGAGCGGATGTGGTTCGAGATTGTGCGCCAAGAGGGCGAGCGCTACGTGGGTAAGCTCGACAATGTTCCGTCGTCCTTGCCCATGCGGCTCGGTGCCGAGGTGGCGTTCGGGCCCGAGCACATTCTCGAGCTCGATCCGCGCGGGCAGCTGCGCTTGGCGATCCCGAGTGAGGTTCGGCCGGGCTACGCGCATCCGGAGGGGCGGCACGTGTCGATTCTGGAGGAGGTAGAGGGTGTCTTTCGGGTGGCCGTTCACACGTACGACACGAACACGCGCGAGATGTGGGAAGAGCAGCTCGTCGTGCGCGCGGACGCGATGTACGACCACGTGCTCGACGCGGACCCGCTCGACCCTCGGCAGTTTTTCGGCCACGATGTCCACTAGAAGGGGGTGGGACATCGGAGGCCGAACGTAGTTCGACGCCGCGTGGGAGCGTGGAGGAAGAGTGGGAGCGTTGGAGGGGCAGGATGTCGATTCGGCTCGTGGGAGCCTGGAGAGGTGGCTGAGTGGACGAAGGCGCCCGTTTTGAAAACGGGAGTGCGTAAGCATCGCGCGTTCGAATCGCGCTCTCTCCGCTAGTTGAGCTGGTTCGCGCAGGTCGTGCAGGGCCCGTTTGGATGCGTGCAGCCGAGAAGGGTCGCGAGCAGGGCGCGGGTCACCCGCGTGCCGTCCGTGATCTTGCCGCGGTGAATGAGCACCACGACGGCTTGCATCTCGTTCTCGGCCATCGGTTCTTCGTGTTCCCAGTTGATGACCATCATGCCCTCTTGGGCCGCCGGCGTTTGCGTCGAGCCGGCGGCGGCGCTGCGGACGTTGCGGTGACAAACAAGATTGCCACGGCCGCGAAGGCGGCGCCCACGGAACGACAGGCCACAGGCGATGCCGGGGAGCGGGCATGGGGTCGGGTGGGAGACCTCGCTGAAGAGGACGTAGAGCAGCGGGACCTTGCGACCGATCGAGCCGGCGGCAAGGCGCCCGCGAAGGAGCTCGGCGATCGAGACCCAGCGGATGAGGACGACCGACTCGTCGCACTCGACGACGTCGGAGAGCGCCTCGATAGCCAGATCGAGGATTCGGTTCTCGTAGTCGGGGTCGACGAGAACGTCAGGCGTGGCGTTCGGTTCTTTATGAGATGGCCAAGACGAGCTGGTCCCTCGGGACGACGCTCAGCTCGCGGTCTTCGTAGCCCAGTCTAGGCGGACTTTGGTCCGAGGTTATCCACGAAATGCCAACATGTGAACATACATATACGGTCAGTCGCGTAACTCCGCGCGCTGGAAGCCTTCTTGGTAGGCGAGCATGAACGCGTCCCGCAGGGCGGTGAGATCGCGCCGGCTGAGCCGGCGGGCCAGGCGCTCACGCAGGCGCGGACAGAAGAAGTCGAGCTGGTGATCGCAGCAGTCTTCGATCTTGTCGAGCAGGGCGTCTTTTTGGGTCATGCCGGGACCCTACCCCCCGATCCAGGCCCATCTGACAAGCCGAGGAACTTTTTTTTTGCGGGGAGCGAGGGATTTACCGCGGTCCGGCACATAGTAGAAATTCGTGTACAACCCGAGAGCGTCACGTCGGCAGAAACGCGACCTTCTGGAGGAAGTGCCGCGGGTGGGTGCGGCGGATGGGTCCGTCGACGACGCTGACTTGGCCCGTGGGCAGCTGGACGGTGAACCGCGCCACGCCGAAGGACAGCTGCACAGCGCCGAGCAGGCGCCACGAATAGCGGTCTTCGGGGTAGGTCACGACCTCGCCGAGCTTCACCTCGCGACCGGAGCGGGAGTCGACGATCCGCATCGGCTACCGGACGTCGTCAACGTAGTCGGCGACCTTTTCGCGTGCCTGCTGAAGCAGAATGACGGCCTGGGTGAGGCGAGGATCGGCAGGCAGGTTTTCGACGGCGTCCACGGCCGCGCGGATGGCGAGCTCGGCGGGCGTGCTCAGGTCGAGGCGAGCGCGGCGGGGAATGTCCATCGCCAACAGCTTACTGAACTTTTGGAGGAATGGGTGAGAGGCTTAAGCCACCGGTCTCGAAAACCGGATCGTCCGTCAGGGCGACGTGCGTTCGAATCGCACTTCCTCCGCTAGATCGGCTTCCTTTTGATCATGAGGCCGTTGACGTAGTACTCCATGCCCCAGTCGGCCGTGAGGCGATCGACGGCGCGGCGCACGGGGAGATGGGCGCTCGTTTGGTCCTCGCGTCCGTCGTAGTCGTGGAACAGCGCGACGCAGCCCGGTTTGACGAGCGGCGTCCAGCGCGCGATGTCGTCGGTCGCCCATGGGTCCGTGTGGCTCCCGTCGACGATCAATAGGTCGAGCGGTCGATCCCACGGAACAATGGGGAGGTACCGCCCGGGGATCGGTTCGTTGCCGGTGAGTCCGTAGTGGAGCGTGAACGGCAGATCGTGCTTGCGCATCGTCTCGTTGATGCCGTCGGCGGTGTTCTCGAGGATGAACCCGTCGATGCCGTGCGCCTCGAACTCGCGCATCGCTGCGCAGTACGCGAGAACCGCGGCTGTTTTGCCATTGCACACGCCGAGCTCCAAGGCGACGCCGCCGGCGGGCACCTGCATGGCGTAGCGGAAGACGTAGTGCTGCTGCTCTTCGTCCATCGCGTAGTGATCGTTGAACCGCCGAATGAGAGCGAGGCAAAGCTCCCAGCCTTCGAACATCGGTCGCAGTTCGCGCCATTCCATGGGCGGCAGCCTACACCGAAACGGCTGCGTTCGAACGAATGGCGTCGAGGCGGACGAGCAGGATCTCGAGCTCATGCGCGATCGTGCCCATGTCTCGGCGGTTATCACGCCCGCGGGGCCACTCGCCGCGGCGCAGGTTGCTGCCGGAGTCGATGAGCTCGCGGGCGAGTTCCTCAACGCGATGGACCAACTTCAATTCGGCGTCGTTCATGGAGCGAATCCTTAAAATCCGTCTGAAGTGAACATACTTCGCAATGGACGCGTCTTACTTGGCAAATGCTTTCACCGACGACCCAGCGTGGCGACGCGGCCGTGTATCTGATCGCTTCACGATTGATGGCGGTGGGGCTCATCGTTCTTCAGCCCCTGTCAGATTCTTTGCCTTTCGATCTCGCTATTTACCGAGAAGGTCGCTTTTTCCGAATCCAAGTCAAGGTAGCTATGTTGGTGAAGCCGTACGGTAGGTACTGCGTTCCCCTCCGCAAAATGAGCCCAGGGAAGCAGCTCCGAATTTACAGGTACACCAAAGAGCACACCGATTTTATTGTTGGCGTCGTACGCCAGACTGGTGACGCGTACTGTTTTTCCATCGAAGAGATCGAGCACATTAAGGCTGGAATAACGCTCGATCCAGACCAAACCGCTAACGTGAAGTATGCAACGAACAAGCGGATCAATCCGGAATCGCATCGCAACAACATCGTGCTAGACGGGGAACGTATCGATTTTTAGGAGAGGTGGCCGAGCGGTCGAAGGCGCGCACCTGCTAAGTGTGAAAGCTCCGAATATGGGGTTTCGCGGGTTCGAATCCCGCCCTCTCCGCTGTCTCCTCGTTCTCGTCAACTGGCCGGCTCGACGGCGGAGCTCCAGTCGAGCTGCGAGAAGCGGATGCGCCCCTCGGGCGTGAACCACGGATCGATGATGATGCAGTATTGGCTTCGCTGCGTGGGCGTGAACGAGGCCAGAAACACGTCGGTGCTCTCGATGAGCTTGATCGTATATTCGCCGATGCCGATTCGCATCATGAAGGCGTGGAGTTCGCTCACGCTCGGAAAGCCGGCCACGTAGAGCCACGTCGAGCCGGGCATCCCAAAGAGGATCGGCTGCTCCAGGCCCACGTCCCAAGGCACGAGCTTATCGTTGAGGGAGACGATCTCGCGAGAGGGGCCGACCCGGCGCGGATTCTCGGGCGTCATCGATCCCGAACGACGAGCCGCGACATGTCGGACACCATCTTGGCAGCGAGCAGATCAGCTTTTTGCTCGATCTGCTCCTTGTACTTGGTCTTTACGAGTTCCCTCGCCCGCTCGACGATGCATTCCTTGACGAGATCAGCGACCTTGTCGTCGCCCCAGCTGAAGCGATCGATCGCGTTTTTGACGGCCGCGCCGATGATCTCGATGACGTACTCCTTGGGCAGCTGCTCGGCGATGGCTCGAGCCAGATTTTCCATCGATTCCTTGTCGAGCAGGCTCATGGGGTCTCCTTGGTGTTTCCGCCCATTTGCGAGCGGGCGAGGAACGCGGCCGCCGCGCCGAGCTCGAGATCTTTCTTCAGCACCTCCACGAACCGCGGCCAGAGGTGTTTGCAGAAGTTGTGGACGTCGGAGCTGTGCGACGTCGAGTAGAACGATTGCGGTTCGTCGAGCGAGGTGTCCTGCGTCCATTCGAAAAAAGCGAACTCGTTCTCGAGAGACGTCTTCCCGATCAGCTCGAGCTCCTCTTTCATTCGGTGGACCGAAATGTTTTTCTTCTCGTGCAGCTCGTCGATGTACTTTTTGACGTGCCCGAGCGTGAGCGGGCCGTCGTACCGCTGCTCGGGAGCGATCTTGCCGATGAGGTAGTCGGCGTTCAGGCCGATCAGGAACTCGCGGAAGTCGCGGTCACCGAAGGCGTTCCACCGGTACGCGTAATTGCCGTAGTCGGACACGCACGAGAAGTAGCCGTCGGAGGCGATGAGGAAGAGCCCCCAGCCTTCCAGGCCAGAGCTGGGAATCAGGTACCGCCAGAGATGGATCGTGGGCTCGCTCATGGCTCGGCCCGTAGGACAGTTTGCGTGTACACGCTCGCGAAGGGGATGTGCGCCTTGGCGAAGGCCTCCGCGGCGCCCTCCTCCCGGTCGACGAGCGCGAGAACGCCGCGCACCACGAAGTCGGACCGGAGCAAGGTTTCGACTGCGGACAGAGCGGAGCCGCCGGTAGTGAGCACGTCCTCGAGCAGAACGACGGTGGCTCGTGGGCGGACGTGTGCCGTGCCCTCGATCAGGCGTTCGGTGCCGTGGTCCTTGGCCGCTTTGCGGACGTAGAGCGCGTCGAGCTTACCGACCATGCCGCGGATCGAGCTCATCATGGCGACGGCGCTCGCGAGCGGGCAGCCGCCAAGTTCAACGCCGGCGACCGCTTCGACATCGTTCGCCATCTCCATGATGCGAGGCAAGAGGACGGCGCCGACCAAATGGTGGCCACGGCCGGAGAGCACGGTCGCCTTGCAGTCGATGAAGAAATCGCTCGTGCGGCCGGACGCGAGTTTGAAGGTGCGGCCGGTACGCATCGAACGCGTCCGAAGCATGTTGAGCAGTTCGTCGTAGAGTTGCTTGTCGTTCATGGCGTTTTCCTTGGGTTCGAGAATGGACGCGCCCTCGCCCCACGCCGCCTCAGCCCGTTCACGTCGTGGAACCCGCTGTCCGGACAGCGGACGAACGTGACCCGGAGCACAACTTCCGAGGGAGTGGTACTGGGGAACCGGTGGGCCGTCGCAGCAGCATGGACGGCAGATAAACGGGCTTTGGATGTCGGGGGGCGAGGGCAAGTCCGAGGCGATTCGGCTGACGAGACGCAGATCCTCCCTGCCATCCGCGTTCCAACAGCCGAGGCCCCATTCCAAATCATAGCGCGCGGCGCTCGCGCTGGCGGCGCCGAATGGTTTCCATCCATTGGACGACCGTGACGCCTACCTGCACGAGCTCGGGCAGGATCTTCTCGTCTTCGACCTCAGCGAACGCGCTGGCCACGGTCTTCGCGAGCGACTCCGCGAACGACCAAGCGCCCTCGGCGCGAATGCAGATGGAGCGCAAGAGCTCCGCGGCGCTCCTGGCCGCGTCGCCGCCGGTGCCGTTCGGGCGACCCGCTTCGGAAAACGTTTTGGCGTGCTTTGCCGCGATGGCAGCGAAGATGCTCGCTCGCGTGAGGTCGATCTCCACGACTCCGGAGGACTCGGCCCTGTTCGGCGCGTCGGGCAGCCACAGCGCGAATGCGAAAATGCGGGCGTCGGGTTTCGAGCGCAGGTACTCGAGCGGCGCGCTGTGCGAGAAGTAGGGCCGGTCGCCGCCAGGTTCGACGATGACGTAGCCGGTGATCTTTTGCGGGATGTCGGGGTCGAACGGCATCGGCGAGTGCGCCACTCTGCTGGCGGCAAGAAACGAAGTCAAGAGCCTTGAGTTACGAACGTACTAGTGCGATTGTAGCAGTTCCATGGCCGACCCCCTACCGCGCCCGAGCCGGATGCCGACGAAGCCGCTCGATAAGCGTACGGCGCTGGCGGTGCTAGATGTCGTCGAGGGGGCGCTCCGTGTCGAAGCGGCGCAGCAAGTGCTGCTCGGGCGCGAGTGTTACGCTGACGGGTTCGACGACGCGGCGCTCTGGGTGCGTACGTTTCGAGAGCAAGTGGCGAGCGGAAGGCTGTCGGCCGACTACCATCCGCTGCATGTTGTCCTGGCGCGAGGGGAAGCTTTGGACATTCGGTGCGGCAAGATGCTGTCGGCGGAGTTCGAGAATGACCGCCAGGTGTTGCCCGTGCGAGAATGCCGGCTTCCCTTGGATCACGACGGAAAGTGCCGTTGATGTTGAGCCTGGACGAGTCGGAGTCGTTGCTCGGTCACCGGCCGGTGGTACGCACCGGTGGCGGCTGGGTCTTGTTCGCGATCGGCGCGATTGTCGCGCTGGTCGTTGTCTGCTGCTAGGAGGCTCGGATGGCGGAACCGCTCGAAGTGGTCGTAAAAGGTGGCGAAAAGGTTGTCGGCTACGCGTGCTCGGTTTGCAACCTCTACCACTCGCCGACGATCTACGCGGGCAATGGGCCGAGCGTGTACGAGGCGGCACGGGACGCGGCGGTGCGGTGCTGCGACCGGCGCTGCGAAGATTGCAATGATCCGCTCGAAAAAGGCTGGCACTACACCGTGTGTAAGCCCTGCCACGGCAAGCGCGACGCGAAGAGAGAACAGGAGCGCTACGAGAAGGCCACGAAAGTGCCGGAGACCGAGTACGACGGAGCGGTCTTCGACGAAGGGGGGAACGGATCGCAGGAAGGCTACTTCGAGTCGCTCGAAGAGCTCCGCGAATATTTCGATGGCGACGATTTGCCCGAGTGGGTGTGGGCGTGCACGTCGCGCGGCTTCGGCAAGTTCGACGCGGGGGACGTGATCGACAACGAGCTTTCGGACCATCACGAGGATGCGCGCGACTGGCTCGAGGCCGGCGCGACGGCGGCGCTCCAGACCGCCCTTGACGCGTGGGTCGAGACGTACGCGAAAGCTGTGGTGACGTGGGAAGCCGATCACTCCCGCGTGGTGGTGTTGACGAAGGAGACGAAAGCCGATGGAGAAACGCCTGCTGAAGAAAGTGAAGATCCTGCACAAGAAGGTACAGGGGACCCTGGAGACGCTCCGGGGTGAAGATCTCGACGAGGACGAGGAGCTCCCGGACGCGGAAAACATGGCTGCGCTCGTCAACGACCTGAACAAGCTGCTCGACTCCGAACCGCTCGAGGCGATAGGAGAGGACTTGGAGACGCTCCAGGAGCACGGCGACGCCGCCATCGAGATGCTCGAGGCGGTCGACAAGATTCTCGACGAAATCGTCGACGATGCGGAAGGCCGAGACGACGAAGAGGGCGAAGAGGATCCCGAGGAGTAGCCGTGGGTAAGAAGAAGCGGACGCCGCCGCAGGGCCTCTTGGGTTACCCGCGTATTGTGGAGTGGACCTGGGCGACACACGAAGGTCTTCGGCGGCTCGGCTTCGAGGCGGAGGACATCTTTGTGTCGACCGAGAGCGACGGCGAGGTCTTCGTGCGCCTCTTCACGCAGGGCAAGGAGTTCAATATGCGCATCGACGGCCTGCGCGGGCTTCCCAAGGCAGAGTTCGAGCGGCTCTGGCCCGAGTTTGCGAACAAGTTCAACCGGAGCGCGTTCGACGAACAGAAGCTGTTCCGCATCCTCGACTCGTGGCTCGCGCTCGTGGGCGGCGCGGTGCCGTTCGTGACCGCCATCATGGCCAAGGGCATCAGGTTGCCGCGTGGCGACAACCTGCCGATCGTCGATCCGTGCAACGTGTTCGCGCTCGGCCGGCGCGGGGCGGCCCAGGCGTGACGCAGGCGCGTCGGTTAGGACGCTGCCACTGAGGCGACACACGTGAAGAAATTCAAAGAAGGCGATGCCGTCGAGGTGCAGCGTGCAGTGTCATACGCGCCCTGGGAGCCTGCCACGTACGTCAGAAAGCTGAGCGATTGGCGCGGCTGGCACAAGGTTAAGTTGCCGAAGGGCAAAGAGCGCCGGGTCGATCTAATGACAGGCGAAGAATGCGCGGACGACAACCCGCGTGGTCGCTTGATTCGGAATCTCAGTGTCCCGTCTCGTAGGATTCGTGCGACGGTCGCTCCAGTTGCCCCGGCGAGCTGCTTTCGATGTGATGGTACTGGCAAGCTCTGCAACCTCTGCGGCGAGGCGCCACAGGCATGTCGGTGCGAGAAGAACGGTGAAGAGGACCATGAGTGGTACGACTGCGACGACTGCGGCGGCACGGGCAAGTGAGAGTGCCGTTTGCGCAACCGCTCACGCGCAGAGGTGAAGATCGCCGACGATCGGCTTGTTGACGCGAACGACGTCGTGGCAGATGCGGCAGACCCGGTAGACGCCGCAGCCGATGGTGACGGCCTCGCCGCGGGCCAGGCGCACGCGGGCGTTGTTCGACACGTTGCGTAGCCAGTCGGGGCCATGGAAGGCGATCGAGCCGCGTCCGGCGTCGGTTGCGAAGAGGGTGCCCATGATCAGGAGGGCTCGTCGCGTGCGGTCACGAAAGAATCACCGGCTTCAGGCCTGCCGAGCTTTTTGCCGTGCCTGTCGACGATGTCGCCTCGCATGCTCAAATAGCCCACGAAAATGTAATCGTCAGCGGGCGGCTGCTCGAGCAGCTGTGGCTTCTGGCTCAAGATCGCCGCGGCCGCCGTCTGGAGCGCGATGCGCTTTCCCTCCGCGGTCGCGGGACGAATCACCATCATCGGTCGACCGTCGGCAAGTTGGATGCTCGGGTGCATGCGCTCTTCGCGTTTGTCGGTCATGGAGTTGACTTGCTGGCTCCGGCAACAGGGGGCGTTTCGACGTCGGGCCAGTCAACGGTGTCCTCGTCCGGGAAGAGCTCCTGGGCGATGGGGCCGAGCACTTCGCAGTCCGCGAATGCATCGTATTCGGCGTCGAGCGCTTTTTTCAGAAAAGCGCGAGCCTGCGTGCCGTCGCCGGCGGCGTGGAACTCGAGCGCTTTCTTTGCGGCATCGCGAGCGCACCGGATCTGGGCGTCGAGCTCGGCGATGGCTTCGTCGCGCAGACCTTCGAGCGCGGCAGAGATGCCTTCGATTCTGCCGTCGTGTTTGCGCTTTGCCATGGTTTTACGCGAAGAGCAGCCCGGCCGGGCCAGGTCGACGCTGCGCGCAGCGCGGAGGACTGGCCGCGGTCGGGGTGGTCACTGAGCCCGTAGGCGCGCCCATGGTGCCACGAGCCCGGCCGCACCCGCAAGAATGCGCGAGGAGGTAGATGACCGCCACGACGACCGCCAGCTTCACGAACGGTACGAGCGCGCCCAAGATGTTGAAGAACCCGTCGAAGTGCTCTTGGCGATTCTTTGGTCGGCGTCGTTTGTGGTTCACCCGTCAGCCTTTCGGGAGGCCGAGCGCATCGGCGTTTTTGATGTGAGCCCTCAAGTCGGCCTTCTCTGCGCCGCAGTCGCACTGCGTCAACGTTTTCATCCAGTCGAGCAGGGCAGGAGCGCCCACGAGATGGGCGTCCGGGTAGAACGTTCGCTCTCGCCGGCAGCCTTTGCAGACCGCGATGACATGATCGACGACGATGTGCTGGCTGCGGTGCTCGGCGAGCTCGATGGCCGTGTTGAACGCTTCGGCGCAGTTCGGGCAGGGGAAAGGTCCCTTTGCCAAAAGCACCGTCGGGATGGTGACGTGCTCTCGAGCGGCATTATCGATCGAGCCCTGCACGATGTGCTTGAGGCGCTCTTCCTGCTCGGGAGTCATGTCCTTGCGGACGACGTTGGCGGTGCGCGGGTCGTTTTCGGGTACGAGCTCGCCCCGGCAGACGACGATGTCGAGGTTGTAGTGGGCGACGTCTTGCGACGACCCGTCCCATCCGAAGTCGGTGTCGAGGTCGAGCTCGCTACCGCATTCGAGACAGACGAAACTTGCTTTCATTAGTTGCTGTCGTCGTCGAAGGTCCGCTCCGACGTCCCCTCTGGTACTGCTGTTCCTGAGGCCACGGCGTTGTTCATCAGCTTTTCGAACTCGGGGCACATGGGAACCTCGTGACGGATCGTCCGCTTTGCATCGTTGAAAAACAGGACGCGACGGCAGTGGGGACAGCGACTCTGACGCTCACGCATTCCATTGCAACGGTGTCACGCGTACAAACGTAACGCAACGAAAACACGATAGGCCGCCCCGAAAGGCGGCCTATCGGTGGACGTTCGCTGCCGCTGTGGCCCGCGTTTGGAACGACCAAGGTCAACTCGGCTGCGAACCATCCTGTCACATCACGCCGAAAGACGCGAGTTCGCGCCCCGAAAGGGCGCAAATTCAGGCCTTGCCCAGGTTCTTGGCTCGCTGCGAAGCAATGTCGTGGTTCTGCGTGCGAGTCCGATCGATCAGGTCGCTCCAATCGGTCCGGGTCATCTCGGTGAAGTTGCAATAGCCCCCTTCGGGGCAGTGCGAATCGCAGATGTGGCTTGGTTCGAGGCGACCGCACTTCGGTAGTGGGTCAGTTTGACTTGACGGCCGTCGCTTCGGCCTGTTCGAGCAGCGGAACGATGTCATCGACGTCCCAGAGCCGGTCCGTGAGCCCGGCGGCCATTGCTGGCGTCACCCGCAACGTTTGGTGAATCCGAACGAAGTTGTAGTGGAGAAAATGCAGTGCCAGCGCGTGCTTCGTGTTCTCGACCTTCTTGGAAAACGCGTTGGTCAATCGCGTGAACCTGCGCATCTGCATGCGCATCGTGAGGTTCTGTCGCTCGACGTAGCTCGTCGAGACGTGCTCGTAGTCCGGTTCGCCACGAACCACCCGAATCTTGGTGCCGATGCACTCTGGCGGGCTGTACGTGCCTTCGCCCCGCGACGGGCCGTAGAGCTTGACCAGCATCGCGTAGTCGATTTCTCCACCGAACGCGAGGCCGACGGCCCACATGTACAGGTGCAGCCCGTCGGTGGTGAGCTGAACCCGATGCGCCAGCCGCTTCGCAACGTCCTTCATGAAGTGGTTCGCACACGTCGCGTCGCGCGTACCCACGTGATACGCGACGATCAACTTCGTGTCGGCGTCGATGGCCGTCCACCGTCCAGATCGAACCGACGCCAGGCTTGTCCTTCATCGAGTCCGGGACGTTCTTGTCCTTCGCGTAGCAGAAGCTCCAGATTTCGTCGCACTGGATCTTCTTGCACGTGAGATTGCGTAGCCGCTGATCCAGGTAGTTCGCGCACACCGTGCCGAGATCTGTAAGCAGCCTCAGAACCGTGCCCTTTGCCACGCCCGTCATCCGGCAGGTCGCGCGAATGCTGCAACCCTCGACCAGCGCAGCGACGACTTGCTTTCGTCGTTTGCTGTCCAGTCGGTTCATACTGGTCAGTATGCTTGAGCGGTGAAGCATGCTCAAGCGCGGCTAGGACATTAATTGTCACGGCTTCTCAAGGGGCGGAGGCTTTGGATCTCGAGTCGTAAGATCGGACATGACCTTCCAAGCGCTTTCAGCAGTGATCAAGATCATCGCGAGGGCACCGAGGACCTGCCCCCACGAAGAGGGATCGTCCATCTTCCTTGCGGCATCCAACCAAATGCGAGCTGCGCCACTAAAACTGCAAGCGCACGCAAACAAATGCATCCACTGACCCGTCTTCGGCCAGCGCTTTCCGCCCCAAATTCCGTTAGCCATGACGCCGACCACGATGAGAACTGGTTGCCAGCCATGAGGGTGATCCTTCAGCCAAAGCCAAAGATCGCTCATTGTCTTGACCCGAAGATTGCTCCCAAAAACGCACCGACAAGTGCGCCCGGCGGTCCACCGAGCGCGCCACCAACGGCCGCTCCGAGTGCACCTCCAACGAGTACCTTCCCAGGATCGTTTTGTTGCGGCTGAGGCGCAGGAGCGGCAGGGATTCTACGCAGCGGCCCAAGGCCGCAATAACCGCATGCCCAGCCGGTGAGATCGCCTCCGAGATCGTGGTTTTCTCGACCGCAGTTCTCGCAGACAACCATGTCGATTTGAGGGCTAGCCCGAAGCTTGTTTCTTTGCCCAGCGAGCAGCCGCCGCCTTCTTGGCGATGGCACGACGACGCTTCGCAGAAAGCTTGTCCGCGCGCGCCTTGCCGCCCTTCAGGCCGCCTCGGCGCCCGAGTTCGACCGCAGCCTTGTTCTTCACTTTTTTGCCACCAGGAAGGGACGCCAGACGCTCGCGTTGCCCCGTCGCTCTCGCGACGATTGAGTGCGCTAGCTGGTTGACGTCGACAGGCATCCGCGGAGCCATCCGAAGCGCAGTTTACCATGCTGCGATCGGCTTGACATGCGTTCACCCTAAATGGATCCTGGACAAGCTCGACGGCCGCTAAAAAGGCCGCCGGGACGCGGGACGTGGCAAGGGTTGGCGCCCGAGCCACGCAAAGGTCCCGCGACAGACAGGAGAAACAATGTCGCAGTCCCTCGTTCGCCGGTCCCGGCGACCCATTCAGCGGTCGTCGTTTGCTGTTGCTGCACGGCCGGATGGCACGGTTGAAGCCGGCATCTTCGGTATTTCCGAACCCGTAGCGGTGGGTATCGGACTGCTGGTGGTCGGAGCTATTTGTTACGAACTCGGACGCGCCGACGGGCGCGCAGCACGGCGGCGGCTCAACGCCTAGTCTTCGTCCGTCTCCGGCTCGGCCAGCTCGCGGAGCAGGGCGAGCTGCTCCAAGCTGCCCGCAACGGCCTGGAGCTCGGCCCCAAGATTCGACGCGTGCAGCACAGCACTCCGGAGACGTGTCGCTCGAGCTCGCAGCTCGTCCGGCTCGGCATCGAAGAACAGATCGGCGATGCTGTCCTTGGCGAGCTCGGCGACCAGAATGAGGGAGCTCGCGCAGGTCGACGCGTGCTCTACGGCTCGCCGTGTGGCGGCGTTGAACATCGCCAGCTCGATGCGGACGTGCAGAATGGTGCGCTCCATGAGCGCCAGACTGCCGGGTAAGCAGGCTTCGGGCCAAGGCCGAAACCGAATCGACCCACCACCCGCACTTCGGGCACGAACGACGTGGCATGGTTCAAGAGGATGAACCGCTCGAGGTCGTGTCGCAAAGGCGAAAATGGGCCGCCAGCTAGGCGATTCCATCACCCGTCGCGGTCTCCGCAGCTTTCGCTGCTTCATCGCACGCGCTCCGAGCTGGCGACCTCGATCCAGGTTGATACGCCTCGAGCCGGCTTACAAGTCGAAAAAGCCACCTAGGCGCGATGGCGTTGAGCCGCGGCGTAGTAGTGAAGCTCGGCGACGATCGGATCCAAGAGCCCAAGGGCGACCAGCTTGCGGGTAAGGGGACGCGTTCTTTCGAAGCGGTCGAGGGTGCGACGTTGGAGCTTCAGCCGGCGTCGACGCTTCCACCGCATGTCGCGTCAAGACGTGGCACGCGGCGGAGCGATTCACAAGGGCGAATCGCTCCGCCGAGCTCGGCGCCGGAAGACGCGTCTTAGCTCATCGGAACTTCCGCGGCCGGCCTTCCGGCGTCTCCAGGCCACGGCGCTTTGATCCTGGTACGCCTGGGCGCGCGCCGCAACGACGAAAATCAGTGTGGGCCTTGGCGGGCAAAGCGGACGAGCTCGCGGAGGTCGGCGTCGTACTTGAGTCCCCAGTGCTCGGCGAAAGCTTCGACTGCGCGCTCTTCGATCTCGGCTTTGGCCACGAGGCCGGCGAAGAGTGCTCGCCATTCGGGAGAACCGTCGAGCGCACTGGTACGGTGTTTTGCCACCGATCCAGGTTGATACGGCTCGAGCCGGCTCACAAGGGCGAAAGTCACTTCGCGCGCTTCGCTTGGCTGTATGCCTTGCGCCGCTCGATGTGGGTTCCCAAATGTGGCCCAAGCGCACCTTGGCAAAGCGCGCCGCGGGGAGCTCCGCAAGTAGGGCACCGAACCACGCCAACGGCGTAGTGGGCCCGCCGCGCCCCATGGCCGTACGATCCGTCCCAATCGCGGGCCGAAAAACGCGGTAGACCCTTTCGCGCCGCCGAGGACGCTGGGCCCGGCGGGGCGATGAGAGCTCCCCTCGGGCCCCAGTCCTTCATGGGGATCGACGCTGACACGCGCTCGAGCGCTCCGCAAACCGGCAATTAGCCGATGCCCAATGCCTCGCACCTGCGTTTGAGTTCGTCGACGATCGTCATGTTCATTTGGATCTGGCTGGCTAGGATGGTCAAAAGCCGGCGCAGCTCGCCGATGGTGATCGGCGCCGGTGCGTCACGTTCGAGCTTCGACAGGTCTCCGCACCGAGCTCCTAGCGCGTTCACGAAGTCGACATCATCGCGAGTGGTCATTCCGGTCATCGTGATATGCGGTCAGATGCGCCGCAACGACTAAAAACTAGGTCCCGTCGCTGCCGGGCTTACACCAGCAATCACCGTGCACGCACGAAGCGAGGTGAGGCCGGTCGGCCCAGCACTCATCGCACTGCGGTTGACCGTCGCGCCGCATGGTCGCCGGCTTTCCGCAGCGCGGGCCGCCGAGACCAGCCAGGCTTCGATCCTTCGGCGCTGCGCAGCTCACCGAACCGCAGCCCTGGCAACGGCCATCCCGGGTCCGCGGGTAGATGTGGTCGCACTTGTCGGGGGGCAGTCCGAGGATCACGGCGGGCATGCTTCGGACGGTGACACGCGAGCTCGCGAGCCGCAAAGGCGAAAATTAGCCCAAGAGATAGCGGCGCAGCCGGCCCCAGGCATCATTGATGGCTGCGAGCTCGTCGGGATCGCCGGTTGGAGAAAAGCGCGGTTCGGCCCCCTCATGCTCATCGCTGAGCCACTTGCAGAGCCATTCTCCGAGCTCACGCCGCACGTATCGATCGGCTTCGTCGGAGGTCACGTCGAAGGCTTGGCACGCCCGCAGGCGCTCCGCAAAGGCGAAAACTCAGTTCAACGGGTTGGGTTTGACCACGGCAAGCCCGGCGGCCCGAAGCGTCTCCGCGTGCTTGGTGCAGATGTTGGGCGGGCCTGGCCCGTTGTCGTCGCGCCGCCATTCAGCTGGATCTCCACATACGGCAAACTTTTGCCCCGCGGGTCGTTCCGAACGAAAATCCTCGCATTCGCAGCTAGGCACCTGGCGATCGTGAAACGCGCGAGCTCGACCCGCAAGGGCGAAAAATCAGCGCCCTTCGCCAGGAACCTTCGTCGCGGCTTCCGCGGCTTCATCTCGGTAGAGGAAACGAAAGAGCGCGACCGAGAGATCGGGGAAGTCGTAAGCGTCTGGCTTGGGAAATCCCTTCGCTTCGAGAACTTCGGCGACCGCAAGGAGCAGCCCCAAATTGAAGCGCGGGTCGTTCTCTACTCTCGGAAGGGGGTACGCTCGCGTCGACTTCGCCATGGTCCGTCAGACGTGGCACGCGCTCCGGCGATTCACAAAGGCGAAAAATCAGCGGATCCGCAGGTACGCCCACAAGTACGCGTAGGCCTCGTTGGGTATCGTAAGCCACGGATTCAAGGCGACCCGACCAAGCCAAAACCAACGGCCAGCATTGTCGTGTCCCCGGCGCAGGAGGCGGCGCACCAAGCGTGCGCCGCGCACCCGTCGTTTCTTCTCGAGTCGGATCGCGTTCATCCTGGATGAACCTGGCACGCCCGATCCCGCGTCGCAAAGGCGGCTTTTCGGCACGTGGTTTTCGGGGTAGTCTTACGGGTCGTGGCACTCAACCCGCCCCCGCCTCCTGGAGCCAAAATATGGACGCGCCCGGTGCCGCCCGAGATGGGCAAGTGGGCATCGGCGATCGTGCATGATCCGTCCGCGTATCCGATGGGGGCGACCGTGCCGAATGTGTTTGCCGGCGTGCCGGCGCTTGCGCGGGTCGAATGGCACACGTGGACCAACCGAGGCGGGAAGCGCGTCAACGTCGACCCTCCGATTCGAGGGGTCACCGTCTACGACATGAGCGGCCAGCCGGCGCCGACGACCTGCAACCCGAACGTGATGACGTTCATGGCGACCGAATGCGAGCCGCCGCCCCCCGACGTCTACCCGTGGGACGTCGAGGTGCCGGCCGTGAGCACGGCGGCGATCTCGAACGTCGGTCGGGCGCTGGCAGTGGGCATGACCGGCCTCGGTGCCTACCTGCTCACGCGGTGGCTCGTGCACCTATGACTGCCGGTCGCGCCGAGCTCGAGGAGTTCGAGCCGAACCCGGCATGGGTGAACCGCAGCCTCGCGGAATCGTGGGACGCGATGCAGGAACGCGTCGGCAAGGAGCTCATGCCGACGGAAAAAGTGGGAAGCAGTGGAAAGCGGCGGAGCGTGGAGGAGTACGGGTGCGGTCATTACGGCTGCGTCCTGCCGACCAGCCGCAAGGGGCTCGTGCTGAAGGTGACGAGCGATCCGCTCGAGGCTCACTTCGTGGCGTCGGCGATGAAGATGCGCGCCTTCCCCGACGGCATCGTGCACTACGCTGCGATCTACCGGCTGCCGGCAGAGTACCGAGGTCGGCCCGTCTTCGTGCTTTGGCGCGAGGAGGCGTACGACGTCGGGCGGCTCGTGTGGCTTAAGAATCTCCCAGGCGAGGATCCGCGTGCCATGCAGGAGTTCGTCTGGCACCTGCGGGTGTTTCAGACATGTGCCGGCATCGTCAAGGACATTGTGACGCGCGCGGCCGACCAGGCGGCCACGTTGGCGAGCATGAAGCGCTACGAGGATTGGGCGCGGGACAAGGTCGAGCTCGACGACATCGGCGAGGGGATGGGTCGCCAGCATTGGGAGGGTCAGCGCGCCGGGCCGTTCGGGACTTTGAAGGGCGCGCAACGGGCGGCGGCGCTCGTCCGGGCATGCGCGATCGTTGCGGAATTGATGGAGCACGAGCCGGGCGGTCCCGAAGTGGGCGAAGCGCTCGACTTTTATCTCGAGCGGGGACTGCTGCTCGCCGACGTGCACTTGAACAACGTCGGGCACGTGCGGCGGGACACACACGAACGCCCCTTCTGGGCCATCACCGATCCGGGGCATGCGGTGCCGCTTTCGCAGGCACGCGACGCCGTGACCGTCAATGTCCTAGAATAGTTATGATCGTACTAGTACGTTCTTGACGGCGCAGCGCCGGGGCGAGTACCGTCGTCGGTCATGAAACGCGCAGCCGTAGCTTTGATCGAGCGTGCCGACGGTCGTATCCTTTGCGTGTGGAACCGTCGCTACGGCGGCTGGTCCCTGCCGGGCGGCATGGTCGAAGACACCGAGACGCTCGAGGAGGCTCTTCTGCGCGAGCTCCGCGAGGAGACCGGCCTCGGCGCGGCGAAGTACACGCCGGTCTTCGACTCGGCGTACGAGAACCCGGAATCGGTCAAGCTCAATCGCGCGAGACATGTCCACGTCTATCGGGTGCTCGCGGCCGGGGAGCCGAGGGAGATGGAGACCGGTTGCCCGGTGACGTGGTTCACGCGCGAAGAGTTTTTGAAGTGGTCGCCGTTCGCGGAGCTCTACGCGACGGTGTTCGAGGTGGTGCCCTACGGCGAAGACCTGTGGGCTGCGCCGATGCCGGCGGAGCCGGGGCCGCCATGACGGAGGCGGCTTTCATCGTCGTGGAGGGTCCGGACGGGTGCGGCAAGACGACCTTGGTGAAACGACTCGTTGACTGGTGGGAGAACCACGAGACGCCGGTGAGAGCGACGGCTGAACCGACGAATGGTCCGATCGGGTCGCTCATCCGCCAGGTGCTGACGGGGCGGCTTGCGATGGATCGGCAGGCCCCAGTGCGCCCCCCGGACTCGAACACAATGGCGCTGCTTTTCGCGGCCGACCGGTCGGATCATCTGCACTACGTGGTGCATCCTGCGCTCGCCCGCGGCGAGACGGTGATTTGCGATCGGTACGACCTGTCGACGCTCGTCTACCAGATGGTGGGCTCTGGGTTCGTGCAGGGCGACGAGCGGTGGACGAATCGGGTCAATTGGATTCGGTCGATCCATGGGATGTTGCTTCGGCCCACCGTGACGCTGGTGCTCAAAATTGATCCGGGGCTCGCGAGCGTTCGCCGTGCCGGCCGAGGCAAAGCGGCGGAGGTATTCGAGACGGAGGCGATTCAGCGCCGGGTGGTCGAGCTCTACGCGCTGGAGGGTCTCCTTCCGAAGGGGGAAGTGCACTACGTGAACGTCGAGCCGTACCACACGCCAGGCCAGGTGTGCGATCTGGCGTTGCTCGCGTTGAAGCGTGCCGGCCTCGCTGTTCCGATCGACGAGGAGTAGATGTTCGCTCTTTCTATGAAGCATCCCTGGTGTCATGCCGTGCTGTACCTCGGTAAGCGGGTCGAGAATCGGAGCTGGGTGCCGAAGCACCGCGGCCCCATCTTGCTGCATGCGTCCCTCACGATGTCGACGCCCTACTACGAGGATTCGTGCGAGCGGATGCGCCGCATCGGTGTCGAGCCGCCGCGGCGCGAGGATCTGGCCTTTGGCGGCATCGTGGGGCGCTGCGACTTCGTCGACGTGATCCCGAGGGGGAGCTTCGCCGATCAGGCGCAGAAGGTGGCCGACAAGTGGGGCGTCGACGTGAAGTGGTGGATGCGCGAATACAACCGCAAGCTGCAAAACGGGCTCATCTTGCAGAACGTCGAAGTCTTTCCGAAGTTGATTCCCTATCTTGGTGAACTGAACTTGTTTGAGGTCGACGAGACGAAGCTCGTTGCCTGAAGGGAGATGCCATGTACGTGCTGGTGACGGATACGGACGCAGATGAGGACGACGACAACGAGGTCACGCTCGAGCTCGAGGGCGTGTTCGCGACGAAGGCTGAGGCGCTCCACGCCATGAAGACGGTGCTGGATGGCTTCGAGGCCGACATCGAGGGCTCGCCGGTGCCATTCGACGCGGGCAAGCACAGCGTCGAGCTCGAAGAGCGGGCGATCGATCTCTCCGTCGGGATGCCGCCGGACGAGTGCTACGAGATCGTCGTCAATTTCGGCGATGGCGATCCGGAGGTCACCGGGTACCACCTGCTCGGCTTCGTCCGCGTCCACTGATGCTCGCCGAGCTGAACGAGCCGCAGCGCGAGGCGGCCATGCACACGACGGGGCCGCTGCTCATCTTTGCGGGCGCCGGGTGTCACGAGCCCAATCAGGGCATCATGATGTCGGATGGCTCCGTCAAGCGCGCTGCCGCGGTGATGGTCGGCGATCGTGTAATGGGCTGGGACGGTACTGAGAGGCAAGTGCTGCGTACCGTTGCGGGGCGTGCTCCGATGTTTCGGGTAACGCCGGTAAAAGGGGCTGCGTTCGTGGTGAACGATCAGCACGTGCTGACGTTGGTCGACACGACGACTGGCCGTGTGTTCGATGTGAAGGTGCGCGATTGGTTCAAGTTGTCCAAGAAGAGGAGAGTGGAGAGCAAGCTTCTTAGGGCGCCGGTTGCGGTATTTCACGGCGACTCTGGCAAGGTGACGGTGGAGCCGTACTTTTTAGGAGTTCTTCTGGGCGATGGCTCGATGGGGGCTGGCGTTGCCGTGTCGAAACCAGACGTGGAGATTCATCGAGAGGTGCGAAAGCAGGCGCGCAGGTATGGGTTGCATGTGAGGGTGGACGAAAACCCTCGACCGTCGTCGCGATCGTACGGCATCAGTTACCGTGGACCACGTTTGGGTCGGTACGCGCATCCGAATCAGCTCATCAACGAATTGCGTGAGCTGGGGCTGTATAAGTTGCGGAGCGACCTCCGATTTGTCCCGCCTCCCTACCTGAAAGGCTCGCGAGCGGTGCGGTTGCATGTGTTGGCCGGCCTGCTCGACACGGATGGGCACTTGCACGCCAACGGGTACGACTGGATCAATAAGTCGAAGCAGTTGGCGGACGATGTTGCTTTTTTGTCTCGCAGTGTGGGCTTGGCCGCTTACGTGAGGGCGTGCGAGAAGCACGACCAGAACGGCCACGGTGGGACGTACCACCGTGTCAGCATTTCCGGGGACACGTCGGCGGTGCCATGTCGAATCCGCAGGAAGATGGCCTCTCCGCGGCGTCAGAAAAAGAACGTTCTGCGTACCGGCGTCAAATCCGTTGAGCCTGTGGGCCGTGGACGATATTGCGGCTTTTCGATCGAGGGTGACGGTCGGTACCTGCTCGACGATTTTACGGTAACGCACAACAGTGGCAAGACCAAGACGCTCACCGCCCGCACCGTGCGCCTCTTGCAGCAGGGCGTCCGGCCCGGCGCGATGCTGCTCGTTACCTTCACGAAGAAGGCGGCGGCGGAGATGCGCCACAGGATCGACAAGGTGGCGCCCGGGGCGACGCGGGGGCTCGTGTCGGGCACGTTCCACTCGGTCTGCGCGGCGGGGCTGCGGAAGCGCGCGCAGCACGTCCAGCGAACACCGTCCTTCGAGATCTACACGCGGGACGAGCAGGAGGTGGTGCTGAAGCAGGTGCTCGACGACATGAAGATCGACCGCAAGGTGGTCGATCTCGGCGAGACACTTGAAAAGATCGGCCTTTGCAAGCAGAAGGCGCTGAGGCCGCACGACATCAACCCGATGGACGAGGACGAGGAGCGGTTCCGGGAGATCTGGATTCAGTACGAGGACTGGCTTCAGTACGGCGACGCGTTCGACTTCGAGGATCTCATCGTTAACATGATGCGGCTCGCCGAGCGCGAGGACGAGATTGGGATGGATCTCCGCGCCCGGTTCGAGCACGTCATGGTCGACGAGTTCCAGGATACGAACATGACCCAGTACCGCCTGGTGCGCGCCCTTGGAGCTAAGCGCAACGTGTGCGTGGTTGGCGACGACGATCAGGGTATTTATTCGTGGCGCGGGGCCGACCGGTCGATCATCCTCGGGTTCAAGACGGACTTCCCCGACGCGAGGATCGTCAAACTCGAGCAGAACTACCGATCGACGAAGCACATTGTCGGCGCGGCCCTCGCCGTCATCGAGGTGGCCGAGGGCCGGGAACCGAAGTCGCTCTGGACCGCGAACCCGGACGGGCCGCGGGTGACGGTGATCGAGTGCCCAGACGATCGGGAAGAGGGCACGTTCGTGAAGGACCGGGCGAGGCTCCTGATCAAGGCCGGCGCGGCGCCGGGCGACATGGCGGTGCTCTACCGGTCGCATTCGCTCTCGCGGCCGATCGAGGACGAGCTCCGCCTGGCGGCGATCCCGTACGTGGTCGTCGGCGGGCATTCGTTCTACGAGCGCAAGGAGGTGCGCGACGTGCTCGCGTACCTGCGCCTCGCGACCAAGCCGAACTCCGACGTCGACCTCATCCGCGTCATCAACCGACCGGTCCGCGGCATCGGCGCCGGCACTGTGAAGAAACTGAGGGAAGTTGCGAAGCGTAAGAAGGTCTCCATGTGGGAAGCTCTCGATCACGCGGCGTGGTCGCCCGACATCCGCCTGAAGGAACGTGAACAGCTGACGAAGTTCAAGGAGATCATGTCAGGGCTCTGTGGCAGGACGATGAACATGCGGCCGAGCGACATGGCCGCGATGCTCATCGAGGAGACTCGGTACAAGGCCATGTGGCTCGAGGAGGCGATCGGTGCGAAATCGACCCGCGCGATGGAGGACGCGGAGGAGCGGGCGAAAAACTGTGACCAAGTTGTGGAATCGATCGCGTACTACGAAAAGCGCATGGGAAATGTTGGGGAAACCCCGACGGTGCTCGGGTACCTGGAGGAGGTGGCGCTGCTGACCGATCAGGACTCGGCCGACGCGGAAGCGAAGATGGTGCTGATGACCGTGCACGCGGCGAAGGGGCTCGAGTTCGACTACGTTTTCATCGTGGGCATGGAAAAGGGTGTGTTCCCGCACCAGAACGCGGTCCTCGCGCCCGACAAGAACGAGGAACGGCGCCTCGCGTACGTGGCCATCACCCGCGCGCGCCGGCAGCTTTGGCTGACGTACTGCGCCCGGCGCCTGCGGTACGGGCAGATCGTCACGAGCGACCCGAGCGTGTTTCTCGACGATCTGCCGGAGCAGCACCGGGTGTGGATCACGCAGTACGAGTACGAGCAGAAGGAACGAGCGGCGATGCGGCTCAACGTGCGAAACGATCGGGCGCTGCCGTGAAGACGGCGCGAGGTGCGACGTTGGCGGTGGTGGCCGAGGAATCGGCCAAACGGCATGCCCAGCTGGTGGCGAAGCGCAAAGCGGGCGATTTGATGTTCGAGCCTGACGAGTCGGCGCTCCACGTGTGGGAGCTCAAGACGACGCGCAACATCGTTTCGATGGGGCACACCTCGCGCCACGAATACGTGCACCTTTTCACGACGCGCGCAGCGGCGATCGAGGGGGCATCGGAAGAGGTTCGCGCGTCGGTCGAGGCGGGCGGTATGGGCTGTTTCGATGACAAGCTGAAGGCGATGTTGGAGAAAAGCCAGCACGTTAAGGTCGTCGCCTACGTGAGCTCGCACTATTCCGGGTGGAGCTTCGAGATCAGCATGGAGCCTGTGTGGGCCACCGGGCGGAGACCCGTCTTTTCGGACCCGCCGGAGCCGGTGGCTTCGCGAGAGCGCGAGGAAGCCTGATCGATGTACGTCTACCTTGCGGCCTACCTGAGCCTCGACGAGGCGGCGCGCCTTCTGGACGACCAGGACGATACGACCGCCGGCATGGTGCGCGATGCGATGGACCGGCTTTGGAGGCAGCTCACGACGGCCGAGCGGGAGATCGTCAACAAGCGCAATCCGGACGGGATCGACGTCGACGACTTCATCGACCGGCACGGCGGCGATCCGTACGCGCGGTTCGTGCTCAATTTTTTTCGGATGCCGGCGGTGCTCCAGGTGGACTTTCGCCCGTGGACCGAGCGTTTCAAGCTGTTTTGCGACCACGAAGGAAAGCGCTACCGGGTCAACTTCGCGTCGCGCCTCGGTGACATTTGTCTCACGCGCGACTTTGCGCGTGATGCTGGGCACGAACTGCGCGTCGCCGTGGCGAAGTGCTCGAACTGGAGTCCGAAACCGTGATGCTGAGGCAATGGTGGCAGCGCCTCTTTGCGAAGCCAAAGCTCTACGTCGTGGGGACGAACACATTTGGGATGAAGCGGTGGTTGTCCGAGAACGGGCTCGTGTCTGCACCCCGGCGGGCCAAGCAAATGACGCGAGACGAGGCGAATCGTTTCGTGGCTGTGCCGACGTGCTCGCCTATCATCGACTGGACCATCGAGGACGCGCCCGTGGAGAAAGGCTGACCATGCCGAAAGTGACGTTGAAGACCTTGCGGGACGATGTGATCGCCGCGGCAAAAGCGGTGGCGATCGAAACAATGTCGTTCCACGACGAGAAGCTGCCGCCCGAGGGAACGTCGATCATCGTGACGGAGAAAGATCGAAAGCTATGGAAGGCAGCGAATCGGTTGCTCAGCTGGGCGCCGGCCAAGAAAAGGCGGAAGAAGCAACGTTTCGTCTTCGGCGATCCCATCGAGTAGTGGAAAAGGAAAGGGCTGCAAATGAACCAGCGAGCGCTCGAGCTGTACACGCAACTGGCCTCCCGCTTTACGCCGCTCGAGCAGGCGGCGCTGGCGGCGGACCTGAAGGCCTACGGAGCTGAGGTGCTCCCGAAGCTCATCGCGAAGTTTGCCGAGTCTGCGGAGACGCAGCGCGCTGCTGTCGAGCGAGCCAAGCAGATGAAGCAGCAGTCTCCGTGAAGCCAGGCGACCACGTGATCCGCCTTGTGGAGCCGGCCCGCGTGACGCGGCGGCGGATGCGCGACAAGACGGAGATCGAGTGGGCCGTCGAGTTTCGGATGGCGGACGGGCATACCCTTTTCGTGGGTCTGAAAGGTGGTGGCGACGTTCTGCGGCTCCATGCGATGCTCGGGAGCATCATCAACTCGAAGCAGGCCCCCGAGCCGGAGACAGAGCCGTGGGATCCGGAGAAATTCCTCTAGAAGAGCCGTGGAACCCGGACGACTACATCGACGATCCACCGCCGGTCGTGGCCGATCCGGCGCCGCCGGAGGCGATTTTTGACGATGGCTTCTGCCCGCGCATGAAGATCAGCATCTGCCCGACGACGTACAAGCGGTTCTGGAATCGGTGCAAAAAACAGGCGTTCCACAAGGCCGGCTGCGAATTTGCGACCACGGGCGCGTCGATCGATCAGCCGACGCTGCCCGGGTTCTTGCCACAGCCGCAGCGCTAGACGTCGACGACGATTGCTCGATGACGCCGGGCTGAATCAGCGACGGCTGAGCAAGAAGCGCTTGTCGTGCTCGCCGGGCTTGCGCATCATGACCTCGCGGATCATCCCCTCGGCCTCGGCGACGGCCTGCCGCAGACGGGGGGCCATGACGTCACCGGCGACGATCTTACCGAGCGGCGAAATCGCGGCGTACGAACCGAGGTAGGCGTTGCCAGGAACGAGTCGCGCTTGGAGCCCCGGCGTTTTGGCTCGCTTCGAGCGGTACGCGGCCCGGCTGCGATCGGGGCAGACCACCACGAATACGCCCCAGTAGAGCGGCTTTTTGCGCTTCGCTTCGCGGAGGGCGAGGTGGACGGCGAGCTGCTGGCGGAGCTGGTGCGTGAGCGAACAGTAATCGCTCGCGCGGAGCCGTCGGTTGAAGGGCATGCGGGTGGCCGGCATGTACGCCGTGCTGAACGGCGCCGGATCGATCTCGGTGCCGTAGTCATCGAACTGGTAGATACGCAGGTGCCGTTTGCTCGCGTGCATCGCTGCTACCGTTTCGTGTTGCGGGCACGGGCGCGGCGCACGGCCTTGCGCTGGTTGCGTTCCTGCTTCGACCGGTGCTTCGGCCCAGTGCCGCCAGTGACCCAGCCGACGCGCATCTTGTTTTTCTTGACCAGCGTCGGGAGCTCGGGCGCCATCGGGTCTTTCACGTTCGGTTGCGTGACGGCGGCGGCCGGCGTGGCAGCGGGGACCATGGCGGCGATGAGGGTGAGCGCTCTCACGTGTGTGCCCCACTGGTCAAACGAGACCAAGTCCTTCCGTTCGGATCGGGGGTGTACCCGAGACGTTTGTAGAGGTTCGCGCCGGCGTCGTCGTACGGGTACGCCACCAATTGGGTTCCCTTGCCGTATTGTCGAGCTACCCAAGTGATCACACATCGTCCGAGATCCTGCGCGATCCCTTTGCCTCGATACATGTGGTGCGTGAAGGCATTGACGAAGACCGTTCCTTTGGGTGCCTTAGCGACGCTCCACCAAGCAACGATCTGGTTGCGTACTTTGTAAAAAACAGCGGTAAATTCCTGTTTCTCGTGAGGTTTTCTGCCGATCGAAAGTTCGGCCCTCATCGAGCCTTTTGTGCGTGTCAACCGCTTCAGTTGCACAACTTCACTTGGCGTGAGTTCCTTGAACGGCTTAATGAACACAGCAGACATGGCGGGGGTTATCTCGCGTAGACGCAGAAGAGGAGCGCGACGGGGCTCGGCACGAACCGGCGCATGTTGGGCTGGTAGCGGTACTCCTTCGCGCGCGCATTCGGCTCGAACTCGGTGGCGCGGGCGTCGCGCTGGACGGCCTCGCGGTACTTCTCGGCCGCCTCACCAAACTCTTCCAGGATGCCGACGTGGCGGGTCTGCTCCTGCGCGCGTGCGGCGCGCACGGCCGAGCGTTCCTTGCTGAACCGCTCTTCGATCTGCTGGCGCCAGCGCTGCCATTCCTCGTAGACCGGCACCGGCGTGCGATCGGCGATGCGCTCGCGGAGCTCCGTCTCGAGCTCGCGGGGACACGGGATCTTGAAGAACGCCATCGCGTGGAGCCACTCGAGGAGCTCGTCCGGGCGCTGGATGAGGCGCGGCGCGGTGCTGCCGGCGATCTCGGCCTCGCGCTGCTTCTGCCGGAGCTCCCAGAGCTCGCGGGCCATCCGGCGGGCCACGCACTCGCTGTGCGCCCCGCCGGTTTCGCGCGCGAACTGTTTCGCGAACTCGGGCGAGTGCACGATCGTTTTCCCCTGGATGTGAAAAAGTTGGGGATACAGCCAGCCGGAAAGGGGGGCATCCTCCTGGTTGCAGTACGCGAAGAGGGCGAGGATGTCGTCCGCGGCCGCCTCGGGCCCGAACAGATCACCGATGACCCGCAGGTAGAACTTGCGGTTGCCCTCACGGCGCTCCCGCGGTGAGCTCTCGTCGTCGTCCTCTTCGCCGGCCGCCTTGCGGATGGACTCGGATTCCATCCGTTGACGGGTGCCTTGCACGCGTTCGTCGACGGCCGCGCGGATGTCGAACTTCAGGTTGCGCATGCTCTGCACGACCAGGTTCACGGCCTCGCGATCCTGCTCGACGCTGTGCTTCAGATCGCGCAGGGCCTCGCGCTCGCCGGCGTGCTGCGCGCGGCGGAGCTCGGCGCGATTCGCGTCGTAGGTGCACATGAGGCCGATGAGGCCTCCGATGTCCTTGCGAGATGCGCCCTTGTAGCGGACGGTCGGATCGACGGGGGGCCGGCCGGTGAGCACGCGGATCCAGTCGAACAGATCGCGTCGGTCGGCGTCGCTGAGCTCGGCGAGCGGATCGGCGAGCTGGTACCACGCTGGGACGTCGAGCACGGTGTCAACGACGCGCGGAGGGCGCCCCCCGGTGGCCGTTCGGCCTCGGGAGATCCGATGCTGCCACGCCGTCGTTCCGAACCAGTCAGCAATGCGATCGTCGCGGTGCTCCCGAAAGATGCGCCGTTTGCCGGTGGTGCGCGCGGTCGCTTCGATGGGGGCAAGGTAGCCGATCCACTCGCCCTGGCGGACCTCGACTTCGCTCGCGACGTCGTAGGAGACCTCGAGCGCATCGCGCACCCATGCGAGGAGCGCGAACGCGGCCGTCGGCCCGCGGGCGTCGTCGTCGAGATCCATCCAATGCGTCCAGAGCTCGCCGAGCCGCTCCCGAACCGAGCCGTACACGGTCTCCTCGCCGATAACCTGGCCGGGCGACATCACCGGCATGCTGAGCTGAAGGCGTCCCGTCGGGCCCGCCCACCACACGAGCCCCGAGCGCCGCCCCGCCGTCGTGCGGATGAGCGTGTCGTAGGCCTCGTCGCCCGGGACTTTCTTGCCGGTGCGCAGTTGCTCGCCGCCACGGGCCTCGCCCCAGTTGGTCTCGTAGATGCGATCGAGCTCGGCCGCGGTGCGGCGCTGGTCCTCCTCGAAGAGCGATTCAGGCGTGGCTCCGACGGCGACCAGGCGCTCCTCCGGCGGTGGCGCGACGTCGGGCATGGGCTCCGGATCCGGAGGCAGCGGAGGAGGCGGCGGCAGCGCGACGGGCCAGTCATGGGGAGCCGGCGGACGCGCGGCGGGGATGGGCTCCGGAACCGGCGTTCCGACCGTCTGAACGACCTTCACGGGGGGGCGCGGGCGCTCGGGTGTCGGAGGTGCCGGAGTGACAATTGGGCGCGCCGTGGGCGGCGGAATGGGCGCGCCGGGTGGAGCAGCGGGCGACCCGCCGACGATCTGGGGGGGGCTCCAACCGAAGAGGATCACGCTGTTCGGGTCGCGCGCTTCGGTGTAGGTGCCGGTGGTCGAAAGGGAGGAATGGCCGAGCACGGCCTGGATGATGGGAAGGGGGGTGCCGGCGTCGCGCGCGAGCTGGGCGGCGAGATGCCGGAAGCCGTGCGGGTGCGACCGCGTGAACTCGTGCGATCCGCGCGCAAAACCGGTCTCTTCCGCGCGCCGGTGCAGCATCTTGTAGATGGCCGTGCGATCGAGCGCCGGCAGGATCGGAGGCAGCTCTTTCCTTCGGTTGATGTCGGCGTTGCATCCCCAGCGCGACGTCGGCGGAAAGAGAGGCGCGTCGGGGGCGAGTAGGCGCCGCGCGGGAGCGATCTCGGTCGGGCGCGAGCGCTCGGCCTGGTCGGCTAGCTCCTCGAGCTTGGCGGTGAGATCGAGCACCGCTTGGTAGGCCGGGTCCGGGATGCGCACGAGGCGCTTCTTTTGCCCCTTGCCGAGGATCGACACGAGCGGCTCGGGACCCCACACGACGTCCGTTCGCTGGATCGTGACGAGCTCCTCGGCCCGGCTCGCGATGTAGAGGAGAAAGAGCAGGATCGCGCGGTCGCGGATGTCCTCGAGATCGCGCGACGGCAGCACCATTCCATCTTCGCTGCTCGTTCGGTACGTCGTGCCGAGCAGGCGATTGAAGATCTCCATGTCCGGCGTTTTCAGCGACCGGCTCACGGCTTGCTGCGCCTTCGCTTCCCTGGAGGCTTGCGCCGTGCCGGCTTCCCAGATGTTGTATTTCAGGAGCGGATCGGTCATCCCGCGCACGTTTTCGCCGGACCGAATGAGGTAGCTCCAGAAGCTTTTCAGCGCCGTGAGGCGGATCTTGATCGTGCTCGCGCGCCCTGCACCCGTCGGCTCATCGTGGGCCGCGACGCGGTATGCGAACGTCATCTCGGGCACGCGGAACTCGATCTGCGCCCGGCTCGGTATGTCGAGCCCGGGCACGATGAAGCGGCCCATTCGGATGTCGTCGATCGACGGCGAGCGCTCGAGCACGCGCATGGAGACGAGGCAGCCGAGGTGCCGATCGAGCCCGTCGGGGCTGGCTTCTTCGATCTTGAGCACGCGATCGAGCGACGCGGCCGCCGCGTTCGGCCGCATCTTGGCGAGCACCGTGAACTCGGGGCTGGCGAGGAGGTGGCCGCGGATCGTGTCAACGCGGATGCCGGGCGACGCTTTCACGAGGCGGTAGATCGCGAGATCGAGCCGGCGGGTCGTGTCCTTCTTGAGACGATGCTCCTCGAGCCCGACGGTGCGGGTGCGGAGCCAATCGGCGTACTTGATCGCGTCCTCTCGCCGGACCTCGCCCGGGACCGGAATGCGCCCCTTCTCGCGCTCGTACCACTCGAAAAACTCGTTGATCGATCGGCTGTATTGCGCGCGTGTGTTGCGGCTCGGCAGGCCGAAGAGGAACGTCTTCAGGGCCTCGACGTACTGCGTCCCGTGGGTGTCGCGGCGCCACGCCTCGGCGATCTGCGTCAGTGCGAACTGCGCGCGGCCGTGGAGCTCGGCGGGAACGGTGGCGAGGGCAGCGGTCATCCGTTCTGACAGTCTAGTCGAAGTGAGGCCTAAGGGAAAAGGTGGCCGTTATTGCGGCTCAAGTGTGGCGCTCCGACTTGTAGATCACGAGTCGCGCTGCCGTCCGTTGCGCTCGGCGGCGAGCAGCTCGAGCACGTCGTGCAGCGTTCCTCTTGTCCTCCTTGGCGCGCCTGGCCAGGGCGGTCCGCCGACGTCGTTCGGTCCACCACTGCTCCATGGTCGTCCGTACCCAATTCTGAGACAGCCCAACAGTGAGCGCAAACTTGGTTAGGCGTTTCGTGATCGCACCTGCCAGCGTTGCATCGGGCGTGGCGGAAAGCTTGGGCCGCTCACCTCTAAACATTTTGTGGTGAACCGCAGTAGCAGCTTGCAGCGGCGACATGCCTCGGCGGACTCTACTGGCCATGGTTTCTGGACGAACGTCGAACAGGTTGCCGATGGCATTGATGGTTAGGTTGTGGCCTGCGATGTTGTAGCTGCCGGTGCGCGGAGCATGCACGATAGTTTTCGAGCGAGTCAGCGGCATTAGTAAGCTCATTCCAAGTAGGCCCTTGCGTGCACGGCACGACACAACACCACGTGCGAGGCCGAATAGTTTAGCGGCCAACGGGAGCGGCGTCGCGTGGTCGGCGATGGTTACTCTGTGCGCGCCCCTGCACGACCGGCAGCCTACACCTGCGCGCGTGTCGCGTGGTGTTTGTTTCTTATACCTACCGCAAGCCTTGCATTGATAGGTGAAAACCACCAAACGCGAAGTGGTGCGCTCAGGAACGTCCGATACGAGCCGCAGTAAAGACGAGCCGGAGGCATCTGACAGCTGCGCCTTGATACGCTGGCGCGATCGACAGAGTGTGCATCCTTCTCTGGCGCGGCTCGTGTTGCAGACGATTGTGGAATTGCAAACGGTGCACGTCCACCGGTAAAGGGCAGCTCCATGCTTCCTGTTGGCTGGTGTGGTGCTGTCCAATGCGTAGGTGCCGATGCGCGACGGTGGCCGAGGAGGCCCGACGGTGCAAGCACACCTGCGGAGTTTCCTGTAAGTGACGGTGCTAAGGCTGATGCGGTGACATTGGTCGCAACGCCATTTCCACACGCGTTGGCGTCGGCCGTTCGGTAGCGTTCGCGGAACGCTTGCGCGGTCGATTAATACGAATGTGCCAATTCGTTTCGGTACTTTGTTGTCGATCTGACGACGGACGCAGGTTGGGCAGCGATTGCCACGCGCAGCGCCGAGGGTCAGCTCATGCGTTGCGTCGCATCGCGAGCATCGCCAGGTGTACGTACACTGGCTTCCATATCGGCGGCCTGATGGTACTGGGCTCACCAAACGCCAATGCTTAACCTTGCAAATGGGCCTAGGTCCATAGCCGAGCGACTTGGCGGCGGCCACGTTTACGTCTGCATGGGGGTGAGCCCTCGCTCGGACCACCATTGTTTCAGGACTTTGTTGACCCACGTCGCGACGTGCGTGGCAGACCATCCCTGCTTTTTGCCGTAAGCAGCGAGACGCTTCTTCAGTTTCCGAACCTCCGCCAACGTCATCTCCCTCAGGACGGCGTCCGTTTCCTGGGGGATGGTCGACGCATGAAATGGATGTTCACACTCTTCGCACGCGGTGGCGCTGGGCAGGTTGACGGCGTTACACTCACCGCAGACCTTCACGGGTGGGTGTTTTGCCTTGCTTTGCGGTTTCACCTGTCCATCTTCGAGGGTGAACTCGCGGTCGGCATCGGGGCGGCCGTGGTACAGCACGTTGCGAGCGTGGTCCAGAATAATGGGCCGGTCTTTGCCCTTGTGGTGCATCGCGCGATTGGCTTGCTGCATGTAGAGCGTCAGACTGCGCGTTGGCCGGGCCATGATGGTTCCTTGAAACTCGCGAAGCGAGATTCCTTCGCTGAACACCATGCAGCTCGACAGAATTAGAATGCGGCGTTGCCGAGCAAGTCGCACGATGCGATCTCGATCGGTGACCGACGTGTCGCCATCGATGTGAGCTGCGGTTACGCCACTCCCAACAAAGCGATCGACTAGATGGCGCGAATGCGCGACGTTTGTGGCGTGGACGCTCATGGAGAGGCCGCTGGCGTGTAGCGCGTAGTTGTCCACGATGTTGCCCAGGAGGACGCCCTTGTCGACCAGGTGGCCGAGCCGGTAGACGGCGTAATCACCGTTGACCGTGGGGCGCAGCTCGGAGAGATCCGGTAGGAGCTCGTCGAGCGTTGTGAAAATGCGCGGGCGAGCCAAGTAGCCACGATCGACGAGTTCGCGTGGTTTGGCGGTTTCGATCATCACATCGTAAAAGGCGCTGAGCCCGGCGCCGTCGTATCGCTCGGGCGTGGCAGTGAAGCCAACGCGGAGGACGCCCTTGCGCATAACGATGCGCTGGTAGCCTGGAGCGGTGACGTGGTGGCCTTCGTCGACGAGGACAACGTCGTACGTCGGCAGATCGGTGCGGCAGTCGAAAAGCTGCTTGCTTCCGATCTGAATAGGAGCACCCGGTCGGATGTGGTCTTCGTCCGGGCTGGTCATGATGACCCCAAACGTGTTGTCAGGTAGTCCGATGCCTTGCAGGTGGCGGTAGGCCTGTTGGATGAGCTCGCGGCGCTGGGCCAAGATGAGGACGCGGAGGTGCATCTTGCGCAACCTCGCGGCGAGCATGGCGATCATCACCGTTTTGCCGCTTCCGCCAGGCGAGACAAGCAAGACGTTCTTGCGTTTTTTTAGGTAGGCTATGGTGCTGACAACGCCGGTATGTTGGTAGTCGCGAGGCTCAAGCCGTTTCATGGGGTATTGCTTCCTCTCAAGTCGCGCGCCCCGCAATCGGAGCAGTGCATCAACATGTCGCCGCGGTACGTGCCGTTCTCGTGCTTGCACTTGAGTCGACCGGTGGCTACGCGGATCTTCCACAGCACGCACGACGGCCGGCATTCTCCGATGAACGCTTGGCACGCGCGGCAATGACCATTGTCGGGTCCGTCGAGGTAGCGGAGCACGGCCCTGGCGGCGTGCCGCAGCTGGAGCAGCTCATTGGTGACGTCGGTCTTCTTCGGCATCAGTCGTCCCTGTAAAAGGAGCTCGAAGGGGTGTACGTCCAACGTCGGTTGATGCGGGACGGTGCGTTCGTCCTGACGCGCCACGTTCCATCTGCGCAGAGATCGACCTGGGTGGCGCAAACGCGACAGAGTGTCACGTCGGGGGGAGGCGCACCGGACCAGCCGATCGGACCGATGTACGGTTCGCACCCGCAGAAGGCGACGCGGTTCATGGACCACGGGCCGTTGATGCGCTTCACGACCGCATGGACCGAGTAAGGATTGTGGTTCATGTAGATGAACACGACCTCGGCGCCGGCGTTGCAGCTGTTGGGGCCACCGGTCCAGAGTTCGCCGAGGCGCGGAGCATCGGTCTTCTGACAGTCGGTCTTCTGACGGTACGCTTCGATGATTTCGTCCCGGCGGCGGAGATCGTTGAGGAGCCGGCCGATCATCGCCCGACAGCGCTGGGCCTCGGTGCGCCACATCTCGAGCGTGCGCTCGGTCGGGCACTCGCCGCTGTGCTCAGGGAGCGGGCAGTCGTCGTCGACGCAAATGGACGTGTCCGATGCGATCGGCGTAGGGATGTCGTTGAGCGCCATGTCAGAGATCGTGGAAGTGGCGAGCGTAGAGGATGATCGCGATCGTCGCGACGACGGCTCCGCTCAGAAGGACGTCGTGGTCACGCTCCGGCGTTCGATGGACGACGATCCCGTACGCGATCCAAATGGCAGCCGTCAGCGCGAGGGCGCCCGCGACAATCCCGATGAGAAAGCCGTGCACGCGCCCCTTGCTCGCTTGGAGCTCGCTGATGCGTGCGCGCATCTCGCTCTGTACCGCGCGCTCGAAGGTCATGCCCTCCACCACGGGATTTGGCTCGGGCTTGGGCGCGGGGACAGTTTCGACGAACTCGGCATCGTGGACGTTGGGCGGCGGGTTCGACGACGAGAGCACGCGGACGTGGCTCGATCGCAAAAGCGGCCGTTCGATGATTGGCGGCAGTTCGCGGTGCGCCCGGCCGCTCAGGGCACGCTCCGCTGGATGCTGCATCGGCGAGACGCCGAGCGGCGAGTCCAAGAGGAGCTCGCCTCGCACGACGCGGTGGGCCGCAGCGATGGGTATGGTTCGGCCCGGCTCGCCGATCTCCGAGTCGCCGTAGATGGCCTCGCCCGACGTGTCCTCGGGAAACGACACGAACTTCGTGCGGTCCTGGCTGCACCAAACGTGCGGCGACGTCTGCTGAAAGCCCTCCGCGCGGAGCGTCTCTTCGAGCTCCGCGCGGGTGACCGGCATCTCGGCGTCGAGCGTGGCCATTAGGCGAAGATGCCGCCCTTCACGCTACCCTTGCCAGGTAGGATGCCGGCCGCCGACTTTTCGTCCGGGGTCACCGGATTTGTCTCTTCGGCCTTTCGAAGCAACGCGGCGAGATTTTGGACGATCGTGTCGAACGTGTAGATTTTTTCGCCGGTCGCGTCCATCCAGCGCGCCGTGCCGACCATGTCGATCGTCGTGTCCTCGTCGAACTGCACGCAGCGGCTGCCCGTGGGCAGTGTCCAAATGTCATTGTCGCCGATCTCTTTGTACTTGTGAGCGGTGAGCGCCGCCGAAGCTCCCTGCACGAAGCCGCATTTGCGGAGCACTTCCTCGAGCTCGCGGCGGGTCGTCGACTGCCGAGCGGCCTCGGACTCGCCCACCTCTACAAACTGGAGATCCATGTGAAAGTCGTCTTCTGGCTCGATCGTGACTGCGAGTGTGAGTGCGGCGCGGATTTGCACGGCGTGGCTCTGGTATTCGCCCGGCTCGACGTCGAGTCCGACGGCGAGGACCACGACGATCCTGTCTTCGTTGGCACGGAGCTCGAGCGGCTCGAGCTTTCGACGGTCGAGAATCTGGATGAGCGCGGAGAGCGTGACGCTGAACGCGCCGCCCCGCCGGTGATGGATTTTGGGCCACCAGGTCGGACTGACATCGATCTCCATGCGTACGGCCGAAAAGATGGGCTGCGGCTCTGTCTCGGTCATGGCTGTTCTCCCTTTTTTTGTTACGAACGTACTAGCATAAGTTTGGCTAGTCGCCGCGACAGTTGGCTGTCACGAGAATTTCACCGACGGCGCCACGCTTGGCGGCTCGGCTGTTGATGGCCCGCCGCACCATGATGCTGCGCACCTGGAAGCCGCGGTACAGTTCACGCGTGAATGGGGTGTCGGAATTGCTCAAGGCCACGGCGACGCCCCGTTGGGCGAGCTCGGCGAACCGCGTCGCCAGAGCCTCGTGTGCCTTCCTACCGAACCGCCCTTGGGTGTAACTGGTGAAGTTCGATGTGTGCGACAGGGGGACGTAGGGCGGATCGAAGTAGACCGCGTCGCCGGTGGCGGGCTCTTGGAAGAGCCACGGCTCGGTTGGCTCGAGGATAACGTACGTGCCCCGGTAGTCGCCCACGGCGAGCGCGGCGCCGCGGAGCGCGTTCGAAGCCTCCTGGAGCGGTCCGGACTGGCAAATGGTCGGATTGGTGTAGCGCCCGAACGGCACGTTGAAGCGCCCGGCCATGTTCAGCCGGTAGAGCCCGTTGAAGCACGTCCGGTTCAGGTAGATCATACGTGTGGCGCAGGCGAGCGGGGTCAAAAGAGTGGGATCCTTCGCTTTCCAGGCCTCGAAGACGTCGCGGCTGTAGGCGTGCTGCGACAGCTCGCGGATCAGCGGCGTGATTTCGTCGCGCACGATCCGAAACGTGGTGACGAGCTCGGCGTTGATGTCGGTGAGGTGCGGGGTGCCGTCGATGCGCCCCGCGGCGCGGAGGGCAAAGAAGACGGCTCCCCCGCCGAGCATCGGTTCGTAATAGTTCACGATGCGCTCGGGGAGCACGTCGAGGATCGCAGCGGCCGACGCTCGTTTGCTCCCTGCCCACTTAAGGAAAGGGTGCGGAGCGCTGGTCGGCGACGGATCGGTCGGTGCGGCTGCGGTCACTCGGGCGGTCCGTGGAACCGGCGATCCCGGTTGCCCGGCGGTCGCGGTCGGTGCTGCTTCGTCTTCGGCCCGGGTGGCGCGGGCACGTAGCGAACGCTGCGCCGCGGACCGAGCGTCAAGACTTCGACGCCGGGCGGCGGCTTCGATGGGGTACGTTTCACTTTTTGGAGGCCTCCGCCAACAGTTTGTCGAACTCGCGTTGCCCGATGTGCTCTCTCAATTTTTTCACTTGGGCACGCAGTAGCGCGACTTCGACGCTACGACCGCGCAGATCGGCGTTGAGTTGGTCAAGCGAGTGCTGCTGCTTGGTGCGTTCGTCCTGCTCCTTCTCGAGCTTGCGCTCGGCGGCGCCCAGATCGTCGTTTGCCTTGCGCAGCGCGGCGTCTGCGGCGACTCGGTCATTTCCGGCTTGCTCGAGCTTGCGCTTGTCGGCTTCCACTTGCTCGGTCAGGCGCGCGACGACCGTCCCCGTGAGCTGGCCCAGCAGGTACCGCTGGCGCCGCACCACCAGGTGCCGACGGACGCCCATGTCTTTGCTGTTGTTGTTGGGCCCTCCCCAGTTGTTGTCGGGGGTATAGTTGCTCTGCGTGCTCGTGGAATCGATGGCGAGCCGATGCGGGGACAAGCTTTTCGAGACCGGAGCCTCGTCGATGACGACCAAGAGCTCGTCTTCCGCGAAGACGTCGAGCACCACCCATGCGTGCCAGTTCGTGTCGGGGTGGACTTGGTCGCCAGAGGCTACTTTGAACGCCGAATAGCCAGGGTACTTGGCCCGCAAGAGCGTGAGATCTCTGTCGGAGACGGACCGCTGTCGATCCTCCTGCGGCGCTTGCTCTTCTTCCGGTGTTGTCATGCCGTCTCCTTTACGCGTTGCTGGCGCGCCGCCGAGGCGCCCGAGAGATGGCCAGGGCGTCGCCGATCGTGAGCAGCTCGCCGTCGTCGTTGATGAGAGCGTTCGAACGCAGCGTGGAGAGGTACGTGCCGATCGTGGAGCCGTCCGGAGCGATGTCGAGCTTTTCGGCCATGTCTTTGCGTGTGATGCCGTTCGGCGCTTGCACGACGGTGTCGAGGATGTCGCGCTCGCCCTTCCGGAGCTTCTTGCGCCAGATTTCGAGGAGCTGGTCCTGTTTGTGCGGCATCGGTTTGCGGTTCAAGACCCTCGCGAGGAGCGTCTTGCCGGTGTCCGTCAAAGTTACGTCGACCATGGTGTAGGTGGCGACCGCGTTGCTTTTCAGGGTCGTCAGGTACGTGCCCATCGTGGAGCCCTTCGGTTTGATGCCGACCATCGTGCCAAGCTGCCTGCGGGAAAGGTGGCCGCCGAAGTCGTAGAGCGTGATGAGCATGTCGCGCTCGCCCTTGCGGAACACCTTGAGCTCCTCGGGAACGGCAGCAACCTTCGACGTCGACTTTTCGCGAGCTCCGCTGTTGTCAGTCGGCGCAGCCGTGACGCGCCGCTCGCGGCGCGCGGCCGCCTTGGTCGTACGGGGAAGCTCGTGGGCCTCGTTGAGGTAGTGAATCTTTGCGATCGGTTGTCCTCCCATCCGGCCGGAAATGGTCTGGTGCAGCGTGCCGATTTTGTCGTGCAAGACCGCTAGCTCACCGGCCAACTTGCTCACCACGTTTCCGATGTTGACGACGTCGGTGTGCGCCTCATACAGCGACCGCATGTCCTCGTTGTTCACGATGGGCGCCGGCGCGGGGGCGCTCGGCTGAGTCGCTAGCTTGGTCTCGAGCTCGCGAACGCGCGCGCGGAGCGTCGTCGGATCGTCTTGCTCGTTGCGGTCGACGAGCTCGGCCATGATGCTGCGAATGGCTTCGAGATCGATTTCCTGCCGAACCGGCGTGAGCATGCTGGCGCCGACCTCGGGGGTCTTGCTCGAGTCGAACGTGCGGCGCTCGCGCACGACCACTTGCTGCATCACGTTGAGCCACGCCGGACTCCAGAGCCACGCATGCCCGCGCTGAAGCTTGGGGAGCGTGCTCAAGAAGTGATCGCGCTCCTTCTTGTCGATGTTGGCCGGCTTGATCATCCAGCGCGAGATCGCGTCCTGATCGAGCGGGCCAGGCAAATTGAACGTCACGAGGCAACGTACCTGGTAGAGGATGTCCTTCTTGACGACGGCCGGGCGCTGCGTGATGGCGGTGGCTCCGATGCCGCGCCCGCGGCCGCGCTGAAAGACGTTCTTGAGCGCTTTGGTCGAAGCGATTTGGGCCTTCGACATGGGCTGCTCGGGCGCGAACTTGTCGATCTCGTCACAGTAGAGATGAATCGGACGGCGCTCGATCCCGTTGCGTTGGTAGAGCGTCTGCGCGAAGGCGGCCACGAACAGCGCTTCATCGTCTTCGTCGTCGAAGTTGGAGAGATCGAAGATCATCGGCTGCCGGGTACGGACGACGAGCTCGGCCATGGCGGTCCCGGAGGTCGGTTTCAGGTCGAGGTTGCCGTGGCTGCCTCCTAAAACGATGACCTTGTAGCCGGGGGACTTGCCGTCGATGCTTGACCCGAGGCCCCAGAAGACGCCCTCGGGATCGATGACGGCCACCGGCAACCGCTGTTCGAGCATCTCCTCGAGCAGCACGGTGGCGAGGTGCGTTTTGCCGTAGCCGCTCGCCCCGACGATTCCGAACTTTTCGGTGACCGTCGAATCCGGGAGGACGAGCGAGTCCTTCTTTTTCGCGATGTACAGGCTCACGGGACCTCCTTCGGGGCAACGGTCGACGGAGTCGCCTTTTGCTCCGGTGGCCCTTGGATACCGGACCCGAAGAGTCGCAGCGCCGCCTCGCCGACGCGGCGGGCCATGTTGGCATCGGCGACGCCGTCCATCACGTCGCCGAAAGGGTTTTTGTACACTGGCTGCCGGTCGCGCAGGTCGCGCTGGACGATCCGTTGGACGCCGCAGGTGTCGAGGATGCCGAAGTCCAAGAGCATCGTGGCCTCGTTGCGAAGCCACGGTTCGCGGTGCTCCAAAATGAGCTTGGCGGCAAGCACTTCTTCTTCGGGAGGCACGGTCCAGTCGTGAAAATGCACGACCATGTTGGAATCGAAGTCGTAGCAGATGCGGCCGAAGCGCCGAGCGATCGGCGAGTGCCGGTGCGCGATGATGTAGCGGTGCTTGGAAAGGCCGCCGGTGACGACGATCGAGCGCGTACGTGCCCAGCTTGCGTGCTGCTCAGGTGACAAGAATGTGAGGAGCACCTCCGACGCAGGGAGGATGGCGCCCGGGATGCACTGCGGGCAAGAGGGGGTGGGTCGTTTTATGGTCGCGGCCGCCCGGGGCGCGCTGTCCTCGGGTGCCGCGGTCGCCCCCTTCGCGAGCTCCGCGAGATCGGCTTCCGAGCCGCTGCACGTTTCGACGCGTCCGTCGATGAACGTGATCGCCGTCAGCACGGCTTTGCCGGGCCGCATGATCTTCGACACGACCGGACCGACTTCGTCGAGGGGCGCGCGGAGCTCGATCTTGGTCGGACGACCGAAGAGCTTTTGCGGTTTCGGGTCTTTCCAGCTCGGCACCCAACCTCGCTTTTCGAACGCCCGGCCCATTTGCACGAGTAGCTGGCGCTCGGCGAGCGTCGGCTGGTGAATCGTCAGCGTCGTGTGGTCATCGTTCTTGGCGCTCGGCGTGAGCCGGAGATCGCCGTTCCAGCTGGGGATGTACCACTTCATGCCGCTACCTCTCCTTTCGGTTCGTCTTCCTCTGGCGCTGCCCGCGCCAGGAGCTGCGCCTCGAGCTTTTCGACCAGCTCGGTCATTCCCTTCGCGCGAGCGACGTCGATCGCGAGCACAAGCTCGGAGAGCATCGGCGGGTACGCGGTGGGCGGAGAGGGGTCGCGCGGCGCCATGATGGTGCCGATGGCACCCACGAGCTCGCGAATCAGCGACGTGCCGAACGTCTCGGCCGGCGCGCTCGTCGCGGTAGCCGCGTAACCGTCTCCGATGCCGATGGTCTCAGCGCCCTGCATCGTGTTGTAGCCCTGGCTGGCCATCATGATCGCGCCGATGCTATTCGGGTCTTTTCCGACGGCGAGGAGCTCGCGCCCAAGGCGTGCAGTCTGTTCGATTTGGGTGAGGGCACGCGGTCCCACGTCCATGGCATCGACGAGCCTGCGCAGCTGACTTCGGAGCGCCTCAAAGATCTGCGCTCGGTCCGGGTTTTCTTCGAGCCAGGTCTTTTCGTGCAACGGCGTCGGCTGCGTCATATCGGTCTCCTCGACGACAAGGCCTTGAGCGGGGTCCGTCTCGGCGCTCTTGCAAACGAACGCGACCTCGCCAGTAGGGAGAGTGAATTGCATGGGGTCACGCGAGTGCGGCCTTGCGGCGGAAGGTGCGCCAATAGATGAAGCAGACGCGCTGAAGGGTCTCGATCGAGTCGTTGGCAGCGGTCGGCACGCTCGAGCGCACGAGGGCCATGCGGTGCTGGCAGTCGGAGCAGCTGCACCAGATGCCCTCGAACCGGATACCGTCCTTCGTGCAGGCCTGCTCGATCGACTGCGCGAGCTTAATGCCGGCGTCGTTCAGCGGGTCGTGCGACAGGGGAGGGAAGGTGTGTTCGGTGGTCATGTCCGAAATGTCCCACAAATGAGGGCCCGGCTCACGTTCCGGTCCTCGCGCTCGGCTCGTCGCGGGTGCGCTCGTAGACCGCCACGCCGTCGATCTCCTGACTGTCGATGGTGTCGCAGGCGGCAGCCACGAGCACGTTGTCAACGAACCCCATGCGGACGGTTCGCGCCAGCGCTTGGAGCACCTTGACCCGCTCGGAATCGGGGTGAATCTGCTCGAAATTGTCGATGAAGAGGAGACAGCACGGCTCGCGCTTGACCATTGATCGGGCAACGAGAAGGGCGATCGTGCCGCGCATCCGCTCGCCGGCCGAGAGGGCGGTGACCGGCACCTCCATGAGGTACTGGTTGCGGCTACTGGCCAGACAGACGTCGATGGTTTTGTCCTTGCGGTGGAGGGTCCAGCGGCCATTTTGCGGCGCGAGATCGCGGAGCTGATCGAGGGCGTCGGACAGCGGGCGGGTGGCGTCGTCGAGCATGCGGTCGCGCACAGTGCGGAGCTTTGCTAGGAGCGCCTTGACGGTTTCGATGCGCGCTGTGGCGTCCTCGGCCGACTTGAGCTGGCCGGCGCGTTCCTGGGCTACCCCGAGCTCGGCGCGGGCCTTGGCGAGGGCCGTTTTCAGAGGGCCGAGTTTGTCCTCTTGCGTGGTCACGTCGGTGGCGAGAAGGACCAGACTTGGCATGTCCGCGCGGTCGGCGGGCAGTTTGCCGAGCTGGTCCTCGATCGATTGAACGTTGCGCAGCACGGTTTGCCACGTGGAGGCGAATTGCACCTCGCGCTCGACGAACGAAGCGGCCGCGTGCTCATGGACCGCCCTGGCCGTCCGAAAGCCCTGGATTTCCTGCTCAAGCGCGTCGTAGCTCGCCTGTGCGGCGACGCGGTTCTTTTCCGCGGGTGCCCAGATCTGCTCAGTCGCGGCGACGCGTGCTTCCGCTGCCCCGATCATCGCACCGAGCGCCAGAGGACTCGGGGCCGGCGCGCCGCAGGTCGGACACGCGTGCTCGGTCGCGAGCTTCTTCAGCGAGTCGAGCTCCGCCTCCGCGGCCCCGCGGGCGGCACGAGCCGACTCGGCCACCGCGTCGTAGTCCTCGAGCTCGACCTGCAAGCTGAAGAGCCGTATTTCGGCGGCCTCGAGCTGCATCACCAGCATGAGCATCTCGGTTTGGTTGGGCGACTTGGGCGGCAGGAGCTTCGCGAGCTCGGCGCGCGCGTCGGCCGCCGCTTGCGTGAGGCGGGCGCGTTCCTTGCGGACATGGTCGATCGAGGTCTGCTCGGCCTTGGCGTCACTGAGGCTCTTCCCGAGCACCTGGAGCTTTTGACGCGCGTTTTCGTAGTCGGTCTCGCAGCTTGTGACGCGCTGCGTAATTATCCCCAGACCTTCCCCGACCGTAACCCCCTCGGCGACCGTGTTCGCTTCGCGTACGAGCCGCTGGAGATCTTTTAACCGCTCGGACAGATTGTCCAAATTGAGCTCGAGGCAGGTTCCCGCGTCGCGCCCGAGCTCCGGATTCCAGTCGTCGGACTTTTTCCCAATTTCGCCCAGAAGCCGCTCGCGCGACCAACCGCTCGAGCCCGCGCACAGGTTCAACGCCCACTCCTTGCGCTTCTCGCCGGAGAGCCGCCAGATCGAGCGCTCGGGGTCGAACGCCTCCACGAACCACGCGACGTCGCCAAACAGCGTGCGGAGGAGTCCTTCCGCGGCCTTGCTCTTGGCCGGATGGCCGCCCGGGCGGCCGACGAGGAACCGGTGCTCGGGCTTGTCGGTGCCCGTGCTGGCTTCGAAAGTGACGTCCACGCCGCGCTCGACCTCGGTTCCGTCGTCGGCCTCGATTCGGACGCGAAAGCCGCGCCGCGGGTCGTTGGCGAGCGCGAGGAGGTCGCCCGGGTGCACCGCGAGGAGGCCAGGGAAGCGGCCCGTGAGCGCGTACGCGACGGCGCCGACAGCTGCGGTCTTGCCCGTGCCGTTGTACCCCGTGAAGAGCGTCACCGGCCCGAGCGCGATGCGTTCGTGCGCGATGCCGCGCATGCCGTCAATGGTTACGCTAACCAGCCTCACGACGGCTCCTGTCCGTGCAGTTCGCGGTGATGCTGAAAGCAGCGCCACCTGACATCGAGGGGTCGATGGTAATCCTCGTGACGCGCCTGTGCCCGCTTGCCACAGCCTTTGATTTCGCAACCCTGCCGGCGCAATCGTCCGTCGCGAAGAGCGTTGTTGACCGCGTTGCGTGCCTTGTATTTGAGCGGATTGCGCTGTCGATGTCGCCGGAGCGCCTCGCGCGCGTACGCTCGACGCTCCGGACGTCGCGAACGTTTCTTGTCGTAGGCGTGCTTCTCTTCGATCTTGTCACGGTAGTTCTGTCTTACGTCGCGCTTGGCACAGTCGACGCACTTGTTGAGATGGCGATCGGCCATCATTGGATGCTTGTAGAAATACTTGAGCAGCCGACGTTTGCCACATTTGAAGCACCGCTTTCTCGGCCTCTTGTCTTTCCCCATGACGCGGAGGCTACCGCATCATGGGGAAGGTCAAAAGGGATATCGTCGTCGTCTCCACCTCCCAGGTCGGCTTCAGGGTCGTAGTCGGAAGGTGGGCTGTCTTTCGCCTGCTGCCGCCTGTCCCCGCCACCTCCCGAGCCGCTGTTGCCACCGCTGCGGTTCCCCCCGCTGTTGTTGCTGCGCCGATCGTCGTCTCGGTCGCCGCCCCCGCCGCCCTGCCGCTTGCCGGCGAACTGAATGTCATCGCCGGGCCTGGTAACGACGATGTCCGTTTTGTACTTCTTGACGCCTTCCTTGTCCTCGTAGCTCGAGGTCCGGATCGCGCCACGCACAATGATCGCCGAGCCCTTGCTGAGATGCTTGGCGAGCCCTTCGGCGCGTTTGCCCCAGACGACGATGTTGTGCCAGTCGGTGCGCTCCTCCCGCTGGTCGCTGTTGCGGGACTTGAACTTCTCGGACGTCGCGAGGCGCATGTTGAGCACGGCTTGACCGGCCTGCGTGTAGCGCAGCTCCGGATCGGCACCGAGGTGACCGTAGAGAATGGCGATGTTCATGCGGCGCTCCCCGTCGGAGCGGCTTCGCTCTCGGAGTCCCACATGACGCCGCCCTCGCCGACGTAGCCGCAGTGAAGGCAGCGGTGCTGCCCGATGGCCTGGAAATGGCCCCTCGAGTGGCTCGCGCCGCACGGGCACGCCCAGCGACGCGGCGGGTAGCCGGTGCGGAGGTCGACGAGCTCGGCGGCGAGCACGTCCGCAGCCACGCCCGCGTTGATGTCGGGATCGGGATGGTACGCAATCATCGTTTCTTGCCCTTTGGAGCGCCGTTCGCTGTTCGTCGAGTGATAAAGCCAGGTACCTCGCTCGGATCGGACGGGACGCTCTCCTCTGCCGTCTCCTTGGGTTGCAGCTTCTTGTAGGCCTCTTCGCGGATTCGCTCCATATCGGCCTCGCTGAGCTCGCCGGCGTCCGCCGTCGCGCCGATCGGGATTTCGGTCAAGAGCTCACCGCCCTCGGGCGGGGTCCAGCCCGGCGGCACATCGATCGGTTTCAGCTCGAGATCGGAGACGTGGACGCCGAAGCGCGTTGCTGCGGGCTCGGCCGCGACGCGCGCCGTGGCGCCGGCCACGAAGGTGGGCCTTTTCGGCACCACCCGTCGCGACACCGGCGACGTGGTGTTGACGGAAAAGCGATCCGCGCCGGGAACGAGCTCCCGGTAGGCCATCACCTGAAACGTGCGCGTGTATTGGCTCAAGACTGGACGTCCTTAGCGGTGCCGCCGATCAAACGGTAGAGGCAAGCGACGGCCTGCTGTGCCCAGATGACGTCGGGATGCACGACCTGCCCGCAGGTGAGCTCGTAGTCGTCGGTGCATTCAAACAGACGTTTCCGAAAGTCGATCTCGTTGGTCAACTCCTCCCTGCGAAGGTTGTCGACGATCGCGCAAAAACCATCGTACCTCGCCTGGCTAGCGCGGGAGAGCGCGCACTGGGTTTGCTCCATGTGCTCTTCGAGATCGCGGATGGCAACGTCGGCCACCCATCCGTACGTGTTGGTCGTGATGACCTTGCTGCGGATGTAGTCGAGCTCAGCGGTCTTTGCGACGAACCGAACCAGGTCGATCGGCGACATGCTTTCGCTCGGAGCGAAGATCACGGCCGCGATGTCACCGTGCACGAGAAGACGTCCACGGGCCAGACACACGGCCTCGAAACTGTAAGCCGACGACCCGGCCCGACGAACGTCCCAACGGCGTACCGAGTCCATGAACTCGCCGTCCCGCTTCGAGATCATCAAATCGGACGACGCCACGAGCGCGTGATTCGAATACGTGCCGCCGGCGCGCTGCACCAATTTCATCTCCCACTCGGCGCGCGTGATCGGGAAAATCATACCGCTACTTTGAAGGAGATGGCCGGGTGCGGATCGTAGCCTTCGAGCGCGAAGTGCTTCAGGAGATCATCGGTCGGTGCCTCGAGCAGCGGGCGAATGTCGGCGAGATCGCGAATGCCATCGTCGATCACAAGACGCGGCAGCCGGCGCGGCGCGCGCGTCAGCTGGAGCTCGAGACCAGGAACGTGGTCGTACTCGGTCATCGAGCCGTCCGGTTTCGACGTGTACGCATGAGCGTCGATGAGCGTGTGAGCGAAGATGCCGGCGCGAATGCCGCTGAACCGGGCGAACAGCTCGAGGAGAAATGCGTAGCCGGCGATGTTGTACGGCACGCCGATCGCAATGTCGCAGCTGCGCTGCGTGAGGTGCAGGCAAAGCACCTGCTCGAAGTTGAAGGCGCGCTCTTCGGGCGTCAGGTTTCGTTCCTGCTCGGGCGTGAGCAAGAGGTCGCGGTTTGGACCCTTGCGCATGCTCTGCACGTTGAACGTGAAGAGGAGGTGGCACGGTGGCAGTTTCGACGTCTGCGCGTTGCCGGGAGCCCACGCCGACACGACTAGGCGCCGACTCATCGGGTTGCGCTTCAGCTCGGCTAGCACCCACGCGAGTTGATCGTTGTACTCGACGACGCTAGCCTCACCGGTTGTCTCTTCGGGGATCGTTGACATAGTGCGTATCGGAATGCTCGGACCCGGCACCGGAAAGCGCCGCCAGAAGTTGCCGTACGCGCTCGGCACGCTACCGTCCTCGTTCGCCCAAGCGTCCCAGAACTTGCAGCCGTGTTTGCGCAGGAGGCCAATTTGCGGATCGCCCGACAGAAACCAGAGGTTCTCGACGACGATATTCTTCCACGAGATCTGCTTCGTGGTCAGCAGCGGGAACCCGTCGCGCAGATCGATCTCGTAGGTGATATTGAACGTGGAGAGGGTGTCGACCCCTGTGCGATTCTCTTTGCGGGTCCCCTGCTGGAGCACCTCACGCACGGCGTCTAAGTACTGTTTCATCTACTCCTCCACGATCGCGTGCAGGTCGGGCTCGAGCACGACGCGGAGCATTTCCCCCTCGGGTCCCTTGATCTCGATGTCGCTCGTCTGCTCGGTGCCGTTGTTGTCCCGGTAGACGTAGTGCGGGCAAATGACGGTGTCGCCAACCTTGACGGTGCAGGGCAAGAGCTGGCCGTCTTGGAGGATGCGGCCGGGGCCGACGGCGACCACCTTCGCGGTGTACGCCCGCTCGGTCTTCCTTGCCGTCTCGGGCACGATGATGCCGCCTTTCGTGCGGTCCGGTTCGACGAGGGGTCGCACGATGACTTTCTGGTAGAGCGGGATGAGCTTCATGGTCGGACTGATTTCCTTTTGAGGCGCAGGTCGATTTCACGAATGAGAGCGAGCAGGTGCTTGCGCGTTTCTTGGTTATGTCGATCTCGACGTGAAGTGACCCGTCTGCGCGCTGGTCGAACATCCAAGCGAGAGGCCGGGCGCGCGGCCGGCGAACACGAGTCGTCTTCGATCGTCTGGGCGATGCCACGCTCAAGCCGGGATCAGGATGCCGCGAAACGCGGCCCATGCCTCGAAGCGCGGAAGCCAGTCGACGTGAATCTGCTTGCGATCCGGCGGCAGGTTCGGGTTCGCCAAGGCGCTCCGCGTGCCGGGAATGATCTTGCGGAAGTCGGGTTCGGTCAGATCGGACAACTTTTTGCCGGCATAGTCGCCCTTGGAAAAGTGAAGCACCATGTCCGGGGGTGCCCCTGCCGGCACTGGGGCCGCTCCGGTCGCGGCCGGCGCCTGCGCTGGCTCCGACGCAGCCGGTGCGGCAGCGGCGGCGCTAGCTGGCTGGGCAGCCGGCGCCGGGCTCGCAGGCTGCCCATTGACCGGCGCAGCCGCCGGTGCCACCGAACCGCCGGCCGGCGCGGCCGTAGTCGTCGTTGCCGGGGTCGTCTTGGTCCGCCGGGTCTTGCCACCGGCTGCCGGCTCCGCGCTTCCATTGGGCGCCGTCTCGACCCCGCCGTCAGTCGCAACCGTCTCAGCGTCCTCGTCGACGTAATCGTCGTCAGCGACCTCGTTGACGCTCGGCACGTGACCGAAATAGAGATCGCTGTACTGCTTCCACGTCGCCCGCGAGAGCGCCCGCTTACAAAGCATGTCGGACGGGTACTGCTGGTACGTGTCCTTGACCATGAGGCCGGCGCGCTTCGCGTCCTCCATGGTGAAGATGCCGCGCACCGGCTTCTTGCCCGGCCGGTGCGCAATCACCTCCGCGGTACCGTCACGACCGTCCTTGATCCACTCGACCCGGCCACCGATGCGCGCGCCCAAAAATTCGAGAAACCCTCCGGTCGGCTTCGGCTTGCCTTTGATGACCGGCATACCCTCGAGCGAAGCCATGAGCGGGACTCCGAGCTCCCACCCTTTCAGGGCCACCGTCACGATGGCGGTCTCGGTCTCGAAATTCATCGCCTTCGCGATGCCGCTCTTCCACATTGAGGAGGCGGCTTGCAAAATGGCCGACCACTCGATCTCTGTCGGGTAGAGGCGGCCCGCCTTCTCGCGCTCGACCAACGCTACCGGCAGCCGGACCCCGGGCGCCAGTGTGGACGCTCCGGTTCGTGCTAGTTCTGTACTCTGCGCCTCGACCATTTCGCCTCCCGAAGTGAGCAGCCACCGTAAATGCTACAATCTGGAGTGTCAAGAACGTACTAGTACGATCGTACGAGTGCATTTCGGATCGAGAGAACATAGGGTTTCAACTCATGGCAACTGCTGCGAACGTCCAGATCGGCGACATCATCAAACGTTGGCGCAAGAGCGACCCGGAGTCGCTCACCCGCGATGAGCTCGCAAGCAAGATGGGATGCTGCGTCTCCACGATCCGAAATCTTGAGCTCGGCCGTGACCTGAAGGTGCTGATGCTTTTCGAGTTCGAACGGGTCAAACCCGGCCTCCTTCCGCAGATCCTGGAAGTGCAGAACGAGCTTCGCCCCCGGCGTCGGGTCACCAATGGTCACTCGAAGAGGTCGACGAAGCGGCCGAAGGCCCGCTCGAAGCTGCAATGACGGCGGGCGGCTCCGCCGCCGAGGTGCACGCCAGCGGCATCGTCGTGGCAGTCCGACCGCGGATCGACGGCAGTTTTGCGGTCACCGTCGGCCCCGGCCCGGAGATGTATTGGTACACGACGCGCGAACCTCCGAAGCTCGGGACTGAGGTGACGCTCATCGCGGAAGCGGTGCGCGTCACGCCAATCGGCAAACACGGCCGCGTGACCGAGCTCGGCAAGGTGGCCGTGCAGGCCGTTCCCCCGCCCTACGACATCCGGGTCGTTGACCCCGAGTGGAAAAAGCGAGTCGCGCAGGTGATGCGCCGGCCGCTTTACCGCTATCAGGTCGAGGGCGCCGCCTGGATCGCCTCCCAATTGGCCGCTGCGAAGGGCGCCATTCTCGGCGACGACATGGGCCTCGGCAAGAGCGCCCAGGCAATCGCGGCCATCGTCGCCACGAACATGTACCCCGCGGTCGTTGTTTGTCCGACCGGTGTCAAGATCAACTGGGCGCGCGAGTTCAGCTGGACGGTCAACCCGCCGACCATCGAGATCCTCAACACCAAACGGGGCGAGATCCGCGGCGCCGACGTCATCATCCTGAACCGGGACCTCCTGACGGCGCGCGAGGAGCAGCTCGGCAACCTCCACGCGCGCTGCTTCGTGCTCGACGAGGCGCAGGACTACAAGCACCCGAAGCCGTCGACGAAGCACCGCGCCGCGGCGGCGACCCGGCTCTCGAGCTGGATCGGCCGCACCGTCGAGCTCACCGGTACGCCGGTCTACAACAAGCTCCGGGACCTCTGGCGCCTACTGCACAACGCGGACCCGAGCGAGTGGCGGAGCTTCGAAGAGTTCGACCAACGCTACTGCCGGGCGCCGCCGGACGACGACCACCTGGCCGACGAGCAAACGAGCGTCATCAACAGCGCCGGCCGCGTCGAGCACCTCGAAGAGCTGAAGACGCGCGTCGAACCGATTCTCCTCCGCCGCCGCAAGCACGAGGTCGCGCAGGATTTGCCGCCGCAGTCCGCGCGTCAGATCTTGGTCGAGATCGACGAGTGGGACATGCGGGCCTACAAGCAAGCCGAGGGAGACATCATCGCCTGGATGCGGTCGCAACAGTTCGGGGACGTCCGGGCCCGGGCGGCGTCGCGCGCGCAGGCCATCGTGAAGCTGACAACGCTCCGGCACCTGGCGGCCCAGGGCAAGATGCGGCGCGCGATTCCAGAGTACCTCGAGCAGTGGTTCGATCGGGAGACCGTCGAGCCGCTGGTGGTGTTTGGGTTCCACAAGGACATCCTGATCGCCATCTACAACGAGTGCATGCGCCTCCGGCAAGGGCGCGTCTCCATCGTGGGGAGCGCCGACCCGGCCGTGAAGCGCCAGCGCGCGGTCGACATGTTCAACGCCGGGTACACGGACGTGTTCATCGCGCCGATCAAATGCGCCGGCGTCGGGCTCAACTTGCAAGAACGCGCATCGGATCTCCTTTTCACCGAGCGGCTCTGGGAGCCGACCATGATGCGGCAGGCCATCGCGCGCTGCCACCGCATCGGACAGCGCAGGCCGGTCATGGCGACGTTTCTCGACGCCGCCGGCACGGTCGACGAGTACATCGCCGGCCTCAGCGCCGACAAGGAAATCCTCATCGCTCACACGCTCGACGACCCGCTCGCGGTCGACGAGGCCGCGGTTCTCGAAGAGGCGCTCGGGCAGACCGACGCGTTGATTGACAGCTACGCGCGCGCCGGGTAGTACGATCGTAACGATGACGTCGCCAGAATCTGCTGTGGTGAACGAAGCTCCGGGGCACGAAGCGCTCCGCATTTGGTTCGAGGCCGACAAGTCCCGCACCTTCGCCGGCATGGCGCGGGTGCTGAACTTGACGCCGGCCACCGTGTCCTACTGGTGCCGCGCCGAGGACCCCGCGCGCCCGAGCAGCATGGCCATCATGTTTGCCCTGGAGGCGCTGACTTCGATTCCGCCGCACGCATGGCTCCGACCGGCCGAGCTCGCGTGGCTGCGCGAGGTGTCGCAGGGGAAGTTCGCAGCCGTGTTCGAGCGACCGAAGCGGCAGGTGCCGGCCGACGAACGACAGATGCACTTCGATGCGTTCTGGCTCCCGAACGCTCCGCAGCAAGCGACTGACGACGTCTTCGACGCTGACGCAGCGATCTGATGCCCGCGCCGCAGTTGATCCAGCTGAACCGCGAGGACCGACGGTACCTCGAAGCGATTCTGCGCTCGGACGCGGAGGAGGGGTGGTTCGTGGTCGAGGTCGAGGAAAACGTCGACTTCATGCCGGACGACGTAGTCGAGCTGAACGACGAGTGCGAGGGCCACGTCGTCACGGTCGAGATCGCCCACGCGGACCTTCTGACGCTCGAGCGCGCGACGCAGGAGAGGTGCTGCGACGCGGCCGCGCCCAAGTTCACGCTCCAGCAGCACACCTGGCGCTGGTCGGACAAGCGCCAAGGCTGGTACGCAGAAGTGCCCTCGTGCCGCTGGTGCGACTACATCCACATCCCGGTGCTGACCCAGGCAGCCATCGCGGCGATTCTCGCCGCTGGCCGCGAGAAAGGACTCTTCCCCCGATGAGCCGACACGAACGACGCGGCCTCGCCGCGCAAAGCCGCAAACAGCTGCCCACGAAGCAAGAGGTGATGGCGGCGCTCGTCGCTGCCATGGCCGATCGAGGTCCGACCATTCGGCGCGGCCTCGTCGAAGCGCTGGGGACCGATGAGGTGCTGCCGGACGACCTCGGCCAGGCCACGGTCGGCGCGGGCGCGATCTTCGTCAAGGCGATGCAATCCGGCAACCTCACGACGGCCTACGACGCGGCCGTGGAAATCTTGTGGCTCGCTCGGGCGCTGGCGCACGCCGCCGGCAAGGTGACCGAGACGCCCGCGGCGGAGGCCTGAGGTGACTGTCCGTGTCGCGTGGCGGGGCAGCGTCTCCGATCTCATCACGGACCTCGCGTGCGAGATGACCGCCGCCGAGCTCTGCGAGCTCCGTTCGCGGCTCAACAACGGCGAAGGATTGAAGAAGGTCATGCCAGGCGGCGACCCATTTTACTATTGCAAGACGTGCAGCAAACTCGTGCCGGTCGGTCCCCGCTGTCCCACCTGCTCCACTTGACCTCGTAAAGGAATACGAATGAGCTCGGAAACAATTACGAACCCGATCTGCTTCGCTCTCGACCTGCCGTCCAAGGACGACGCCGATCGCTACATCCACCTGCTCGAGGACCACGTCGGAGCGTTCAAGGTCGGCCTCGAGCTCTTCATCGCGAGCGGCAAGCTGCCGACGCCGCAGCAAACCGCGCGGCCGATCATCCTCGATCTCAAGTTGCACGACATCCCGCGGACCGTGGCCCGCGCGGTCGCAGCGGCCGGGGACCTCGGCGTGAAGTTCGTGACGATGCACATCCAGCAGCGCGCCACCATGGAAGCGGCCGCGCGCGCCGCGGAGCCGTTCGGCATCCGGCTCTTGGGCGTCACCGTGCTGACCTCGATGCAGGGGGAGGACTTGGAAGATCTGTCGATGGGACCCTCGACGAGCGTGTCGGCGCGCGTCGGGTTTCTCTCGGGCTATGCCGCCGCGCTCGGGGTGAACGACTTCGTGTGCTCGCCGCGGGAGGTAGCGACCCTGCGCCGGGGCGCGCCAGACCGGTTTCTGCTCGTTCCCGGGATTCGGCCGTTGGACACCGGAACCCTTCGCCAGGCGTCCGCCGTGCTGCGCGCGGCGGGGGTCGTCATGCCGGACGACCAACAACGCATCGGCACGCCAAAGCAGGCCATGGCCGACGGAGCGTCCATGATCGTGGTCGGCTCGCCCATCCGCGATGCCTTTGACCCGGCGGCGGCCGCGCAAAGCATCCTCGCGTCGATCTAGTTGTCAGAAACCGGCTCGCCACGCGTCGTCTACCCGAGCAAGCACGATTCGGAAGGTCTCGGAAGACGTAGAGCCGCAGCGCCCTGCCACCTCCGGCAAGAGGGACTCGGGAAAAAGCGGGCGGACCATCGACCAGTCTTCGACGCGGGGCTAGCGACCCGCCGATGCGCGTGGGGCCCCGACCTCTCAGTCGTGCTTGCTCGCTTCGATCTCTTCGGCGGCTACACCGTGCGCCACGTTGCGCGCGAGCGCGTCGAGATCGATGAAATCATCATCGGGATCGCGCTTCGACGGATCGTCGTAGCGGGTGCTGATACCGAACGGTGCTTTGTTGCCGTTCTTGCGCTGGTTCCACTTTTGAAACTCGCGGCACGGCTTGAGCACGCTCAGGATGAGATCCTCGAGCGCGTTCTGATCGATCGTGAACATCCCGGCCGCCTTCATGAGGCGATTGGCTTTCGGCACGCTCCGGGCGTGGTGAAGGAGCTCGCGCCGCAGGCGGTGCACCACCTTGTCGAGCTTGTCCGGGTAGCCGTAGGGGCTCTGCCGCACGGCCCACATCGCGAACCACCCTGCCACCGTGCTGACCGTCGTCAGGAACTTGACCGCTCGAAACTGGCGCCTGAGGTGCACCTTGCGTGTGCTGACGGATGGTGACGTGCGAGCGATTCGTTGTGCTTTCGCTGTACCCATGGCTCTCTCCCTTTTTGCGTGGCCGGAGGCTGCGCCGGCAGCTTTCGGCCGTCTGGCGCAGCTCTTCCTTCAACGAATCGATCGCCCCGAGCTCGCCGCGCGCCTTCAGCAGCGGAGACGCCTCGTTCAGCTGCCGCCATGCATCGCCGAGCGCCCTTTGGACGGCGACGCTATTTCGTTCGCTGGCGGCCTGGAGCGCCTGCGCACAAGCGGCGTAGAAGAGGCGAGCACTCACAATACCGATCGTCTTTATCACCCCGCACGGGGGATTTGGTAGGTCAAGTTTTTTTGGGGTACCATGGAGGGCGCCATGCCGGCCCTCCCGTTCGCCATCGTTCGCAACGAGGACTCCGTGTCGATCGTGCTCGTCGGCACCGAAACCGACGGCAGCCCGGCCCTGATCGGCTTCGATCCGGTGCGCATTCAGCTCGTCGAGTTTCGACCCGAGGACATCATCACGCTCGTCAGCGTCGACCCGGCCGCTGTGTACTACGGGGTCGAGCTCGGCGTGTCCGAAAAGTGGGTCGAGCGCCTGGTCGCGAACCGCCGGCCGCGCTACGCGCCGAAAGGCGACCAGTTCCCGCTCCTGCCCGAAGAAGCCTTGTCGGGCTTTCCGGCAGCCGAGGTTTACCTCCGCAGGCACCGCATGCGTGTACCGAGCGAGGACGCGATTCGGGTGTCGGCGCTCTTTGCCGTCTCGACGGTGCGTACGCGCATCGACCAGGCGGAGATCGCGTTCAACTGCTTCGCCGAGCTCTACCGCGCGCGCGGCCGGCAGATGCCCGATCTCTCGAAGCTCAAACGGTGCTTCGTCGGGCTTCAAAACACGAAGACGGCCGTTTTCGATGCCGTCGCCAAATACGTGCCCGTCATCCGCGAGGCGATGGGCACGGGCTACCGGGACCGCGAGCTCCGGCGCGTGCTAGCCCTCCAGGCGCCGCCGCCCGAGGGGCTCGGCCTGGCGAAGCTGTCGTTTACGCTCGCGCTGCTCGGCCAGGACACGATCTGCCTCGACGCGCGGCTGCTCGGCGTCATGTTCCCGCGGGCGGACCACCGAACGCGGTTCGAGAAGACGATCTCGAAGCGGGACGGCAAGTTCAACGAAAAGGCCATCGCCGCCTACGAGGAGGCCGAGGACGCGTTCTTGGCCGACAACCCACACTACGACAAGCGCGATCCGATCGGCCGCGCACGGTGCCAATGGACGAGCTGGGAAGCCGTCGGCGGGAAGGGGGCCGAGCACCGTGTGTGGCTCAACCTCCTCCCGGCCGCCTGACTCCTCTCACGGGACGTTCCTCCAGCTCCCCACGAATTGCTCGCTTCCAGCGCTCCCACGCTGCCACGACATGGTCAACCTCCAGCTCCCGATTTCGACCTGATTGAACCTCCAGCTCCCAAACGATCACGACCGGCCTGCTCCCTGCACGCCGTCGAACAGAGCGTCATCGAGTAATACTCGGGCGGGGTTGACCCGGGAATGACGAGCGTGCAGCCGCGGCACACGGTCCGCTCGCACACCTGGCATTTCCACGTCACGCTCGACCCGTCGTCGTGCTGCGTACGTTGGCAGACGCAACACGCAGCCGGACGCCCTCGTTCCTCCATGGCTCCCAGCCTTCCGATTTCGACCTCATTGCCTCCAGCTTCACGCACCCTGGCGGAACCACCAATGGTCCACGGTTCCTCCGCTCCCGCCGGCACGCGAGAGTATATGCCTCCAACTTCCCACGCGGTAATCGACGACTACATGCCTCCAACTCCCAAACCCTCGAGAAAGTCCCGACCTCCAGCTTCCACGCTTCCATTCTTCACAGCCGACGCAACTGCTACGGGTTCGCCATCATGCGCCTCCAAAACTCCCACGCTGCCAGCCACCAATTCCACTACCGACGCTTCCGCTTCGATACGTTGACGCTCGGCAGGTTGATCGTCAGCCCGCCTGGGTACACCATTGGGCCCTGCCGAAGCACGCTGTTCAACTTCGCGAACGTCTTGAACGGCGCGATGCTCGTGCCTGAGTTGTCGTCGCTCCCGTTCTCGGGATCCACATGAAACTCCGTCGGCTTCGGAACGACCAGGTGCCCACGCCACTCGTACGCCGACGTGTTGCCGCTGCGCATCTTCACGACCCGCGGGATCTTGCTGAGGATAATCTCGAGCCAGCGGTCCGCGGTTGCTGACGACACGCCCATGCGCATGACCGTCTGACGCGTGAGGCGCACGCCCAGGAGCAGTTCGCGCACGACGTCGATCAGCTCCACGCGCGACGGCCGCGCTTCACGTCTCTTGGTTGACTTTTTCATCGACTGCACCTGAGAAATCCATGGACACGGTCCTCCAACTCCCACTGCCTCTTTTCGCGACCTCCGTTTGACCTCCAGCTCCATCGAACGACACGTATCGAACCGGACCTCCAAACTCCCACAACATCTTCGCTCATTTCCGTCGGGCACTCACGTCGTCAATAGGGTGAATGCTGCCGCCTCCAACTCCCACTGCATTCTTCACTCGTTCCGGGCCCGCGGGCCAGCTAATCAGCTCACGGCAGGCAGCCCATCCTCCAACTTCCACTGCGTTTTTGCGCTCGCTCCGGCAAAGTTGGTAACAACAGCGAGATGGTTACCAGCGTTCCTCCAAACTTCCACTGCGCTTCGCTCCGACCCTACGCGCGCTACGGGCGGGGATCCACTTGGCCTTCTAGCCTCCAACTCCCACTGCATTCTTCACTCGTTCCGACCGCCGCGAAGCGTCGGACGACGATAAGCCCCGTGCCAACCTCCAACTCCCACTGCATTCTTCACTCGTTCCGACGAACCTGGGTTTGGCGCGGTGCGGTTGTATTTCTCTCATACGCCTCCAACTCCCACTGCATTCTTCACTCGTTCCGACCTCGCACGAGCCGAGCGGCCGCTCACGCATCACCGGCCTCCAACTCCCACTGCATTCTTCACTCGTTCCGACGCCCTGTGCGTCGAGAGCAGCCCCGAGCAACGTCCCTCCAACTCCCACTGCATTCTTCACTCGTTCCGACCATCTCAACAGGTGTCTTAGTCTTCGACTGCTGGATCTGCCTCCAACTCCCACTGCATTCTTCACTCGTTCCGACACGCGAGCATGCAACCGTAGTTTGCGCGCGTCGCTATGTTCCTCCAACTCCCACTGCATTCTTCACTCGTTCCGACGGCGCAGAGTTCGATCGTGGTGACGTATCGGGACGCCCTCCAACTCCCACTGCATTCTTCACTCGTTCCGACCGCCGAAGTGCGATTCATATGTTTCGAGACCGCGTGCACCCTCCAACTCCCACTGCATTCTTCACTCGTTCCGACCTTGATCGAAAAGTCGACGTCGTCGTTGGGGTGGTTCCTCCAACTCCCACTGCATTCTTCACTCGTTCCGACCTACCGCTGGAATCGACGTGAAGAGCGCCGACTTCCAACCTCCAACTCCCACTGCATTCTTCACTCGTTCCGACGCGGCCCATCGGTCGTCGACGGGCGTAAGTGCGGATTAACCTCCAACTCCCACTGCATTCTTCACTCGTTCCGACAGATCGGCCCAATCGATCTTGGCGCTTTGGATGATGCTCCTCCAACTCCCACTGCATTCTTCACTCGTTCCGACGGCTCGTTCCGCACAGCAACACTTTCCACTACTTACGCCTAGGTTTGCGAGCGGTTCGCTTCGAGCCCTTCGGGCCGTTCGGCAACGCCGCGTTTTCGCTGACCCCTTCCGCCGTCGTTGCCTTGCCTCTCGCGCAAACGTTTTGCGCGGCCGCCACGTCGAGGTGCCGCCGATACTTGCAGCCCGGCGCGGTACACTTGAACCGCCAGAACTTCCAATCGCGGTTCGCTTCCGCGGTGTGTCCGCACGCGGGACACGTCTGCGAAATGTACGACGCGCTGACCGACGTGGCCTCGATGCCGAGCTCCTCGAGACACGCCACGAGACGCATCTGGAGCTGGGAATACGGCCACTCCTGGATGCGGTCCCAAACGTACTTGCCGCCTTCGAGGTTCTCGGGCAAGCCGTCGCGGATGCCGCCGAAGTCCTCGATGTAGACGATGTTGACGTGCCGCTCGAAAAGCCAGCGCGCGAGGCGGCGGGCGATGACCTGGCAGCGCGTCTGCCGGTAGCGCTGCGCCTTGCCCTCGAGCGCCTCCGTCGGCCGGAGCATGCGAGCTCGACCATGGCCGTGCCGGCCCGACGCCTTCGACGCGTTCTGGAACCGACGACGCCTCGCCTGCATCTGCTTCAGGTAGGCCTCGATGTCCTGGCCGTCGTAGATCCACGCCTCGCCGGTCTCGGTCCACGCCGCGATCATCGCCCGGCAGCCGCGGTTGATGCCGGCCGCGATCCCTTGCCGGGCCTTCGGGATGAGCCGCTTGTACGCGAGCCGCACGTACCATTTCCACGGACGGAGTCGGTCCTGCTCGAAGACGGCCTGGCCGTGCTTCCACTCGCCCGACGCGATGCGCGCCAGGATGTTCGTCTGGTGGTCGTCCCGCGGACGCATCGGCACCGTGAACCGACGAGTCCCCTCGTGCGACTGCGAGTAGAACGCCATCGACAAGAGCAGGGAATCGCCCGCCGCCTTGAGATTGAGCGAGGCCGCCGGGATCGGGAACGGCTGCCCCATCTTGAAGTGCGGCCGGCTGCGCGTCTGCCGCACGAGCACGTCGTAGCGCTCCTGCACCCACTTGCCGTCCACGTCCTTCTGGAGCGTGGCCACCATGTTGGTCGAGAGCTCGGGGCACGCCCGGCGCATCAGCGGGTAGGAGTAAACCTCGTGCCCGCCGGTGTCGACGCCCGACTTCCGGACCGGGGCAAAGATGCCGGCCATCTTCCGCGGCATCGCCCCATGCTCGAGCAAGTAGCGATCGAGCGCCTCGGCGTCCCGTCGCTCGTTCGCGCGCATCGCCACGTTGCGCGCCGTCGTCGCAAGCCGCGCCACGTTCTCGAGCGCACCGCGGAGCTCCTTCTCTTCGGGCCCCATGACGCGCTTCTGGCCCTTCTCTCGCTTCGCGTTGAGACGATCGGACATCGCGCGCAGATCGATCTCGAACCGCGTCGTGTTGCGCGTGACCCGAAACTCAGGCGCCGGCTCGGCGCCCGGAACAGCAGCAGCAAGGTCCGCATCTCCGCCCTCCTCCCTTGCGGGAGGGTGCGTGGGAGTGTCACTTGTTGGTTGATTCGAGAGCGTGGGGCCCTCGAGCACCTGGCCACGGTTGTCCCCAAGACCGACGATCAGTTCTTTCGAATCAATCACGAGGGGGAAGGTTGGGACAGATGCACCAACGTGCGACTTTATAGCGAGCGCTGGCGAGCTTGCTTCCTCGGCCCGAGGGCCGTCATGTTCCCCAGCTTCGTCGCCTAAGGGTCGTGGAGTCGACCCGTACGGCAGAGACGCGGACCTTGCTACCGCTGTTCGACGATTTGACATCGTTACGATCGTACTAGCACGATCGTAACTTGCACGGCAAGTTTTCGATCAGACCTGCGGACAGCGCGGGTTTTGGTTCTGCCACGCGCTCTCCGGCATCGGCATGTCGTCGAACCCGAAGACTCGCGCGAAGAGCTCATGGCGAGCCTGAATGCCGAGCTTCCGATAGATCGACGTGATGTGGCACTTCACCGTTTTCGTCGTGTTACCCAACACGGTCGCGAGCTCGTCGACCATGTAGCCTCGCAGCAAAAGATGCGTGACCAGGAGCTCCTTGCGCGTCAGCTTCTCCGGTCCGAGGCCGCCGGGCGCCGCCCACCCGTCCACGACGCGCGTCACGTGCTCGGTCACGTACTCGGCCATGTTGCAAGGCGCACCGCAGTGATCGCAGACCAGAGCGGTCGACGCAAGCGGTGGCCCATCGGCCGGTGGCGGCTCGAACGCTACCGCGAGCGCCTCCCCGCTCTCACTCACAGGAACGCATCGGGATCGAACGCTGCCTCGGCTGCCACCGGAGCAGGAGCAGACGCGTGAACCGGGACCTGGGCCGGTGTCGCTGCTGCCGGAGTCACTTGGCCCCACTCGGCTGGCCTCGTCTTGTACGCCCCTTCGGCCGCAAAGCGCTCGAGGCGAGCGAGCTCCTTCGGCGGAATCGTGTTGGTCTTCAGTCGCCCATTGTCGAGCGCGAGCCCGGTAAACCGATCGAACGTGGTGCGAAAGATGTCGTCGGAGAAATGCGTGCCCACGACGATCGTGTCTTCCCCGAACTCGAGCAGCTCCGCAATCGTTGTCGGTTTCGGATCGGTCGCGACCGGGTCCAAGAGGAGCGCCACCTTGCGCGGGTCGTCGGCGATCTGGAAGTGCACCGCGGGGTCGAACGTCATCGTGACGATCGTACTATCACGTTCGTACTAGCGGCTGCAAGCTTACCCCGTCGCGGCGTTCGGCCTCGGCAAATCGATGCCGGCGATCGTCCACCCACGCAGCCACGAGAGACCGCGCGCGCTGCCCGGCGAGTAGGGGCAGTCGCTGAGGCCGAAGATGCGAGAGCGGTAGCCTTCGATGTAGTGCTTCAGATGCTGCACCGCTGCATCGCCTGGCCGTTCACTCGTCCACCGACCGGAGTCCGGTCCATGGAGCTCACGGCTTATCTGCTTCGCGATTTCTTCGTGCAGGTCGAGCTCGCGCAGTTTCGGCGCGACGTACGGAAGCTTCGGCATCTTACGTTCCCGAGGTGAGCGGTGGATACGAACTGAGAGGAGGCGTGCTCGGCGACGCGCACGCGACGAGCTTTGGATCGGCCCACGGGTTGACCGAACCGGTCACGAACCGCGTGAGCGCGTCCTTGAACAAATAGAGGCTCGGCGTCGCAACGATCGTGTTCGGGCACTGGATGAGCGCGCGCCAGCGGCACGGACACTTCGGATCTGGGTCACCGAGACCCTTCGCCATGCACCCGATCTCAGGGGCGCCTGACGGAAGCATCTCCTGCGAGCCGTCGCACGACTTCGACCAGCCCGCCGGAATCTTCACGACGAACGACGCGGGATCGATCGACATCTTCAGGCAGTCGCCGACCTCGCGCGTCAACCGGTCGATGAGCTCGGGCGGCACGTTCTGGCCCGTCGCGTCGTACTTGATACCGCCCGGCGTGGTCGACGTCGGCGCGACCTCGTAGGTCACGCCGTTCGAAATGCTGTAGCCCCACCGCGCCGCACGGCACGACGGCTCACATGAACTCGTCAACATCAAAAGGCTCAGGAGCAGGAGCAGGCACGCGGCTTTCATGACTTTCCACATTACCCGGATTCGCGCCCGTGCCGTTCGGCTTTTTTGGGTCGTCGGGACACCGACACTGTACGCACCACAGGTACGTCGGGCTGTCGGGATCCATGTCGCAGAAATGCTCGGCGCCGGTGCCGGCGCACTCGATGCACGACACCGAGCCGGAGTAGCAGCCAGAGAAAAGGCTCACGCTGGCGGGATGACCTCGACGAGGACCACCCCGGCGCGGGTCAGGTTCGCGAGCACGTGGGGAAAATGCGTCTCCAACGCGGCCAACATCTCGGCGGTCGGGCGCTTGCCCTCGAGCAGGATCGTGCTGTTGCACGCCCCGCGGCTGTCGCCCTGACAGCGATCCCACCACTGGATGGCCGTAAACCCGGTGCTGAGCTCGTGCCGCAAGAACAGGCCCTGCTTGTACTCGTCCGAGTCGTACGAGATACGCTGCCGTTTGGTAACCGACGAGCCCATGCCGGCCCAGCACAGCTCTCCCGTGCGGTGCATCTTTCTCGGCGCGAGCGTCCCGTCGAGGTGCACACCCTCCCCGTAGTACTCGATGGAGTAAGCGTCTTTGGACGAACGGCCACCGGGCGCGCGCAGGTAGTGCCCCGCCTGGTTCCAGCAACCGAAGTAAAAGCACCGCGGTGACGTAGGGTCGCTCACCGGTCCACTCCCATGCGCCGCCGCAGCTCCCCTGGCGTGCGGAGCGGCGTCTTCGAGGTGAGTCCGTCGTTCGTGTCGTTGCCGTTCACCGTGTCGACAAACCAGGTCGTCGTGGACGACTCGCTCCAATTCCGCACGAGGTAGCGGAGCACCTCGGCGTCCGAGACCGGACCGCAGTGCCCCCGCACGAACTTCGCGACTTTCTTGAACTGGCGAAGCTCGTGGCGATCGAGAGCCGTCGTCAACCGATGACGCTTGAGCTTGGCCGCCTTCTTCTTCGTTTTCATGGGCTTCCTCCGTCGTCGTGCCCCCTCACCATCTCGAAGACGATGAACGCAATGAAAGCCACAATAGCCAGCCAAAACAGAACGTTCATTTGGCCTGATCCGTGAGCTTCTCGACGGCCTTGCGTAGTCGCTTCTTGTCACGCTCCTCCAGCTTGAGCACCCGCCGGAGCTCGCTCTCGTCGACAAGCTCGGCGAACGCCGCGCGGATCAACTGCGACAGCACCTCGGGCGGCAGCGCGTCGACCTCCCACGACTTCTCGCCGTGCTTGCGGATGTAATCGACCGCGCGCGGGTCCGTAATCTTGGCGGGGTTCGGCGGCGGGTTGTACTGACGCACCTGCCGAATCGTCAGTGCGATCTTGCGCACGTCGACCTCGACCCCGAACATGCTGAGCCGCTCCCGGATGTCGCGCACCATGTCCTCGCCGGACGGGTCGTGGTCGCCGAGGTAGAGCAGCACGAGTCGGCGCTGAACGGAATGCGCAGGCTCGGTCGACGTGTTCTCGTAGTACTCCTTCGCCTTAAAGCGGGCGGCCGCCTCGTACATTGCCGATTGGGACGAGTAACCCTTATTCACTTGCAGGGACACGTGAAACTGACGTGCGAGCGGCCACAAGATGCCGGCCAGAGCGTCTTTTTCACAGTTATGCACGGCACACGGAACACAATAGGAGTTCGTCTTCTCGACCTCGATATTGTAGACGTCCCCTTCGTACGGCACCTCACGAAGGGTACCAATCGGACACGCCACGCCGTCGACACGCACTTTCATGTGCGAGAATCTGTACTTACGAACTGGCAAAGGTAGGCTCCATTTTTTGCCAACCGCAGCCGCGTTGACACCGCCGATCGTCACGCGAAAAAACGGTTGCCCATGATCTTGAACAACGCAGAGCGACGCAGCGTGGCCGCATCGCATCAATACGAGTTGCACCTGCCTTGCCAATGTTTCACTACGGGTACCCACGGACAATGCTGAACGACTAACGTCCCAGAGCGAGCCATCGCCACGAAAATAGTATTCCAACATTTTCATCTGTTTGGCGTGCGGCAGCGTCATCGCCCACAACGGGAACCGCTTGTTCCACGACCCAGAGCCGAAAGCGTCTCCGAAGAACTTGGCCGCAGCTTTACCGAAGACGTACACGATTCTTGTCCCTGCGCCGAAAGCTTCGCTCCACTTAAATCCGGCAACGGTGGCCCAGGCCTTGACCACCTCGGCGTACGCCGTTTCTTTCCGATGAAACGTGAACTGCAAAGTCCGCCCATCGCCGCGCACACTGCCTTCGGCCAGATACAGCCCAGCTACGGAGCAGAACGCGCTATCGACCTTCACCGTTGGTGTATTGACCGTCCTTGGTCCTCCAGCCATGCGCAGCGTCCGCCGGTCACGCACCAGACCGACGCGTGGCACGATGACAAGATCATGCTTCCGCAAACGATCGGCTCGCACAAATTCGCGCGGCGAATAACCACGAGAGCTGCCCACTCCTGTCCCGGTCCACTGCTCCACCCGTACCGGGTGGTTCGGCGTAAGACAAAATGGCAATAGCCCCCGCGCTCGCACCTCGACCAAGCGACCAACATAGCGGCGCCGAAACAGGCTGCGCACCCGTCGAGCAACGCCCTGAGCGTCGATGACCAGATCTCCGACTTCGAGTGCCGCAATGGGCGCAACGCCATCCGGCGTGGTAACCAGCGTCGTTGGTGGAAAACACCACAATTCCGCATAGGAGTCCTGGTTGTGCCAGCGAGGCAGGCGGTAGCTCTGAATCGCCGCCTCGGCGAGCTCGGCCAGGTCTTTGAACTCCGACGCGGCCCGCGGTTGCCTTCCGCGGTCCTCGATGGCATCCCAGTCCATCAGGCCCGCCAGCCGGGCGTCGCTAACGAGCGTCGACAAATTCTTGTAGCTCCGCTGCTCGTTCGAGAGAAGCGCCCGCGAGACGAGCTGGTAGAAGAGCTGCCGCAAGGTCAGCCGCAGACCTTGCGCCGCGTAGTCGTCGATGATCTCGTTGCACTGCCCGATACGATCGAGCGACTCCGTCGTGAATTTCTTGGACCGATATTCTTCTCGCATTTGGTGGCCTCCCGTCACCTTGTGCGCGCGACGGGCCTTCCTCGTGCAGACTTTTTTGCTTTTTTGATCCGAGGGCGCACGCCTCTCTTGAACAGCTCGAGCTCGTGCGAGTCGACGACTTCCGGATCGGTGCACGTAGCGGCATCCTCCTTCTGGTCCGCAAACCCGTCCAAGTTGGTCAGGCCTCGACCCTGCACCAAGTTGAACGCGATATGCTCCGCCACGAGAGCCGGCGTGTTGACGGTCGGGTACATGATCGAGCGCCACTCTTCGGTCAGCACCGAATCGAGCAACGCCTGCGAGACCATGACCTCGACCTCCATCTGCACCCAAAACCTGCGCATCGGAGGCTTCTTCTTCTCACTCTTCGCTGCTTGGCTTTTCGGCATGGGCTCCTCGTTTCGCCGCCATCTTGCGGTCGTAGTAATACACGCGTTTGCGCCAGCGTTTGATAAGGGTCTCGATCAACTTCTTTTTGCGGAGCGCCGCCGCGAGCTTCGCCCGGGCGTGCTCCTCGCGCTTCTGCGCCCGCAGCGCCTTGCGCTCGCCCACGCTCAACTCCAACACCTGCACCTCACGGATCTCGAGACCCGCGGCCCACTCGGGGAGCGGGAGATCGCAGTCCTTCTGATGCTGGGTCATCTCGCGATGCGTGGCGCCCTTATTGTGATGAACTTCATGTTCGAACACGCGGGCGAACCAGCGGTAATCGATCGGGAGGCCAGGCTTCGGCAAAAGCATCCGAATCCACCGGCCTTCGACCGTTCGAAATGGCCGCGTCACCACATCGCCCTCGTGCACCACGGTCGTCCGGGTCACGCTGCCGAGAGAGGCCCAGCAGATGTGCCGGCCGCCGGTGATGTACTTCACCTCGATGACCTTGTCGGGCTTCGCGTTCATGGCGCGGAGGCCGGCCGCAAAGAAGCGGCGCAGGTCTCTCGTGTTGTACGCCGTTGCGTTGCGAACTTTCATGCCCACCTCCACCACGGCTTGCCGAGCACCATCAGACCACCAGCTTCTTCCGAGAGACTTCTTCGAGCCTGGCCTTCAGCGCTTGCTCGTACTGCACGAGCGCGCCCAAGAGCGATTCACGGAGAACGGAGTCGGCGAGCTGGCGCACCTCTTCATCCGGCGTTGCCGGCGCGTCGTCAATGTCCTCGCACACGATCGACGCGAACGTGGACGGCATGCGGTTCTCCAGCGCGTCGACGAAGATGCGCGCGTCGCCACGAAAGGCCTCGAGCTTCTTCAGCTCGGCGCGGAGGCGCGCCGCGCGGTCGCGTCGGCGCATGCTCACGGCGTCACCCAATCGCGCGTCGCGACGATGTCGACCACTTTCCACAGGAACGAGCTCCACCTGCCAGCCGTGGGCGCCATCCCGTTGCCGCGATGCTCGAGCGTCACCAGCTTCGGCCCGCGATTGCCGAGATCCTTCGCTTCGGCCTCGTGGACCGGGAAACAGCAGTCGTAGCGCAGCATGTCGAAGGGGAAGTCCCCGCCGCCCTGCACGACGAATCGCACCGCTTCGACGGCCCGCTTCAGCTTGTAGTTCTTGAGCCCGGGCGCCCAATCGTCGAGAATTTCCACAACGGGCCAGCGCGCGTCGCGCCACACGGACATGGCGGGAGCCTGCCCGTTGTCCCGATGCTCGAGAACGAGCCGCCTCTCTCCGCTCGACTCGAGCAGCCGTGCATCGTGCTCGACGATCGGAAAGCAGCACTGCTTGCGGAGCAGGTCGAACGGGAACTCGCCCGATCCGCTCACAACGAACCGCACCGACTCAATGCGACGTTTGACCTTGAACTGGGTCGCCATCAGTTGCGCGCCTTGCCCATCGACGAGGCGATGATCTCGACGGAAGTCTTCTTGTCGATGCCGATCCGGTCGTTCGACTCGTCCGCAATCGCGACGGCGGCGGCGTAGTCGTGCCCCCAAAACCAGGGCATCTTCTGGTCGAGCTTCGCCTCGTACGGCCAGTCGCCAGTCGGATAGTGTCCCGGCTCGTGCTCGAACACGATCGACACCCGGTAGCCATCGCCCTCGACGAGTCCGTCGGGCGGGATGTAGTAACAGAAGCGGCGCGTCGCGAAGAGCTTCACGATCTTCGCCGCCGTTGCCTTACCCTTCGCGAGTTGCGTCTGATTGGTTTCACCCACGTCCGCCGCCTCCTTTGCCTTTGCGCTCGTCGCGCTCTTTCGTCCTGCGTTCACGATCCCAGCTGTGCTCCTCCCAGACGAGCCGGACGACCCGCCCGACCGATCGCATGTCCGCCAAGAGATCGCCGAGCTGCATTTCCTTGTCCTGGTAGCGCAAGCTGAACTCCTCGAGCACGACGCAGAGCCGCTCGAGGTAGTCGGCCACGAGCTCGAGCCGGAGCGACATGCCTCCCTCGAGCTTCACCGCGTCGCGCAGCGACCGCGTCGGCTCCGCTACCTCGGGCAGCGCCAGGTAGGGCATGCGTGCGAGGACCGCCAGAATGCGAACCTCGGCATCGGTGGGCGTACGCGCAGCCGTCACCTCGCTTGAGCCTCATCGCACTCGACCTCGCTCAACACCTCTTGCACCTCGTCGTAGTCGATCGACACGATGTCGCGCGGACCCGCCCGCACGATCCACGGGCGCGATGGTGCCAGCACGTGCGCTGCGTTCTGCGCGTCAGTGATAGATTCAGCCCGCACGACTACGGTCGTCTCGGCCATTGCCCGCACCTTCACGCGATAGAGCTTTGCCATACGCACCCCCAACGCCGATCACGACGACTCCCTTGCTGGACACGATATCGGATGCTGACCCGTCTTGTTGAGGCAGGTGCAGGTCCGATCGCGACGAACAACCTCGTCGAGCAGCGCCACCATCGGCGGCTCCATATTCCGCCGCACGGCCTCGGACTTGCGGTCCCGGCGCCACCAGTCAGCCAGGGACACGAGGAGCTCCGCCGAGGTCAGGTCGCGTGGGTTCTTCATCCGGTTCTCTCCAACTTCGCCAGCACCGGCCAAAAACGGACCTTGACCGGCGGCTCGCGTGTCGCTCCGTTGGCGAGCGCGCGGCCGAGCGCCGCATAGTACGGCGACCAATCCACGCCGACGATGTGGGGGCGACCTTCGCAGCGCGCCGCCTTCCGCGGGCGCTTGGCGCGACACTGGGGGCACGTGATGCGCGCTCGAACGCGACACCCAGCAATGACGTTCGAGCCGCAGACGGGCGACCCATCGGCGCGCGCAAGGTGCACACGCCTCCCGCTTGGCGACAGCCCGGCAAAGAGGCGCTCCCGGTATGCCCTCCTGGCAATAGAAACACCCATGCTTGTCCGTTTGGCTCCCACCGGTGGTCTTAGCGTGCGGCTTCGTATGCCGTGCCGTTCCAAACTTCGAGGTGGTCGATCACGGGCTCGTTGTCGACGCTGCGCGCCGCCTCGCGCAAGGCATCCGCGTTGTCACGCGCGCCGATCATTACCCACCCGAATCTACCGCGGTAGCGGTAGCTGGTTAGGCCAGCGACCGCCAGCGGCTTGTCGGTTCCCCATGCGCTCTCGCTTGCGGCTGCTGCGGGCATCAGCCTGGCACCATCGGGAGGTTGTGCTGCTCCGGCTCCGCGGCCGGCGGCACCTTCGGCACGACGCGCACGATGCGCGCCCCGTGCTCCTCGGCGAGCTTCACCGCTCGGTCCGGCACCTTGTTCTCGTCGGCGATCACGAGATCGATGCCGGTCGGTTTGAACGTCGAAAAGATCGCGGGCTCCTTCGGAACCTCGCCCTTCTCGGCGTCAAACGGTCCGACGGGCGTCAACCGGTGCGCGAGGTAGACCCACGTCTTGCCGATCTCGAACCCCTTGGGCACCGTCTTGATCTTGCGGCTGACCCCCATGCGGTTCGACTCTTTCGAGAAGTCGTCCGGCGTCTTGTAGAACGACTCGCCGATCCAGAGCAGGCCATGCCTGCCCTCGGGAATGCCGAGACCGAGCGGACACGACTCGCAAATCCGCCGGCCGAGCTGACACGGCGCGCTGGGCAGCCGACCGTCCTCCGGCATGACGAAGAGCTTCGACGGCTCGATCCAGTTCCACCCACGGCTCGCCCTGATCCCGCCGCCGCAGACGGGGCACGCGTGGAGCTTGAACGGGAGGCGCCCGCAGCCAACACCTTCGCTCGGGCCAACAAGGTACACGCCCACGCCGTCCTTCGCCGGCTTGCGGTACCCGCATCCACGGGCCGACTCCTCCGATATGACCACGTCCACCATGTTTGATCTCCGCCGCTTGAGGTTAGAATCGTACTAGTACGATCGTACTAGTGCAAGAGTGAACTATTTCGGTCGCAGTCTGCGCAGCACGGCGCGGTACATTCGCGACATCGACGAGACGCCCACCGGCGGCGTCGGCGGCGTCGACGAGACGCGAACCGGGGGTCTCAGCTTGCGGAGGGCCGCCATGTACACTTCGTATCTAGGTTGGGCCCACGGCCCCTGGACGTGTCTGCGTCGCCGGGGCGACTCCGTGGGGGCTGTCACGCGTACCAGCTAGAGCCGTGGAGCCACTCCCCTGTCTGCTTGTCGCGGTAGCTCGCCGGAGCGAGCGGAGCTCCTACGTGCGCCCTCGCGTGCTGCCTCGCCTCGTCCAGCGTATACACGGCCACGAGGCTCCCGTGCTCGTAGAGCTCGATGCGCCTCTCGCTGACCACCTCTTCGGTCGGTTGCGGGGTGGTACTGTGCTGGCCATTTTTCTCGTCGATCATGAGTCCTCCATGCCGAGCCGCATACTGCGGCCCAGCGTGCAACACTCAGATACTCTCGGCAGGCAGACTCCCGATGCACTCGTCGCCCATCTTGTCGTCACCGACGATTCCGGCCACGCGACGGATCGCGCGGATCGTTTCATCCGCGATCGAATGTCGCACGCCATCGCTCGTCATGTCGACGGGAGAGCCCGCAAAATTACGCGGTACATCGACGAGAAATCCAGCGCGGTCCTCGCGAAACCCGACGTGCTGCCCGCCGCCGCCCGCAACACGCGCGCCATAGACGATGCGACGACCATCGGCATGCTCACGCACCCGAATGTACCACTCCGTATTGGCCTGGGACCGGACCACCCCGTCGTGCTCGGAGACATCTGCGATCGTGGGCCATTCGGCCTTGTCGATTTTGATCGGGCTGCGCTCGGACATCGTGATCGTGAGGTACTTTTTTTCGGTGGTCATGGTGGTTGTTCTTTCCGCGGCTCTGATGCCGCGAGGGAGGCCGGAGCGAATCCGGCCCCCGACGCGACACCTGGGCGCGAGATCGGCGACGGTGGCCGTCTCGACAGCGACCCAGGAGCACCGTGCCGGCGCGACCTCGCTCGATCCATCCCAGGAGTACATCGATTGGCACGTCTCCCAGATCGTTCATTGTCTCCTCCTGTTTGCATCAGAACGCTCGGCGTCGTCGGCGCCGCCGCTTCGGATCGGGCTCGACCTTCAGCCGGTCCCGCAGCGGTTTCTTTTCCCAGGTCTTGATCGCGACCTCCATGCGGGCGATCTCCTCCTTGTAAAACTCGACGCCTCGCTCGGTCGTTCGAATGTTGCCGTCCAGAAGCTTCGCCCAAACCTCTTGTCGCGCTAGATCGGTCTCATCGGCCGTGAAGGGCTCCGCCCATTCGGTCCAGCCCGGATCGTCATTCGCGCGGTTGCGCCAATGACCCCCGCCCCACATGTCGAACGGTCGCCTCGCCGTAGTCGGCACGGGGACCTTGAGCGGGCGGTGGAGCACGCGTACCTTGCCCGTACGCAGGGCTTCCAAGTGGAGCTCGGCACCGATGCGCCAACCGATCGCCGCACCCTTGTACTTCTCGGCGGCGTGGCTCGCCTGCTCGTGGGGCGGAAGCTTGACCGCAAAGCAGTCGCCCACAATGAAGCCGTCGCCCGGTCTCCGATATCCGTGGTGCACGAGCTGGAAGACGGGCTGGTCGGCGGGCACGCGCAACCGGCCCGGCTTGGTCACCGCAATCTCGCGGCTGCAAACGATGCAAGTGCCTACGATGGTTTCGCTCATTCTTCAGCCTTTGCCGCGGCCCGCTCGGCATCGTCGACGGTTCGCAGCTGTGGATTGTTCGCGCCGTAGCGCGCCATGTAGCGCGCGCCGGCCACCATTCGAAAGGGTCCAATCGCGTAGCGATAGAGTCGCCCGTGCGATTCTTGCGTCGGCTTGCGGGCGCTCCAGAAGACGCGTCGCCCGCCCGTCGCAACGTGCTTGCCGACGTACGGCCTCACTGCGCGCGAAAGCTCTGCGCTTCCTCCATGTGACGCGCCATGACGTTCGACGAACCGTCGAGGTCGGCGATCGTACGGGCAACGTCGCCCGTACCACCTTCGCGACGCGCAAACTCGCGAGCACGTACGACGCGCTCCCGCACTTCCGCCGACGACTCGCCGGGGATGTGGTCCTTCATCGCTGCCACGACCACCGGGTCAACATGCACGACCAGGTCGAACAAGTACGTCGGGAGCCGTCGCGTGAAGACCGCGATTTGCTCGGGTGAGCACTTGCACTGTCGCGCATTGGGCACGCGCGACCAACCGCACGAGCAAAGGGGCGCCGACCCAACGAGCCACGGGCGCGCCGGAAACGTCGCCGTCTGCCGACCCGCATCCGAGACGACGCGGGTCGCGCCTTGCGTCAGGGAGCCGTTGAGTGCTTCGATCGTGCTCTTGCGAAACTCGTGCACCTCGTCGAGGAAGAGGACGCCCGCGTGCGCGAGCGACACCTCGCCGGGCCGCGCCGGGGTGCCACCTCCCACGAGACCGGTCGAGCTGACGGTGTGGTGCGGCGCGCGGAACGGCCGCGTTTGCAACGGTCCGGCGCCGTGCCCCAAGAGGCCGGCGACGCTATGAATCTTGCTCGCCTCGTCGCGCTCGGCGGCGTTCAGCTCCGGCAGGATCGAGGTGAGCCGGCGCGCTAGCATCGTTTTGCCGGTGCCCGCCGCGCCGAGGAGGAGGACGCTGTGGCCGCCGACGGCCGCTATCTCGAGGGCCCGACACGCTAGGGCCTGACCGACGATGTCCGACATGTCGAACGGCGTCGACGCGTTACGCGCCGGAGCGATTGGCAGCGCCTTCGGCAAGGTCTCCTCGCCGCAAAGCCACGCGCGGACGTCGCGCAGGTGCTCCGCCGTTCCGACGGTGTAGCCTGCTGCCTCGCCGTGGTTGCCGACGGACAGAATCGCGCGACGAAAGCCGTTGTCGGCAGCGCCGGCCAAGTGCGCATACGCGCCGCGAATGGCCCGCACGCCGCCGTCCATGGCAAGCTCGCCGAGAAAGAGCGTCGCCTCGTCGCACCGCGACGCGGGCACCTTGCCGATGGCCGCCATGGCGCCGACGGCGATGGCGAGATCGAGCGCTCCGCTCGCATGCTGAAGCGAGGCATCAGACGTCAACTTGACCTTGAGGCTCACGCCGTCGAGCTCGACGCCGAGCTGGGCGAGCGCCGCCATCACGCGGATGCGCGATTCCTTCGCGGCGATCTCGGGCAGGTCGGGAAGAACGAGGCCACGCGAAACGCCGCCCGAAGCGACGACCTCGACGTCCACCCGAACGCGGTGCGCGACCAGGCCCACGAGGGCGCTCGAGTAGAGCGTTGCTTTCATGTCCGGTTTCATTCGGTGTCGATCTCCTTGGCCAGTTCGGCCGATCGAATCGCCGCTGCGAGCGGCGACGTGTACAATTCAGCGCGGCTGACGACGTAATCGCCGCCCTCCGGAACACGCATACGCACGACCACGGGATCGTGGAAGTGCCCTGACTTGACGTTGTGGTTGCCCGTCCCCTCGGTCACGAACTCCACGATCTCGACCCCATCGGGGAAGGCGACGTAGAAACAATCACCCGCTTGCATCGGTCCCCCGGTTATTGGGGGTGGGCGGGCAGTAGTCGTCCAGGTCGAGCTCGTAGCCCTCTTTTTGCAACTGCTCGACGAGGCCCGACCAGTCGGCCGGAAACGCAAGCGCGTAGTCAGGGTCGCGATCGACGCCCTCCCAGCGCGCCCCGCCAATCGCCTGATCGGAAAGCGCCCACGCGAGCGCGCCATCCCCGCGAACCTCCGCCATCACGGATCCTTCGCGGTCGTCCAGGTTCTCGAGCTTGACCACGAAACGGAGCTTCTGGCTGGCGTAGCCGCGCGCCTTGCACGCACTGCACTCCGCCCAATCGAGCCCGCCCGGGTCGCCGAGCCGGCCCCTGCCACCCGGACCCGTACCGGGGTAGCCGTAGCAGCCTGTCAACTTGACGTCCGTCGAGCCGCACGCCTTGCACGCGATCGTCGTCTCACCGGGGAAGTTTTTCGACGGAACGAGCGGCCATCCTCCGTAACCCGATCGAGCCGTCATTGGGACTCCAGTTCGGCGCGCACGGCGCTCGGCAGCTTGTCGAGCAGTTGCGCCTCGGTCAGGGTCGATAGCGGCGCGAGCACGGTGGCCCCGGTGGACTTCTCGAGCATCAGGATCGACTTCTGGCCGTCCGCGAGCGTCCCTCGATAGGCGCTGGGCGTATGCTGCCAGACGAGCCGTTCCAGCTTCGCACGGGAGGGCTTGGTCAAGTCCGCCGGCAGCGGGGGCAGCGCGTAGTGAACGCTCACCACCTTGCCGCGCGTCATCAGCTCGGATCGCGATCCGAGCTCGCACCCGTTATGCGAAAGCACTTGGTCACTCGACCGAGCGGTGTGCATGCGCCGCACCTCGACACCCGGCAGCGAGCGCCGTCGCTGGTACTCGGTTTCTTGCGCCCGTTCTTCGGGCGACTTGATTCGTTCCGTTTTCACGAGGCGAGCTCCTTATCCTTTTTTTTGCTGACCTTCGAGATCTCGCAGCGCGAAAGCACCGTCTGCTTGCGGTCGCGGAAGATCTCGTGCTTGACGACGGTCCCGCGAAACTCGAGGGTGTCGCCTGGCGCGTAGTCCTTCCAGCCGGTAGCGAACCAAGTGAACCGGTGCCCCTCGGGCGACTCGATCCCGACCACGGTCTTGACGCTGTCACGCCAACCGGCGATCTCGCGAACGAACGTCACGGTGCCCGTGAGGTCGTACCGCTTTTTGATCTCGCCGAAATACTCGGTCGAAGTCGCGGGCGCGCGCCTGGCGGCCTCGACTTTCTCGATCTCCCGCGCGTAGGCTTGCACCGCCGACGCGAGCAACCCAACCGTGCGGTGCGTGACGCTGGACTGCTGCGCCGCCGTGCGGAGGTTGTACATGTAATCGCTCGCGTCCGTCGTGGCGAGCAGCCACGCGAGAACGACGCCCGCGCGCTCGACGTCGCCCGGCGTCGGCTGGGCCGAACGCCAGTACTCGAGCTCACGCGCCGAGGTCGGGGCACGGCCCGATATGAACGACGCAAAGTCCGCGGTCGACTGCTTGGCCGCTTGGCCGCCGGTCGCTTCGAGGTAGGCGCTGGCCGCGCCGCGCGACGTCCAACCCTTTTGACGCACGGCCGCAACGGCCGCCGCCAGGAACCGATCGACGGGCAGAATCGAACGCCACCCACCGCCGCCGCCCTCGCCATCGTAGTCGTCGGCTTCTTCGCCGTCCGTCGAGATCGACAGTTCGTGAGTCAATTCCAGGATGGCAACAACCACCTCGACGTTCGCGGAGCGCAGATAGTCGGCCAGGCAATTGCGGCCGATCTGTTTGAGCGTCCCATCGGGGGCGCGGAGCACGAACGTGTCGGCACGCTTGCGTTTCGACTTGCAGTGATCGCAGTTCGGGCCGGCCGACCGGTACGCAATCAGGTCGACCTCGCCAGCGGCGGGCGTTTTCGAAACGAGGTTCCCCGTTTCGGTATGTTCCAGCCGCGCGAGAAAGTCGTAGCCCGAGAGCTTCGGGCTAGGGCCCTCGAGCTCGCACCACGTGCACGGCAATTCGAGAATGCGCGGCGGGCCGCCGCTCTCTCTCGGAAGGCGCTTGATCCGTGCGTCCTTGCGCACCTCACGGAGCACGAGGGCCGGCATCTTGAGCTTGGCGCACCGTCGCGCGAGCCGCGAGACCTTGGTCTGGAGCGTGGCGAGCCGCGCGTCCGGGATCTGGTAGGCGGCGAGCGCGCCGTGTGTTTCGGTCGTTTCGTTCGTCATGGTAGTCCCTACTCGCCCGCGGCGAGCCAATTGCGGGGCGTCGTCACGAAGACGAGGCCGCCCATTCGTTCACGCACCGGGTCGCCGCAGCGCAAGCATTCCCCGTTGTCGGGGGCGCGTTGCACTGACAGCTCCGCCCGTGGATCGATCTCTTCGAGGCAGTACGTGCACATACAGCGCACGACGTTCGGGGGGTCGCCCCCGCACAATTGTTCCGCGATCAAGTTGACCGCAATCGCGAGGGCCGTGGCGCGGTTCACGCGCCCGCCGTCGGCGGCAATTCGGTTGTGTAGACGTCGGGGTGAACGGTCGAACCTTCCGCGGCGCGCAGGTACCCGTACCGGTACCCCGCCGACCACGCGCAGTTAAAAACGCGATCCTTGCCAGCCGTGTTCGCATCGGCCGCTTCCCACGAAAGCTCGGTCTCTTCGCCGATGACGTACTGGCCAGCGCGCCCCTTGCCTTCGATGGCGCCACACCGAGCGCCCTGCGCAAAGTACTTGCCGAGCGGGCCAGCGGCCGGCCCCAGCTCGATTGATCCCATGTATCCGTAGTTGTTGAGAGCCATTGGTGACCTCACAGCCCCGCCGTCGGAAGGAGTCCCTCGACGTCCTTGCGGTACGCGTAGAACTCGCGGTGTTCCGGATCTTCGTTCACCCACGCGGTACCGAAGGCCACCGCGGCGGCAAGGGTGCGCTCGCTCTCGGGTAGGTGCCGTTGCGAGTAGAGGATGCCCCAGTTTTCGAGACCGGAGTCGTGGCGCACGCTCCACCCGTACATCGTGCGATGGAGGCGCGCACCGCGACGGCCGCGCGCCCACTGATCTTCCTGGACCTTGCACAGGCCCTCCGACTCGAACGTTCCCTCGTGGATGCCCGGCGCGCACCTCGCGCGTATCTCGCCATCCCACGGCGCCGAGTTTCCAGCGAGCACCACGAACGCTTCTGTGTTGAGCATTAGAGCCCCGGCGCGAAGTAGATGGGTTTGCAGCTTTCCGGAATCGCTACGAACTCCGGATTGCAGGCGGTAGCGCGTAGCTCCCGCTCGCAGTCGTAGGCGACGCTCGCCGTTGTGTTCGATGAAAACAGCACCTCATCGCAGACTTGCACGTGACCGAGCAGGTGCGTATTGCACCGCGCTTCGAACTCGTGAATCGCGTTGACGATGATCTCGCAGGCGGCTTCCGAGTCGCCGAGGAAGCTCGCAGAGCAACCCGGCAGGGCGAGCAGGAGAATGGCAGCGAAGCGTTTCATCGGGTCACCGATCCGCGAGGGGCCAAGCCACCTCGCCCGTGGGGAGGACGCGACAGAGCACGTCCGGGGGTTGAATCGCCAGGCGAAAGAACTCGCCCGAGGGGTAGAAGATCCATTGATCGTTGCCGCGGACACAGACCACGCGGTGATCGTCGCTGCCCTTGCCGTCGTTGAGGACGTCGGGCTTGCACTCCGCGGGAGTGAACTCGGGCGCGTGGCAGACATCGGGGAGCGCCACGACAGCGCCATCGGTCGAATCGGGAACGAGGCGGCCAGCACAACCGACCGCAGAAACCGCCAGAAGAATTGCCCACCGTTTCATGACTGCACCTCCGCGGCGAGCTCACTCAGCGAGGGGTTGACCCGTCGCGCGTCGCGCACCGCTTGCACCTTGCGCCACTCACCGAGGAGCGCCGCGTCCGTCGTTTCCGAGCGAGGGACCCGAATGGTCGGACGCTCCACTACATTCTTGTTCGGCACGTTCAACCTCCTTCCCTTCGCTTGATTCGACTTCACGCAACCCGCCAGGGTCAACCACCAAGGCGCGCGATTCGGGCGTCCCCAAGTCGTCGCAGTCAGAGCCCGGCCGGGCGCTGCCACCGGAGGAATTGAACCTCTTCCCCGGCGGGTTGCGTGAAACCGATTCAAACCATCCTTTCGCTTGACGGAGCGCCCGAACCGTTCGGGCACTCTGCAAAGCGCGCGGACCACATTGCCCGCGCACTACTTTCAACCGTCCGAGTGGAAGTCCTCCCTGTCGTGGGGCCACTCGCCCCCAGTGACGTCACCGTCGTACGTTTCCGCGCACGTTTCGCAGTACCAACCGATCGTGATCTCGACGACTTCCTTGCCGGTGAGATCGCACCCGCATTCCTCGCACTGCGGATCGCTTGGCGCCCCCTGCTCTTTCCAGCTCGCGAGTACCGCATTGTATTCAGCGTTTCGCGTCGGTCCTGCCACTTTGTCTCCTTCCCGCTTGACGGAGTCCCCGAACCGTTCGGGCACTCTGCAAAGCGAGCGGCCCATGCCGCCCCTTGCGTTTCACTCAGCAGGGCCGGGGACTGGCCAGGTCTCCCTGGGAAGCGTCGCGTGTCTTGTCACGCGCCGTTCGTCCGTCCGTTCTCGCCCTGCCCGTCGTTGTCGTTGCACCTCCCTTTCTTGCTCTCGTTTCGTGACCCTTGTTCGACTGCGGCGAGCCCCGCGGCCCCCCGGTTACTGCCTGCTTCCGAGTCTAGTTCGGCCGCGGCGGGGCCCGGCAGGCAGCGGGCTCATAACGTCCGCTATGAGCCCGCGGCACCATACCACGGTCATGTACCCGATGCTATGAGCCCGCGACACCTCGAGCTCGCCGCGGCCGAACTAGGGACGTAAGCCGGAGCGGTCGGGACCCAAAAGGGGCTCGCCGCGGGCCGGCAGGAGGATGAGACAATGAGCGAGATCAAAGTAGGCGAGCCGGTGGAAGTGCAGACGGACGCGGGCGTTATCCGCGGCATCGTCGAAGCGGTCGGCCCGCGGGTGGTCTCGCTTCGTGACTCGGACGGCGACGTCGTGCGCGTCGACGCGGAGCTCGTGCTCCGCTCGCAACCCGAGCCCGTCGCCGCGCCGGCGCGAACCCCGCGCCCCAAGTTTCTCGTTCGCCTCTACACGTTCCAGGGCGTGCTCTCGGAAGTGCGCGAGGTCGGATCACGCGGCGCCGCGGTGCGCGTCATCGCCAAAACAGGCGGGATCCGCCGGGGCGAAGTCCTCGGGCCCGACGGTCGGGTCGAGACGATCGACGGCGGGCGCGCCATCGAAGAGTGCAACGGGGTGACCCATCACCCGGTCTGGCGCGACACCCGCGCCTCGTACAACGGTGCCAAGGTTCGCGCGTCGCGCTCTTGGTACGGATCCGCGGCGGCCTAGGCTCGCCGCGGCCCAACGGAGGGCACTCATGGCTCACACGGGATTCAAGGGCATCAGGTCGGGCGGGTACTCGTACGAGGCCGTCCCTCCGCCCAAAGTCAGCAGGTACGCGTACGGGTGGCGGGTCCGCACATTCGCCACCCCGCAAAGTGTCGCCGCTTTCATCGGCGCCGGCATCGGGCGAGGCCCGCGCATGGTGCTCCAGTTCGAGTCCGGCGACGTCGAAATCATCGATTCGGACGGCCGGCTCAACGCTTCGAAGTCCGCGCTCGCCGCGGTGGCGCTTCTTCTCAGCAACGAAGAAGCCAACATTCTCCGACTCTTCGGGGTCAATCTGCCGGCGCTCGCCGCGGAGGACGATTCATGAAAACGATCACGCAGCTCGCACAGCTCGCCCTCGACGTCCAGGACGCGTGCAACCTCTCCGGCGTCGTCCACTCGTTTTCGCAGGTCATGACCGATCTCCGCGAGATCGCGCGCGCCGAAGGCTGGGAGGGCACGGACGCCCTGAACCGACACCCGATCGCGCTTCTTTTCTCGAGCAAGATCGCAAGTCTCACCTACTCCGAAAGCACGACCGAATTTTCACGCGCATGGGACTGGGCCTCGCGCCTCGTCACGGGCGAGGTGGTGCCCTCCCGAGAGCTACAGGTCGGCGGATGAAACGGCCCACCATTTGCTTCGGACCCGACGCCTGCCAGCACAAGAAAGGGTGCCGGCTCGGCCGCCCCCTGTGTCGCTGGATGCGCGCCAAGCGTGGCAAACCATGCTGGTGCGGCGCGTACAAATACCCTCACCGCAAGGGCAGCGCGCTCTGCGGGAATCCTGCCCTGATCTGGGCAGCGCTCGATCAGCCGATGCGCGGCGGAAGGGCCGCGTGAACAAGGCCGCCATGCTCCACCGGCGCATCCTACTCGACGGCGCCATCTACTTGCGACAGTACCGCCCGGAGCTCCGAAGCGCCGACGCGCGCGTCAACGAGGGCCGCCGATCCTACGCCGCGGGCCTCGCCCAAACGTTGGCATCACACCTCGGCACTTGGCTGCCCGAGGAACCGAAACCGTGCCCCGTCTTGGGCCTGCCCGTTCGCGTCAGGAAGTCCGCTCCCCTCCCGTCGACCCCGCCGCGCTTCGCGCTTGGCGAGCGTCAAAACGGCCAAACGTTTTTCTACTGGCAAGAACCGCCAGCGGCTCCGCTCTACTTTTTTCCGGAGAGATCAAGATGAAAATCGGATCAAGCACACCCCACGGCAAAGCCGACCACGTGACGCTGAAAGCGCCCGGGATCTGGCAATACAGCACGCCGGGCCACGGCGGCTACAAACTCGACCGCGCGCGCAACGCCGCGGTGCACCCCGCGCTCCGCAGGAAAGGCGGCTGGTATGAGGAAGATTGCGAGTATGCGAAGGTCGTCCTGAATTTCCACGCGCTCTACACAAGCGCCGAGGTCGAGCAGGCGCACCACACGGCAAAACAGTACTACCCCGACACCTACACCGCGGCCACCGGGAACCCGGTCACGCTGGCCGAAAGCCGCGTGCTGCGCGAACGAGAGTTCCACACCACGCATGCGAACGACCACGTCGTCACCTCGGCGTGGGGCGATTGGCACGGCGCGGTGCCCAAGGACCACGTCGGCGTCGTCGCCTGCCTCGGTGGCGACCGCACCAAGCGCGACACCGAACGCTACTTTCTCCTCACCGCCGCGCAGTACGAAACGCGTGCGGAGTTCGGCTTCGTGATCGACCTGGCGACCGCCAAGGTCTGGGAGAACCACCCGTGAGATATTGCACTGACCGCGTCGATGGCACGTTCTCCGTGGCCTCGTACGTCGCTCCCGAACCGACCGTCTACACGGAGGACAACTCATGAAGATCAAAGTGCATTGCATTGCGATCATTGACTCGTGCACCGTGCCGGCCCCGGTACTCGTCGCCGAGATTCGCGTTCCGCGCGACACCGTGAAGGTGCGCCGCTACGTGCTGCTGTCGGAAGACACGCGCTCGCAGATCTCGCGGATGACGAACTACGCGGGCGACTACGACCGAAGGCTCGCACCGATCGCGCAACCCTTCGCCCTCCCCGCGCTCATCCGCACGCACGCATTCAACGCGGCCGGCGAGCTCACCGAAGGCGGCGATCTCTCCTCCCGTAAAGGCACGTGGGGCAACGCCGAGAGTCTGTGGGTATCGACCCACGCTGCCGCGGTTCTCCTCGGCGAGTTCTACGCGTGGCGCGACAAGCACCCGCCGACCACGCCCGACATGATCTGGGCCCCAAGCTGGGGCGCTCTCGTCGGGTTGCAAATGCTCGCCATCGCGGCCGGCCTCGACGTGCCGCAAGCCAACGATCAACCCGAACCGGAGGTGACCCAACCATGAACGACGCGACCGAGCCGACCGTCTCGACCGCCCCGACCCAAGACTTCGAGGCGGCCCTCGCCAAGTTCCTCGAGCAGGCGCAAGCCATGATCGACGCGCACCGCACCCGCAACTTCCCAAACATTCCGCGCGAGGTGCTGAAGCCCGAGATGGGCAAGCGCTACGTGCGCGTGTGGAAAAACACGGAGCAAGGACTCAAGGAGCACGGCCGCGGGTGCTGCTACTGTTTCGTCGACACGACGAACGGCAACATCCTGAAGCCCGCCAGCTGGAAGGGGCCCGCCAAGGGTGCCCGCGGCAACATCTACGAGAGCGACGCAGTCAAGGGCGTGACTCCGTACGGCGCCGCCCGGGCACGGTGATCATGAGCTGGCCCCGCATGCGCAACGTCAAGACCGAGCCGAAACCCGCCGCCGCCAAGGCGGGCGTGGCAAAGCAACCGAACCCGGCGCAGCTGGCGGCGCTCATCGCGTACGCGCGCGCCAACGGGCGCACGTGGAAGTCGAAGCTGTCGGTCGACTGGTCGTACGCGCGCGCTCGAGTCGACGGCGAGATCAGCGCCGAGCTCCAACAAGTCCGCAACGAGTTCGGGCCGAGCTGGCTACGCCGGTTTCGGCTCCGCGTGCCGAACATGATGACCAAGGCGCGCCGCGCTCGACTTCAGCGAATCGTCGTGCGTCTCCGCAACATCTCGTCTCAGGCGAACCACACCGGGCGCCCGTGGCGGCGCTACCAGCTCGTCCTGCGCGTGCTCGACGCCCTCCGCGGTCTCAAACGGTAGAAAGGAGTCTCCCATGGCTAGCAACAAGGTCGCGCCTCTCGTTGGTTTCCGTGACAAGCACGGCGTGCTCGAAGCATCGTTCGCCGACGGCGTCAGCCTGAACCTGCACGCAGCGAGCGGCATGCGCCGGTGGTACGCGCTCCGCCCGTTTTACCCGGACGGCAACGGCTCGGTGTCTCACCCGGCCGCGCGCAAGTACCAGCACGTCGCCTTCGAAGCGTTTTTCAGCGGCGTGCCTCACCGCACGCACGTCGACCGTGACGGCGATCTCGTCGCCGAGCTCGCCCAGGACGCTCGCTCCATCAACTGCGGATAACCACCATGAAATTTCAACCCCAGATCTCCGACCTTGTGCGCCTCGACGAAAAGCTCGCCGAGGGCGCCGTCGTCGAGGCGCGGTGGACCAATTCCCACTGCTACTACCGGGCCAGCGCCGTGGTCGTGAAGTTGAACCGCAAGTCGATGCGCGTGCGCCTCGTCGCCGCCGTGCCCAGTCAGATCGGTGGAGCCGGCTACCCGGTCGGCCACGTCATCGTCCTGCCGCGCACGCTCGCGCCCACCTGGTCGCCGAACAACTGCGCGGCCCCCGCGCCGGAGCCCAGCAAATGAAACCCAAGGGTCCCGTCTGGAAGATCCCGCAGTACCGCGTCAAGCTCGTCCGCGAGCGGACAATCAGCTACCCGGTGCGCGCCGGTGAAACCGAATCGCCACCCTACCGTGTCGAGGCGGCCGAGATCGCGGCTCGCGTGCTCCACGCCCTGCTCGACGACGCCGACCGAGAAAAGGTCGTGTGCCTCTACCTCAACGGCCAGAACGTGCTCATCGGCGCCGAGATCGTCGCCATCGGAGGCATGCATTCGTGCGGCCTCGCGCCGCGCGACATCTTGAAAGGTCTACTGCTCGCCAACGCCAGCGCGTTCATCATGGGCCACAACCACCTGTCCGGCGATCCGACCCCGAGCGAGGAAGACAAGGAATTGACGAGCCTCGTGCGCAAGCTCGCCGGAGCGCTCGGCACCCCGCTCGTTGACCACGTCATCGTCAGCGCGAACGGGCGCCACACATCATTTCTCAACGCTGGCCTGATGAAGGACGACTCATGACGAAAAGCATTCCCCCCGACACCAACCTGGTCGGCCCGCGTCGCGACGGCGAAACGCTCGAGGGCTTCGCGACCCGCTACCACAAGTGGAACAACCAGCTCGCGACCAAGTTCCCGTCGAGCGGTCGAACCCAGCGCGCCGAACCCTCCGCACCGCTCGAGGAACCGGAGAACCATCAGGTTCGGTGCACGCTATGCGGGACGAGCAGCGACCCGGCACCGCGCAAATCCGAGGCCTACCGCAACGCACAGCGCGCGGGGTTCACCCAGCTACGCGACAAGGAGGGCCGTCCGGTGCGCGACGAGCGCAAGAGCCCTCAATGGCTTTGCCCGCACCACACCGCGCAGCTGAAAGCGCGCGACAGCTCGCCCGATCTGGACAAGCCGTGAAACGCCTCGTTGCCGGCAAGCTCCTCTGTTGGTCGTATTGCTGGCCGACAGCGCTGCGCATAGGCCAGCGACCAGCGCGCCGCCTCGTCGTGGCAGCGCCTCAAAACGACAACGACTTTGCGATCCGTTCCCGCTACCGCGCGCTCCGCCGATGGCACCGCAACATCCAAGACGAGAAAGGACTTTCCCATGGTCGTGCTGCTCAACGGTGAACCGTACCCGGGCCCCGCTGCCCCTGGCAGCCACATCCGGCTCGAATACCAGTTCGCGCCCGGCGAGCTCGGCCGCGACCAGGTCGAGGCCGAAACCTTCGACATCGTGATCGTACTCCAGAAACTAGGCGCGCTCTGCGTCGAGGCCCGCACCACCAAGGGCGGCCGGCTCGCCAAGCTCTACGGCGCGGTCGCCATCGGACGAAAGGTCAAGCCATGAACCAGCTCCTCGGCGACAGCGCCGTTCACCCGGAGTCGCTCGCCAAGATGCGCGAACGAGGTGGAACGTGGGCCGCGTACCAGTGCCACGACCTCGGCCACGCTGACATGGGGCAATTGCAATTTCTCAAGTACGGCGCGCTTTGCACCATCAAAACACCACCCGATCGACTACCCGACACGCGAACAAGAATCAATTGGCGGTACCTGCTTGTCGGCTTCGTAGACGTGGTGTCCGGCCAAATCGTGGAGACTCCTCGCTGATCGCCACAAGAACGACGCACCCGCGCGAATGGAACTCTTGGCACATGATGCTAGCCAGGTGCTTTAACGAGCGCTTTCCAGAGTATCGCCGATACGGTGCGCGAGGCATCACCGTCTGTGTTCGATGGCGTCGTCCAGGCGGCTTCCCGCGCTTTCTGAGTGACATGGGATCACGCCCACACGGCAAGACACTTGAACGGGAAAAGAACGATCGTGGATATTCGCCTGCTAATTGCCGATGGGCCACCCCGCGCGAACAGGCAGCCAATCGCCGCCAACGATCTGACGGTGGAGCCCGCAACCACAACGCCAAACTTACAACCCGATCGGCGCGACGCGTGCGCGATCTCGCTGCCGACGGCGAAAGCGTTTCTCAACTTGCGCGACTATTCGACATTTCGAGACGGTGCGTCCGCAGGGTCATCTCGGGCGCTAGTTACAGGGAAAAGCAAGAATGAGCCAACAAGCCTACGCACAGATCTCCGGCTACATCTGGGAGGTCGACTACGACCCGACGACGCGCGTGGTCACCCTGCTCCGCACGGCCACTCCGACCGACGAGACCGGCGAGGCTCGCTACGCCCTGGCGCGCGGTCAATGGCCTCGGACCGGCGGAGAGTTCGAGATTCGCCGCTGGTTGCCCGTGCGCGGCGATCCGGTTCCCCGCGCGGACTGGTCGCGCGTCCTGAAGCTCTTACGCGACACGCTCGTCTACACGCTCAACGGAGGCCGCCCATGAAAGTCCTGGTCCAATTGGAGATCGAAGGAGACGACGAAGCGGCTTTCGACGTCGTCGATCACGTGCTCGATACCGGCGTCCTTCAGGAAGCGATCAACGATCATGCTCTCGACGATGCAGGAAAGCTCTGCGTGACGTCGGCGCTCTCGCGAGCTGACGTAATTCACGTCGGCTTCGTTGTCGATCAGGCAACGGGAGTCTGGAACTGGTCCAAGGCCTTCACGACCGAGGCGGCAGCCCGAGCGTATGCCGACGGAACGGCCAAAGAGCGATGCACTAACAAGTCAGGTGAGGCTTTCACGTACGTCGGGCGGGTCGAAAGCTACGAGGTCAGCGAATGAGCCGACCGACCCTAACCAAGCTCCAGCTCGGCGCGCTCGCCACGGTCTACGGCGCCACTCGCCGCGCGACATGGCACCGGGCCGCCAGCTCCGGCGAACGGGTCACGCTCGCCAGCTTGCACACGAGAGGCCTCCTGCAACGTAGAGCCCGTCGCGGCGCCGAGGGAGAAGCGAACGCCGCCTACGAGTACCAAGTCACACCGATGGTACTGGAAGAGCTCAGCAATCGGGCCAGGTAAAAAATTGTACCGTTACGAACGTAACATCGTCTAAAGTGAAGGAGATCAGGCCAGACAATGAAACCGTACGCTGAACGCAAAGCCGACAGGGTTGTGCGACTCCAGACCCGTGCCGTCAAAGTGCGCGCCGAGGGGGAACGACGCATCGGGGCCGCCGACGCCATCTCCAACGTGATCCCGCTGGGCCAGCCGATCTTGGTCGGGCACCACAGCGAGCGCCGCCACCGACGCGACATCGAGCGCATCCACACGAACCTCGGCAAGGGCTTCGCCGCGCTGAAGGCAGCCGACGAGCTCGAGCGGCGCGCCGAGGCCGCCGCAACCAACGACGCCATCTCGAGCGACGATCCCGAAGCGGTCGTGAAGCTGAAGACGAAGGTTACCGAGCTCGAGGAGATTCGCGCACGGTACAAGGAGATCAACGTCACCATCCGTACGGCCCAGCGGCACGCCAAGAACTCAGGCGAGCCGTGGGAGCCGATCGCGATCAAGGGCCTCGTCGACATGGGCCTCTCCGAGCCGAACGCCACGAGCCAAGTCAAGCCCGACATTTGCGGGCGCATCGGGATCGCGGACTACGAGTTCTCGAACCTCAGCGCCAATATCCGGCGCGTCCAGCAGCGGATCACGCAGCTCGAGGCGGCCGCCGCGAGGCCCGCCATCGCGCCGGAACACTTCGGCGACATCCGCATCGAAGAGAGCGAAAACCGGATCCGCATCTATTTCCCCGGCAAGCCCGCCGAACCCATCCGTCGCGAGCTCAAGTCAAGCGGCTTTCGTTGGTCCCCGACCGAAGGCGCCTGGCAGCGACACACCAGCGCCGGGGCACTGTACTACGCCCGCGAGATCGCGAAGAAGGTCGCGGGCACCACGGTACCGTCGTCGTGAAGCCCGCGCTCACCACCTTCGGCAAGTACCTGACCGCCGTCGCCGCCGCGCTCGGCGACTACCGCTACGAACCGCCGTCGGGCGACGAAGCATCGTGCAGCGACGCAAAGGACTGGGGCACCCTCATCGGCCCGAACGGCAGCGTGCTCCACGCCCACAATGCATGGGCCGGACCGAACCGCATCTACCTCGTCGGCAAGCTCGACGCGCATCGCCATCATACGCAAAGCAAGATCACCGTTCGGTCGAGCGCCACCCCCGAACAGGTCTCTGCCGAAATCCGGCGCCGGCTCTTACCCGAGTACCTGCCCGCGCTGCGCGACGACCGCGCTGACAAGGCCAGCAAGGAGCTCCGCCGCGTCGCGCGGATTCGGGTGGCCTCCGGACTCGCGCGCATGCTCGGCCATGCGGGCATCACCGAACATCATCAGCACAGCGTCCCCGGCGATGGTGCGTCGTTCCACGAGGAGCGCAACGGCAAGGAGTACGACGTCCACGTGTGGTGCGATCCGCGCGAGGATCAAGACGGTTCCGACGAAGAGTGCACCGTGCGCCTCGACGTTCGCTGCCTGACACCGTGTCAGGCCTCCAAGGTTTTGGCGCTCGTCGCCTCATTCGAACACGCCGCCAAAGAACCGAGCCCCGGGTGGACGCTGGACGAGGCGGAACGACGTTACAAGGAGATGGTGGAAGTCGACAATGGGTAAGCCGTGGCGATCTCTTCCACTGCATTTTCCCGACGTAGACCGCGCCAACGAAAGGGGACCCCAATGAAAAGCAGCATCGGCACACCGCACATCGTGAAGGAGACAGTCGAGTTCGAGCTCGGCGAGCTCTCGCACTTGAATCGCCAGGACACAACGCCCGTGCACTTCGCCGTCGAGATCGACCTCGCCGAGCTGAAGCGCGCGGCCATTTCGCTGCTGATGCGCGCCTCGCCCGATGCGCCGTACAAAACAGAGCTCACCTTGGCGGATGGCGCCCTCACCCTGCGCCGCGTCAAGACCACCGGCAACATGGACAATCTCGAGTTCTCGCGGCTCATGCTCGACAAGCTGATCGGCGGATAAGCCAATGGAGAAAGTCACGCAAGCCAATCTGCCTGACCACCAGCTGACGCACGACAAGTCCAATTCGTGGTGGGAGAACGACGCACGTGGCATTCCACTTTGCCGCGTCTGCGAAGATTGTAGGGAAGTGGCTTTGTCGCGGTACAAGCCGGAAGTGTTATCGGGCCGCGGGTACGAAGAAGTCGTAGAAGAAAGAATCGAGGAAGACTAGTCGTGGCCGTCGTCACCTGCGAATATTGCGGCCAGGCCGTTCCCCGGAAGCCGGGCAGCATCACGCTCGTCCCGGTGGGCGGCGGCTGGTGGGGCTGCGAACGCATCGCGCGCAACTCCGACGGCGCCCTCTACATCGCCGAGATCGGTTGCGAGCGCTGCGTCCAGCGGAGCCTGTTTCTCACGCTGCGCAAGATCGCGGACAAGCTCACGCTCGAGCCGACCGCACTCGGCACCATCGTGGCCCAGAAGTGCCTGGCGCTCCGCGAAGAGCGAGAGATCGAGCCGGACACCCAGGTGCGCGCGATGCTCGAGTACTTCCTGCAAAACGGCTGGGCCAACGTTCGGCCCGCGGACGTCGATGCCATTTCTCTCGACACGCTCGACGCCTACGCCATCGTCGGGCTCATCCTCTCGGAGGACGGTTACTCCACTCCCACGGGCTGGATCCCCAACCCAGATCTGCCTGTGCCCGCCGGCAACCCGATGTCGACGCCTGTCCTTCGCTCGCCCATGATCTACGTACACGTCCGGCACATCGTCGAGGACGTCATTGAGGCCTGGTCCGTCGGAAACGCCATCGTGCTTCACGGCACGCCCATCGAGCTCAGCGACGAGGAGCGCGCTGTCTTGCGCGCTCGCCACCCCACTCTTCACGACCGGAGCACCGACGCATGACCAAAGGTACGGCCATCTTTCACGGCATCAGCGGCCTCCCGGCCAGCGGTGTCGCGACCTTTCACGTCGGCCGCCGACAAGTCCCGTGCGACCGCAACGCCACCGTGCGCGCGCTGGTCGCGCTCTTTCCCCCGTCGGAGTACCCGAAAGGTCCCGTCGACAAAGTGCGCGTGCGGTACATCGTCGACGACCAGGGTCTCCTGCAATCGATCGCGCCGGCCGAATGAACAAGCGCGATCTCCGCAAGGCCCTCGACGCCCACGCTGGCGGCGACGACGTGTCGTCCGGGCGGCGCCTGGCGTACATGGTGGTCACCGACATCGCAAACAGCGGACGCGTGCCCCGGGCGCTGCGTGAGCCGCTCCACCGAGTGGCGATGCTCTGCCTGGCGTGCGATGCGGCCGATTTCGCACCGCCTGGGTCCAAACCCTACAGCGAGCTCTACACCGAACGGGAGGATGCCTATGTGGCCTTCGGCGACGCTGCGCTTGCCCACTACCGGAAGCGCCGCCGCGAGGAACCCCCACCGGTCGCCGACGTGGGCGTATCATGAGCCACGTGCCGCGCACCATGAAACCACTCGGCCCGATCAGCCAATGGCTCGCATACCTCGGCATGGCGCCGTCGACGCGCCGCCGTTTCGAACAAACCGACCACTTGCTTGTCCAGATTTCTCTCCTCGGCAACCGCGTCTGGTTCGAATGCCGCGTACCCGAAGCAGAGAATCCGCGCAGCTATTACGTTTGTAACGACTGTGGTAGCATCGTCACCCTCAAAGTAGGAGTCCACCATGACTGTCCTTCCGGCTAACATTGGCCACGCCTCCTGGCACCACAAGAACGGCCGCACCGGAACGTTCCGACCGAAGGGGCGCCTCTACCTCGTCACCCACAAGGACACGGCGACGCCCAACCCGGACCCTCGCACCTGGCGCGAGCCGGGCGGCAAGACGCTCGCGGCCCGGCTCTTCGTCGGGTTCAACGTCCAGGGTCAGCCAACGTGGAGCATGGACGACCTGATCCGCGTCGTGCGGGACGTGCGTCTTGCGCAGGGCAAGCCAACCGACTCGAGCTTCCTCGCGCAGAAGGGGATCTACACGAGCCAGGTCAGCGGCCAGCTCGAGGTCGAGGAAGGCGCGCAGGTCATCCTCATCAACTTGAGCGGCGACAGCGTCGAGGCGTTCACCGATCAAATCATCGAGCTCGCCGAGGCCATCGCCGGCGCCTTCGACCAAGAGGTCGTCATCGCCGAGATTCAGGAGGGCGGGCGCGTCATCGAGACCGTCGGCGCTGCGGGACCCATCCTCCATCGCGTGGCTGACTGATGAGCGAGAACGTTGCGATCGTTGTCAGCGGGGACTCCCTCTGGACGTACGACGAGATCCTGATGCGCTCCAAGCAGTGCCGCGATCACATCGACAAGAAGTTTGCCGAGATCGGCAAGGTGCGCCCGGCATGCTTTCTCTACGCCACCTTCGATCCGAAGACGAAGAAACCCATGAGCCACATGATCGTGGTATCGCCGCCGGCCAGCGACGATGCCGCCGGCAAGGAGCTCTACGCGGGCACGATCCAGTCGCTCGCCGTGCAGCACAAGGCCGTCGCTTCGCTCTTCGTGTCCGAGACGTTCATCCTCAAGATGGCCAGCGAGGCCGAGGCGGCCGAGCGTCGCAAGAGGGGCGGCACCATCTCGAACGACCCGAACCGCATCCGCGCGATCTTCGTGTCGCTCGAGCACCTGCGGGGCAAGGCTGCGTGCTGGATCGCAATGATTACCCCCACCCTGAAGCCGATCCTCGGCGCGTGGCGCCAGACCGATCCCGTCGTGGCGTCCGGCGGCCGGTTCAGCAGCCTCCTCCCGCGAGGACACTGATGCCAGCTGCTGCCCACCGCCTCGACGAAGCGACCGACGAGCCGAAGCTCTCGCTCGATCGGCTCGTGGCCGATTACGGCGCCGGGGCGACGCTCCGCGCGCTCTACCGGGTCCTGCGCGGCCATCGCCGAGCCCGCCTCGCCGAGGGCGAGACGGCAGCCGCTGCGGTGCTGCGTCGGGCCGCCAACAGCTGCCTGAAGCATGCCGACGCGCTGCGCGACGAGGGCGTCTGATGGCTCGCCTCGGGGAAATTCGCTGGATGCCGAAGGAGGGAGGGACCTACCGGTTTCGCAGCATGAGCGTGCCGTGCGTCGACACGTTGCTCGACCTGGAGGAGACCATCGACGACACCACCAAGGATGCCGACTTTATCGTCGGCGTGAAGAGCGTCGACCTGGCCTTCGGGCTCTGCAAGACGAACCTTGTCATCGACCGCGTTCTCATTTTCCCCACGCGCTCAGGCAAGGGATGCTGGGTGATGCGCGGCGTCCTCGCGTCTCAGCGTGTCGGCTACTGGGAGCCGGTGACCGACGCGACGCAGGATGCCCCCACCGCTGGAACCAAAGGAGTCACATGACCGCGTTCACGACTTTCATCGGACCTCCCGAGCTTGCCGACGTCGAGAAGAACGGTACCACGCGCGAGCAGCGCCTCGCAAAACACATCCGCGCCTGCTGGAACCGCATCGCGTCGACCGAGCTCTTCGTCGCCGAGCTCCGCGCCATGCTCCACCAGGCGGTCGAGCTCGAGGCCGGTCCGGACGATCTGAACGAGACGCCTAAGACCCAGGAAGAGGAAGACGCCGCGATCGAGCAGTTCGTCCACCGGGCGCGCGCCGTCGCCGCCACGGCCACCGGCAAGGAGGCCTTCGTGCGGTGGAACCGCATGCTGCAAGCCGCTGCAATCATCGCCGCGGGCGGCAAGGCCAGGGAGTACTACGTCGAGGTCGCCCGCGAGGTGCTGAGCCTGCCGGCCAAGGACAGCGCCGCGCGCGGTCTCGCCAAGATCGACATCGATCGTGCTGCGGCGGCCGCCACGGTCGTCGTCGAGCCGCTTCTCTTCGATGCCCGGTACTTCGTGTCAGTGGACCCCGACGAAGCGCCACCCGAGATGCCCGCACCGCCGGCAGAGCCACCAACCGATCCGACGCCGCCGACCCCACCAGAGGAGAGCCCGCCGTGAAGAAAGAGACCGCCAATCCAAAGGAAAAGGTGCAGGTGCTCGGCTTGGCGCCCGACGGCAACCTTCTCGTGGCCCAGCAATGCGGGCACGTCGCGAAGCTGCGTCCCGCGCGCGAGGGCCAGCCCATCCCGCCGAACCACGATCTCGGCACACTGACCGTCACGCCCGACGGCGAGTGCACGATGGAAATCGTCTACCGACACGAGGGCCCTGCCCGCGTGTCGACCAACGCGTACCGCCGAGGGTGGGATGCTACCTTCGGGCCGAACTGAAAAAGGGAGATCAACATGGCCACCAAAAACAATCCTGGACCGTACGACTGCATCGCCGCTGCTCACCCCGACGAGCCCTACTTCGCGCTGCTCGGTCGTGACCCGCACGCGCCGACGCTCGTCTGTCTCTGGGTGCTGATGCGCATCGAGGCCGGCGAAGATCCGGCGAAGTGCGCCAACGCCACCGTCGTCGCGAGCCAGATGGAGGAGTGGGCGATCAAGCTTGGCAAGACCGAGAAGATGAAGGCCTCGCTCGAGCTCCTTCGCGCCGCCATCCGCAAACTCGACCCGGAGCACTTCGGACCGAAGCAGCCACCGCTGGCCGGACCTGTCGCCGGCACGATCTAATGGCCGAGGTCGAGCACGAAAGAGCAACGGCGCACAAAGCTCTCGTTCTCCGATGGCGCCGGAAGGCGCGCGTCTACGAAGCGCAGGCGCTTGGACAACTCATTGGAAGCGCCGAAGAACGTGTCAACTCGGCGAAAGCGAGCGCGCTCATGGAGTGCGCCAGCCAACTCGAAGCTCTGGGCAAGGGGGGCGGTTGAGACGCTACGAGGACCGCCCGATGTACGTCAACACCGTCGCGCCGGGCGAGGGGGGCGTCCAGGCGAGCTTCTTGCCGACGCGCGCCTCGATCGCCACTTCCGCGTCCTTCACGGACTGGAAGAGCGTGGGAAGCGTATTCGACTGGTTCGCCTGGAGCGTCTCGCCTGCCTTGGGGCGGTACATCGCCTGCCATGGCGTCTTCGACCCCGGCGCCACGAACGTGATGTAGCCCTCTACGACAACAGCCATGATCCCTAGTGTAAACGACCCACCGAGTCCAACGCAACCCGGAGCCTCGCGGCGCGGATGATCTACTTCGATACCCCGCAAATTTGGCCAGGACCGCTCTGCGCGCGCCTCGGGAAGGCCGCGCACCTGATCACCGACGGGGACCCTTCCGAGCTCGCCACCTTCGCGCGACGGATCGGGCTGAAACCCGCATGGCTCCAGCACGGGGGCACCTGGCGGGAGCACTACGACATGTTCGAAGGTCGCGTCCCCGCGGCGCTCGCCGCCGGCGCCGTTCAAATCGATCGCGCAACGTTCGTGGGCGTCCTGCGGAAGAAGCGCGGAGCCGCCGTGACGGCTGCGCTCCGCGACCCCATCTACGAAACGCGTCTCACCGAACCGTTGTTTCCCGAGCTCGTCTACGGGAACAAGAAAGGATCCCCATGAACGAGAACGACCGCGTCGACGACGTCAACATCGAGACCCAAGACGATCGCACGGGATGGGCGCTCTTCACGGGCTCCGAGGGCGAGGACCCGACGTTCGTGGCCTTCTTCCAGCACCGCTCCATGGCCGAAAGCTACATCGAGGCCTGCTCCAAGGATTCGGACGCCCCCTGGTACCTTTTCGAACCTTGCATCGCTCCGGCCGTCGTTACGGCGGACGGCATCCTCGTTGCCAACCACTACGATCTCCTGCTGGGGGCGAAAGCGCTCGCCAAGAAGGCCGGCCTCTCCGACTACCACTCGAAGCGCCTGCGGCAGGAAGCGGCGCCCGCACCGAAAGCCGCCACATGATGCAACACCAAGCCACGTGCATCGTCTGCGACAGGTACAACCTCGTGGACACCTACGGTGACTGGACCTGCGACTTCTGCGGGCAGAACTACGAATACGACGAAGGCCACCGCATTCTCCTCTCGCCGGACCAGCTCTCCGCGGTTCGGCGCTTGCCCGTCTTGCCGATGGGCATGGTCCAGGTGCTCGCCCATGCCGTTCACACCGGCAGCCTCGGCGGCGACCGCGGTCGACCGTTCACGGGTCAAGCGCATACGTGGGGCGGCGAGCGCGGCCAGGCTTCCATTCCGGCCATGCGCTACCGCGATCTCGGCGACACCATCGTGGAAGCCTTGTCCGCGTGGCACCGCACGGTCTCGGGCGCTGGTCTGCCGGCACTCGACAGGGTGGACACGGAAGCGCTTGCGCAAGCCATTCTCCACCGCATCGCACAACGGCAGCAGCTGACATGACCGTCCAGCGCGTCGAGCAACCGAAAGAGGCCTCTCATGTTCCGGGATGACCGCCAGATCAGCCGCGCCGTCCAGATACTCCTGAAGGGCGTTCGACTCGAGCGCCTTTGGACGAACGACGGCCCCACGCCCGAAGCGATCCCTCTCTTGGGAACGCGCGGCGGCGGCATGTCGCACGGGGAGGCCGTCATGTTGCTCGTTTGCTTCGACCTGTGGAACGGCGAAGCCAAAGTGCCGTTCAACGAAATCATCGGCACGCTCGACGGCGGCCACCTGGAGCGCCTCGGCTCGTTGCTGGTCGCACTCGGCAGCCCCCGATCGTCGGACATCGACGGCTGGATCGCTAAGTGGTCCAGCCGTCCACAAATTAAAGTTAAAGTGGAACAGCAGGCAGACGGTCGGTTTCGCGCGCACCTTCCCGATCATCCTGGACTCGACACGTACGGCGCGACCGAGGCTCGAGCACTGGCTGTTTTCGAGGAGGTCAGCATGCCTTTGCTGGCCAACCGTTGCCCCAATTGCGGACACGTCCAGCGACCAGGGGTAACCGCTCACTTCCTTCCATGCTCGCGTGCAGGCTCCGGACGATGATCGATCCGAAGCTCTTCACCGTCGAATCGCTGCTCGCGGCGCTGCTCGACAGCCAACACGGCAACTGGCACCACTGGCGCCGAAATGCGCGCATCGACCCGACCTACGTCAACGCCGTCACGCTCAAACAGATCTGCGTCGTGCGCTACGCCGATCAGTTTCTTCGGCACAGTGGAGGCCCAAGGCAAGGGCACTTCTGGGACTTCTACCCCGACGACTACCAAACGCCCGATGTCGCGCTGATCGGCTTGCTCGAAGCGCCCCCTCCCCCGCGCCTCTTCGTCGCCGACGTTTGGAAGGACGAACCGACGTGAAGCGGCGCCGACAGCTCCTCACCTACCTCGAAGGCAAGCCCGCCAAGGGGCAGCACAAGAAACCGTGCTCCGATTGCCCATTCGCGCGAACCGCCGTTCCCGGATGGCTCGGCGAGTCGACGCCCGAAGAGTGGCAGCGCGACGCGCACGGCGAGGCGCGCCTCGATTGCCACACGCTCATCGGAGCCCAGTGCGCCGGCGGCGCCATCTACCGCGGCAACGTTTGCAAGGTGCCGCGGGATCGCGAGATCCTAGTCCTGCCGCCGAACAAAACCCTCTGCTTCGCAAACTCGGCGCAGTTTCTCGCTCACCACAACGGAGAGGTCGCCCCATGCCCAAGCCCGTCCCCAAGCCTACATCGGAGCTCGCCAACCCCTACCCCCGCCCCCAGGGCTATTCCGAGTCGCTCGAAGACTACCAAAAGCGCTCGGGCGTCCTCTGCGACTGTGGCCACGCCGAGCGTCGCCTCGGCCCGAACGACCACCTCGTCTCCTGCCCGATGCAAATTGCCCGCGAAGTCTGGCGCGCCGGCCCGTTCCGCTGGAAGCCGACGCTAGGCGCGGCTTCTGAACGCCCCTACGAAGCGCCGGCCGATCCGGCCGTCGAGCGGGCGCGCGCCGCCGATCTCGACCGTCTGCGCCAGCTACAGGCCCAGGAAGCGGAGCTCCGGCGCAAGCTCGAGACCGAGGGCTCGTAGTCGTGGACGGCCCCTTCCGATTCTCGGTCAAGTTCGAGTTCGGCTACGGTCTCCTGTACACGTCGCCCGAGATGCGGGCGGGCTGCAAGGAAGCGTTCGGCTCGCCGGAGACCCGCGTGGTGGAGGTGCTGGCCTTCGACGCCACGCAGGCCGTCTTTCAGGTACAGATGTCGCTGCGCAAAGAGGCGATCGAGTCGATGCGCGACTACCCGCCCGACAACCCCAAGAAGCTCGGGACGATCAAGATGCGCGAGCGCAAACACTTGCTCATCTTGTCGGTGGAGCCCTGCGCGAGGCAGACGTGACTGACGAGCTCTTCGGGGTGTGGGGCGGCCGACCTCCTGGCGGGTGGTGCTATTTTCACCTGCCCAACCCGGAGCATCCGCATTCGGGCACACGCGAAGAAGCGGAGCGCACGCTGGCCGTCTTCAAGGGCGAGCGTCCCGACACGCCGTACGAGATCATTCCGTTCGATCCCGAGAAGGAGCCGGAACCGTGGCCATGCCGCGTCACCCTCGTTCAGCTTCGGGCTCTCGCTGACATCGACGCGGAGGGCCATGGCGCGCAGCACATGCCGGCGTCTCGAGGCGGGTTCGGAAAATCAACCTACGACGCGCTGATGGATCGCGGGCTCATCATGAGCACCCTACACAGCAGGCCGCGGCCGGCGTTCCGGCTCACACGCGCAGGGCGGGCGGCTCTCGACAAACAGCGTCACATGCTCCGAAAGGCGTGAACCGTCAGGTCAACCAGGCCCAGATGGCCCCCGCCCAGCCGGCGTAACCCACCGCCGTCGGGTGGGACTCGTCCGGGCCGAGCTGGATGTCGAGGTCGTCCGCGGCGAACAGCTGGTGCGGGCCCAGTTTTCCACCGTACGTGAGCACGCTCTGCCCGGGGGGACCGAGCCACGCCACCGTGCTGCCGTTCGTGCTGGCAATGGTCTCGATCGTTTGCATCACGTAGTCGGAGTGATCCGCCGCGTACCCGCCGCGGAAGACGCCCAGGAACACCGTCGGTCCTGGCTGCGTTCGAACGAAATCGGCCATCCACTGGAACCGCACCCAATCGTACGGCGCCGATTTGTCGTGGGCGCGCATCCCGAACCGGACATGGCCGTGTGCGAGCTCGGCGAGCGGCGTCCCGAGCCCCACCGCGAGCTCGTCGCCAAAAAGAGCCAGATCTCCGCGGTGCGTGAGAAGCTGCAAGGACTCGGGCGCTGCGTGGCTCGGGGACGTGGCGACGAGTCCTACGTCCCCTTGAAGCGCTAGACCGCTGTAGATCCAAGCCCTTCGGGCAGAGTCCATCGGTTATGATCGTACCACAACTCGATGGACATCCGACGCTGCGACGTGCACAGCTGCCATTACGACCAACGCAACGGCTGCCCCTTCTGCCCCAAAACGAGTGACATGGCGGCCGCGATCGAGCGCGCCAACGTTCTTCATTTGCTCGAGATGGCAGCCGAGCGGTGGGAAGACGCCGGTCGGCGCCTCCACGTGGGCACCAACTCCGCAGCAGCGTATGGCCGCGCGCGCACGCTCCGCGAGCTCGTCGACGCGATTCGACAGGGCAAGCACCATGAAATCGCAGTAGGGTGACGCCATGGCCCGACCGACCACCGACCTAGACGCCCTTCAGGCGGAGCTCGACCGCACGATCAGAAACGCCGTCGACGAGCTCGAGCGCCAACGCAAAACCATCACCGATCAATTCCTCGTCGAGCAGCAATCGAAATGCGATGGCTCGAAAACAACCAGATCAGACTTCTCGAGAAGGCGGAGGCCGTATGGATGCGAGAGTTCACGCTCGCACCGGCCCATGTGAGCGGCACACGGGACGGTCAGCTCGCCTTCGACGTCTGCCTCCTCGACCGCACGCTCCGCAACTTGAGCTTTGGCGGTGCGACTTTGGGTAGCACAGAGCCTTCAGGTCTGCCCAAGCTGAAGCCCGGAAAGTACAGGCTCATCGCCGTCGCAATTCCCATCGAAGACGACAAGCCGACCTCCGGCTGACTCGGCGGAAAGCCCGTGGTACGCTCGAGTGGATGGCGAGCGCCTGGATCACCTTTCCATGCTCCAGCGTTCAGGCGCGCTGGCGGTACTTGGACGACGGCCGCATCGAGGTCGAGGACGTAGGCGTCGTCAAGCCGAAGAAGTGGCCAGCCGGCGTGACGAAGTGGAAGGACGCGATCCTCGCGCTCTCGGCGCAGTACAACACGCCTCCACACTGGATCGCGGCCCTCATGGCCGTGGAAGACCCCGCCGGCGACCCCAAAGCCACGTCGTCGGCCGGCGCCATCGGACTCATGCAGCTGATGCCCGGCACGGCCAAAATCGTGGGTGCGAGCATCGGCAAGCCGCTGACGAGCAACAGCGATCTCTACGATCCGCTCTACAACCTCGAGCTCGGCGTGGCCCACTTTGCCGGGCTCCTGAAGCGCTACAAGGGCGAGTTCGTGTCGGCCGCCATCGCCTACAACGCGGGCCAAATCATCTGCCTCAGCGCCACCACGAAGTGCCAGAAGGGCTACTGGGGCGTCTGCACGGACGGGAGCCCCTACCCGCTCTGGGTCATCCAAGGATCGAACGGCGCGCTCGACAACGGCTTCGGCTCGCCGAATGTCCCGATCCCGCCGCTCTACCCGTCGCCCAAGCCGTGGGCCATCACCCTCGTTTCGGCCGTGGGCGCCTACGTTGGGTTCATGGCCACGCGCAAGATGCAGCAACAGACGTCGAAGCATCTGCGATGGATCTGACACGGGTCCGTTGGTTTCGGCCGGAGTTTCCGGGCTACTCCAACGTCGCGCACGCGGTCCTCGAACAGCATGCGGCGCAGACCGGCGTCGGCCGACCCATGCCCGCGCGCTTCGCTTCGCCATGCGGGATTGTCGCCCCGGGCCGTCTCATCGAGAACGGCTTTCAGAAATGCGGCAACTGCACGAGGCTCGTCGACCGGGCCCGCGCGCTCAGCGCTTCGCTGTCAGCTGCGACAGCGCGTGCACGAAATACCTGTTGCTGAGCGCGCCTTGTCGCTTTTTGCGCAGGTAGTCAACGATCTCGGCGCCCGATCGACCGGTGAGCAGATGCAGCGCAATCGCGTTCACCATGCCGCTGCGGTTCAAACCCTTCGCGCAGGTCGTCAGCACGCGTTGGCCCGCGACGACCTTGCCGGCCACGTGCCGCCCGGCGCGCACCGCTTCGATCCATTCCTCGCGCGTGAGCGGAGGCCCGCTGTCGTCGATGCGTGCCCGCACGATCTCGACCCCCGGATAGAGACTCGGCGGCGGCTGAATTTCTTTTGCTGCCAGCACGAGCACGTCGAACCCGCAACGGCGCACCGAGGGCCCCGGAACCGGCTGCGATCCTTGGTAGAGCTTGCGCCCCACCTTCGTCACGTCGAGCAGGCAATTGCCTATTTGTACAGCTGCGGTCACTTCAATTCGACATCGTAGCGCTATTTCGTGCGCGCCGGCAAGACGTAGGCCTCCGGGGAGTCGAACATCTGCCCCGACCGAATCGGAGGAATCTCGAGGTCGCCGAGCCGCCCTTCAACGAGATCAATAAGCCACGCGCGCACATACAAGCTGGGCGCCTCCCCGAACGCATGGGCTCGCCGCACGACGGCAGCCTTCAGCCCCTGCGAGATCCGCGGCCCGTCGTACCGCCACTTTCCCGACAGCAGCCGATCACGAAAAACCATCTTCTTGATCTTCGCGCGCGGCTGCCGGGTTGGCTCGTGCGTCGAGAGCATCGCCGCATGGACGAGGTCCCGAATCAGCCCGGTGCGTGTTCGATCGAGCGTAACGGCCAGGTTGTCGACCAAGTACGTGATCTCGATGGGCGTCACCATGCGGAGCGTTACGAGCGTCGATCGCTTCCGATCGCTCGGTTTCGTTCGGTAGCCCGCCCGCACCGCGTCGACCGCTTCGAGGAACACGGACTCGGTGACGCCGAGCCTCTCTGCAAAACGCGGATGGACGCCGGAGAGCGCCGCCTGACGCGGCCACCTGGTTTCGTCGATGAGCCGTTGAATCAGCTTGCGACGAAAGACCTCCGGCCCGACCTGCGCCATCGCCTAGGGCGCGGTGATGAGCCGCTCCTCGCTCAACGCCGACACCGAGAAGATCATGTCCGGATTGATGATCACTTCGATTTTGGTCGGGCTATCCGGCTTGAACTCCATGAACTGCACGAGCAGCGAGCCGTTGCGCTCGACGAGCTTGCCTACCAAGAACGGCACGGTCAGTGGCACCATCTCGGGCGGTTGGTCCTGCGACGTGCGTCGCTGCACCCCGGTTGGCATGGGCTTGCCTCCCTCTTCGTGCGGCACGAGCCACTGCTGGCTCCGAAACTGCATCATCACGTACCGATTCACGAAGAGCTTCAGATCTTCATTCGTCATTCGACTGCCCCTTTCTCACGTTCCAACCACTCTTTCGTTACCGCCGTCCACGTCCACTTCCGTCGGAGCCCTTCGGCAAATAGCAACGCCTCGTCCGAGAGCGCTTGCCAATTGGCGTGCGCGACGCGCAGCATACGCGAGATGGAGGCTGGCGCGACGCTCGGCGACGTCGCGCCAGGCCCGTCATCGGTCGGTGCGTACGGGCCATGCGGCACTTCCACAACGCCGGCCTCGTCCGGGCGCACGTGCTCCTCGTGGCCGGTACACGCCGTCACCACGACCGGCACCCCGCAGCAGCGCGCTTCCAGCGGCACGAGCCCAAAGCCCTCTCCGCGGCTCGGCTGGCACACCACATGAAACTGCCGGTAGTACTGCGCCGCGACGCCTTCAGGCAAACCGTGGCCCCTCAGCGCCCACAGGATCGATTTGTCCCCCGCTCGGCGCCAATCGCCGCGCGGCTCCGCGTTGACGACCACCGTCAGCTCCGGGTGCGGCCCGAGCCAATTCTCCGCAACGGCGTCCTGCCAGGCCTCGATCAGCTCGCCCGTGCCTTTGCGGTCGCCGACTGTCGACGTCATGTGCAGCACCTTGAAGTGCCCATTCTCGTAGGCGCGCTGCGCGGTCAGGTGGTCGGGCGCCCACGGTCGAAACGCGAGATCTACGCCGTGCGCCCAGTACGAGGTCCCGAGACCGATCTCCTTCGCGTACTTCTTGTGCACCTCGTGCGCCCACCTGCTCGGAGCGAGAAGGTGCGTCGCCGATTTCGCGACATGCTGAAGGAGCTCGAGCGGCATCCACGTGGAGTTGGGAGGCAAGAGCACGTACCGCTTGGCGTGGTCGCCAATGGTGGTCATGATCTCGGCCGACAGGGGATTGCCGATGTAGACGGCCACCGGAGCGTCCCAGCCGTCGTACGTCATCTCGCCGTCGTAGGCGTCGAGCGGCACAACGCCGGCGAGCACCTTGAGCTCCTCGAGCGCGGCGCGGACCCCGGCCGTCACCCGCGCAAACGAGCCGTAGCCCATGGTGGTGCCGTAGAGCCGAATCATGGCACGTCGATGTCGACGTGCGCCGCCGACACTACCCTGGCTACCCATGCATTGAGCGTCTGCTGGAACTCCTCGGCCGACACGACGGGCCGATCGTGAGTGAACTGCCGGCCGAGCTGACCACCAGGCGTGCTAGCTAGCATGAGCGCGATTTCCATGACCCAGTCCCCGGTGTTCGCGAGCTTGAACGGATCGATGCCGTACGAACGCACGCATCCGATGACGTCGCAGAGGAGCCAAAGCAGGTTGTCCCGCTGCTCGACGTTGAGCCGGATGTCCCAATAGATCGGGAGCCCATGATCGTCGACGTGCACGACAGGCCGATCGCCATCGATTTGTTTCTCGCGCTCCATGTCCCAACTCTAGATCGCAGGCTCCGTGTACTGCTCCTCCCCTACCATGCCGCCCCACTTCTGGCGGTAGAGCATCGCGTTTTTCTGGAAATGGCCCTTGAAGATGTCGCGCTCGGCCTCGGGCATCCCCTGCACCGAGCCGCTCTCCAGATGGTCGATTGTGCATCCTGGCACGCCGCGAGGATGGAGCCCCTGGAGGCGCATGCGGTAGTGGTAATCTTCGTCCTCGAAGTACGCCGGAAAAAATCGCTCGTCGAAATAGCCGACGCGCTCCACGAGCTCGGGCGTCCCCGCGAAGCAGACGAACCCGCCCACGTTACCGCTCGTCGCCAGATCGGGCTTGCCGTACTCGACACCGGCAACGAGCGCCTCGTACGAGCTCCGCCCCCACACCAGGTCGTCGTTCGTGATGATGAGCACCTCGTTCAGGCCGCGCATCTCTCTCCACCGAAGCGCCTCGTTCCAGCTCGCCGCCAAACCGATCGCCTGCCCGGGCCGAACCGACCGCACCGTGATGCGGTTCCAAAGCGGCATCGCCCCCGCGCTCCTCGTGTCCTTCGTCCAGCGACCGCCATTGTCGAGCACGAGGATCTGCCTCGGAACCATACTGCCCGCCGCGAGCGACTCCAGCATCTTGCGCAAGAGGTCGTAGCGGTTCAGCACCGTGACGGCGAGCGGCAGGGGCATCATGCCGGCGACTGCGCTTGCGCCTGGCGAAGCTTTTCCTCGAGCCGATCGTTTTGCATTCGTGCATCGGACAACAACCGTTCGAGCGTTCGGACTTGCTCCTCCGCACCACGACGCATGGCCTCGTATCCCATATTGGCCATTTTCATGTGCTCGTTGATTTCGCGCCGACTTTCCTCTTCGGCGGTGCGTACCACTTCGACAAGAGCCATCGACAACGCCAAAACCGATCGAACGGCAGACGACGGCGCTGGCGGACCAGCTTCTGCAACTTGATGTCGTTGGCCATCCAAATTGCCAAGCAAGTCCCTGAACTGCGAAAACACATCAGACATTTCTGCCATCGGCTTCTCCTTCTTTGCTCAACCTAAAGCTCGCGCCGCACTCGCACTTCATGCCGTCGTGCAGATCCGCATCCGCGTACGCCCGACCGCAACACGTACAATGCATGTGCTCGTCGGTTCGGTCACACGGGAGGATCGAGTCCTCCGCCACGTGTACATGGCTACCATCGAGAGACTCCCGTAGCTCTTTGAGCATTTTACGCAAAAACGCTTCCGATCCCATGCGTCGAATCGCCAGCTGTGCGGCTTTCACGAACATGTCATCGGTAACAATTTGCGGCACCGTGCCCATCCCTGTGTAGATGGGATTCACAACGATCCGCTCAACATCCTTATCGGTCCACTCTGCCATTTGCCCTCTCTTTCAACCTCTGTCTCACGAGCGCCACGGTACCGCGCTGCATCGGGAGGCGAGCAATCAGACGAGGTAACGTGGAGCGGGACACCATGAGCATCTTCACCACCTCGGGCTCACCTCTGTCGAGGACCAACCGGCGCACGCGCGCTGCCTCCATCTCGGTGAGCATCCGATCGTTCACGGCCCGCTCGTCAGCCGCGAGGCTTCGGCAAGCGCCTCGAGCTCCTGCATGAAGACCTGCGCCCGATCCTCGATCGGTGTGTCGCTCGGCAAGGCTCCGATGTGCGCGAAACGACGGACTTCTACCGGAACGCCCTTGATCTCGATCTTCACCATGTCGAGCCACGCCTCTTCGTCACCCGGCCATCCGTAAAGCGCCCGCGTGCTCTCCCCGCCGTATCGGTGCGAGACGAACACGACCATGGGCTTGCGGTTCGCTCCGTGGCGGATGAGCCGCATCGCCGTATAGAGGCCGCCGCTTTTCATGTGCCGGTAGAGCCCTGGCGTGAAGTCCTTTTCGGGGTCGCGGCCGGTGTCGTCGATCATATCTTCGTCCCTTCACGCATCCTTTGCACCGTCTCCATGTCGTCGATGCGGTCGGGGGGCGCGTCGGGCTTGCCATACCCATGCTCGCTCGCGAAACGCTCGAACTCGGCGGCTAACTGGCGAAGGTCGGTCACATACTCGTGATCGAGCCCGAGCCGCTCAGCCTGCGCCGCGTACGCGATGAGCGCCGCAGGTGCCGCCGGGTCGCGCGCCCCCAGCACGAAATACGGCCACTCCGGCACCGACCCGTCGCGCCGCGCCACGAGGTACTTACCCTCGCGCGTATCGTCCCTGTTGCGCCAGAGTCCACTCATTTGGTCCGCTACCTTTCCGCCTCGGAGTTCGGTGCCGGCGACGCCAGAGTCTCGTGCCCAGGCGGTCCGCCCCACTTGATCCCGTAGTACCGCTGGTTCTTGTTGAACTCGACATCGAACGCGGTTCGCTCCTCTTTCGACATCGCCTCGATGGTCGAGCTCCTTTTGTGCGTCACCGCAGCGTCCACCGCGCCCTCGTAGTCCTCTCCGGCGAGCAGCATGCGCCGGTGGTAGTCGTTGTCCTCGTAGTACGCCGGCCAAAACTTCTCGTCGTACCAACCGATCTTCCGCGCGAGCTCCGGCTTCTGAAGAAACAGCGACCACGCGCTCGCCCCGTTGGCGCAGATGAAGAGCCTCGTCGATTCTCGCGCCTTCGCCACCATCAGCTCGAGCGTGCGATCCCCAAGTACAATGTCGTCGCCGGCGATAATGACCGTTCGCTCTTCCGCCATGTAGATTGGTTCCTCATCGGTTGAGGCCTCCGTTTCCGCGCAGAATTGCTTCTCGTAGTTCTCCTTTAGAATCAAATTCCAGCTCGCGGCAACGCCGAGGTTTCTGCCCGGCTGATACACGATGGCCCGATTCATGGGCAGAACGAGCTTCCCTTCGGCCACCTTGACGTCGATCTGCCCGCCATTGTCGACGATGTAGTAGCGATCCGGCTTCAGCGACCCACGCTCCGCCGACGCCACGAGCTCGTTCAAGAGATCGTAGCGATTCAACGTTGGGACACCGAGAATGAGTGTCATGGTGTCACACGTAGATCGGAAGGACGTCCCGGTAGCGGTCGTAGAGCAGGTCGTGACTGTCGGCGTGAACCTTCCCGTCGCCGCCGAACTTCGCCTTGGCCCAGTCCTGGTAGATCGGCCCGCAGCTCGTCATTCCACCTTTATGATGAACTTTCACCGGAATGAGCCAGACCTCGTGGCTTCGCCGCTTGGCCTCGCAGCAGACGGCGTTGTCGAAGTTGTGGCATGGGTACGGCCACCAGTCCCACCCTCCGAGCTCACGCTGAAACTGCCCGCGCAGGATCAACGTGAAGCTGTCGAGCGTCGCGGATCGTTCCTCGGCCGTGACCCGGCGGCCGTGCACCTCGGCGTTCTCCATGTTCGACGCGAAGTTGAAGCGCGCCAGATCCTGGAGCTGGTACGGCACTCGGTAGAGATGGGGGGCGCCTAGTTGGCGCGCTCCACCGAAGCCGGCCAGCATCGCCTGCGGCCGGGCCTCGAAAAGCCGCCGAATCCGATCGTCCCACCCGTCTTCGAGAATGTTGAGGTCGTCGTGGATGTAGACGATGAGATCGTCGTCCGCCACTTGCGTCGTCCCCTCGATCGACTGCCAAATGTGGTGCATGCCCAGCGTGCAGCCCACGTTTTCGTCGGAGCCGCCAACCGTGACGTTCGGACACTTTGGGCCCGACAGTGCCGCAACGTCGATGTCGCGGTTGACGTTCGCGAACACGGTCAGCTCGAACGGCTGCGCCGCGCGCTGCGCAGCGTGCTCAACGGCCTCGTAGAGAAGCGCCGGCGTGGCAGTCACGATCCCCAGATGCAGCCTCATTGCACTCGCTCCTTCAGCTCCATGGTCACAACCTCTCCTTCTCGACCCACCTCGTTAAACCCGATGCGCTCGTAGATCTTGCGGGCGCGCTCATTCGACACGAGCACCTCGAGATGGCACGGCGGCTCCGCGATGCGCGCCAAAAGCCGAAAGAGCACGTCGCCGAGCCCTAGCCCTCTCCACCCGGGCGCCAGCCCTCCCGACAGCCACTGCCGGCCGGGCGCCGGGTCCTGCCGGATCATACCGTAGCCGATCTCGCGCGTCCCGAAGCAGAAGAGGAAGAGCTGGAACGACTCGGTCCGGTTCACCCACCACTGAAGCTGGCGCTGCTCCGAGATCTCGCTCCGGTCGCGCGTCATGAACTCACGGCACGTGTTGCGGATCTGTCGCACGTGCTCGACCTGCTCGAACGTCACCACTTGCACGAGACCCCACATCAGGCGAACCGAATCCGCGCGCGCTGCTCGTACCAACGCCGCACCGTCGCGATGATGTGCTGGACGTCGTGGTCCCGGATCCACCAGCCCACCGGAATCGCCACCTCGTGACCCGCGAAAAGATCGACGCCCCTCAGCGTCTCGCCCCGTCGCTCCGCGACGCGCAAAAACGCCGTGTGCTTGTCATTGCGGGCGTGCACCGGCGACGCTTCGATGCCTTCGGACTTCATGAACGACACGAAGACCTGGGGGCTGTCGACGAGGAGCGTGTAGAGCCACCACGAGCTCTGCTTCGAGGCACGCGGCGCGCGACCGCGTCCGCCGAACCCTTCGAACGCTTCGGCGTAGATGGCGGCGTTGTGCCGATGCCGATCGACGACGGCCTTCGCAGTTGGAAGGTTCGCGAGGCCAATCGCCGCCGCAATGTCGTTCATGTGGTACTTGTAGCCAACTTCGCGGATGTTTTGCTCGCACCGGAAGTTCGCCGAGCTCTTACGATCGAGCCCGTACCAACGAAGCAGACGCGCCCGCTCTATCTGGTGCGCCGGAGCGAGGAGCGCACCGCCGTCGCCCGTCGTCAGGTGTTTGATGGCCTGGAACGACCACGCAACATAGTCCCCTCCCACGCGGGCAATGGGCTGCCCGCCAATCGTGGCCAAGAGAGCGTGTGCCGCGTCTTCGATGACCGGTACGCCATACGACTTCAGCTCAGCGTAGTCACAAGGCTCGCCCGCCCAATCGACGGCGATGATCGCCTTCGTCTTGCGCGTCAGCTGCCGGTGCACCGAAGCCGGATCGATGAGGCCCGTCGTCGGATCCACATCCGCCCAGACGGGTGTGGATCCGCGGGTCACGACGGCGCTGTTCGACGCCGTGCACGTCATCGGCGTGGTGATCACTTCGTCGCCCGGGCCGACCCCGATGAGATGGAGCGCGAGATCGATCGCCGAGGTGCACGAGTTGACGGTCAGTACCTCGTGGGGCGCTTCCGCGAGCTCAGCGAACTGCTTCTCGAATTGCTCGACCTTCGCGCCCTGGCCGATGTAGCCCGAGTCGAGCACCTCGCCGACGAGCTCCTTCGCCTCGGCCGACATCGATACCTTGAAGAGCGGAATCATCGACGAATCTCCATGTGGGCGCGCCCGAGCCAATAGTTCATCTGCTCGAAAGAGCGGAGATGCACATCGCGCGCGCAATCGATGGCCGCGAGCCGCGCCGGCTCATTGACCTCGAGCGCCATCCGACACGACTCCGCCAGCCCCTGCGCGGTATCCGCCAGGTACGTGCACGGATACGGATCCGCCCATTCGCGCAAAACGCCGAGCGAAGCATGCGCAACGACCCGCAAGCCACGACACACCGCTTCGTACGCAATCATCGAAAACGTCTCGGCGCGCGACGTGAGTAGCACCGCGCCGATGTCCTCCCAGAGCTCCGGCCCGTGGGTCGCCAGCTCGACGGTCACGTTCGGTGGCAGATCGCCAGCGAACGCGCCGGGCGTCAACCGGAAAACGAACTCGACCTCTGGTGCCTCGCGCGCCACCTCGATCGCCATCCGCGTATCCTTCATGAAGTCGTAGGCTCGCGCGTGGAGCACCTTTTTGCCCATCGGTGGAACCTCGCCCGGCGGACGCTCGAGCGCCATGTACTGGACGAAATGGGCGACCCGAGGCAACGACCGCGTCGCCCAGTTCGACGGCACCAGCATCGCCGTATCCGGCCGATCGAACCGCTCGTAGGCACAATTGCCGAGCGGCGTGTCGCCATGGCGCAGCACAAACGTGAATGCCGGCGCGCAAGCCTCGATGAAGGGGGTGCCCGTTGGCGCCTCGACGATCAAAATGTCATGCCCCGTCTTCGGCATGTCCGGCTTGGTCGTCATAACCTCACCCACCAGAGGATTGCCACGCAGAGCCGCCAAAAGAAGGCCGTTCGCCTTCGAGCCCCCCATGGAGAGCGTCCCGTCGAACGACTCACTGGCAAAGAGCACCGAGAGCCCGCTCATCAGAGAAATCCCTCCGTCAGGTATTCGCGCACGAACGCGTCGAGCTGCGCGAGGGACCTCGCGTGCGTCCGATCGGCCACCCGCTGCCAAGGGAGAAACCGATCCCCATCACCCACCTGGCCAATCGCGGCCCGACAAGCTTTCGCGAACTCAACCGGAGTTCGACAGGCACGTAGCCCGTCGCCGGCCGACTGCGCGCCATGGATCAGCGTGTCCGACGCAACGTCCACCGTGCCCGCCCATTCTCGAATTGACGCGAGTTCCTCATGAAACACGACCGGTATCCCACGGCACGCCGCCTCGTAGGCGATGAGACAGAATGACTCATACCGGCTCGTCACGAGCACGCACCCGATGTCCCGCCAGAGCTCATCGCGGTCCGCGGTCGGATCGAGCAGCTCCACGTTCGGCGGCGTCGCGATCGGCGCGAGCGGCTCACCGATGTCCGTGGACCGGCGCCACACGAATTGCAGATCCGGCGCCTCCGTAGCGACCCGGGCAGCGAGCGGCGTGTCCTTCGCGAAGCGGTAGGCACCGGTGTAGAGCACCTTCTTGCCAAGGCTTCCGCCCTCTCGGACCATGTCCGGCGGCTCGAACGCATTCCAGACCACCCGGTACGGGATCCGGTAGCTCAGCGTGCGGTAAGCGTACTCGCTCGGCACGAGCACGACCGCGTCCACCCCGCGCTCGAAAAGCTCGTACGCGCAGGCCCCGTGCCCCTGATCGCCGTACCGGAGCAACACGACCTTTTTCGCGTTGAGCCGGCGAACGTAGGGCGCTCCCGTCGGGACCTCCACCATCGCGATGTCCGTCGGCTTCTCGGGGATCATGTCGTGCCCGACGTTCTCGACCGCTCCGATAAGCGGGTGACGGTAAAGTAGCTCAGCCAGGAGCGCATTCACCCGAGCGCCGCCATATGGGGCATCGACCGCGGCGCCATGGGTCGCAAAAAAGATGCGCGGACCGGCTTCGACGATCCGACCTTGCTCGATCGACTCGAGTGGTGGCGCCGGCGCGCTCTGCGCCTCCCGAGCAAGCAGTTCTTCCCCGACAGCAATCGCAACCTTGCGCCCGTCGGCCCGAAGCTCCTCCATGTTGGCCCGCATCGCTGCGCCTACGACGGCCGCGGAGCACCAGGTCATGCCCACCTGCGAGCTCGTTTGCGGCTGCGACACGAGCGTCGCCGCGTAACGCATCTTCACGACGGCTTCGTCGAGATCGTAGTCGATGTAGCCCGCGTCTTCGTTCCACTTGTAGAACGGGTGACACGGCACTCGCCCGGTCGCCTCAATCCGCACGTCCAGCGGACCGGCAAAGGCCTGCGTGCCGCCGCTCGGCGTGTAGAGCATGAGGTTGCCGGCAAGCTTCGCGTCCTGCGCCGGCATGTCGAAGCCTTCGCCGCGCGACATCGACACGTACACGTCGCCAGCGGCGTGGAGGCGTACGAGATCCTCTGTCGGCATCCGCTTCTGGATGAGAAATATGCAGCGGTTCAAGTCGGCGAGCGACCAGCCCATCTGACGAACCCGCTCGTCCCTCAGCCACTCATGTACCGAGATCGCGGGGGTCTTCGGGTAGTTCTCGAGCTCGACGTTCGCGGCAAACGGAGAGACCTTCAAGTAGAGTTCCGCTTCGCCCGGACGAAACGCCCGCAAGAACGTGCCGATGATCTGCGTCTGCGCCTTCCGCGGTTCCCATTTGCCGATGTGGTAAAAGCGCGGAACCCCCTTGCGCCGCTTCCGGCCAGCCAGCGCCAGATGCGGATCGTCCGGGAAGAACGGACACGGCACGACGCGAACCTTCCTCGGATCGACTCCGTTCGCGACGAGCATCTCCGCGGTCGCCTGCGCCGCGACCCAGGCCTGACCGACGCGGTTCAATGCCACCCGGGCGGCGGCCGTGATTCGGTCGCGCTCCCACACGGTGTAGAGGACGCGGTGCGCGTTCAATACCCGCATCTCGCTCTCACCGTAGTGTTGGTGCGTCGTCAGAAATTGGAGGAGCGAGTCGTGCGGAACGATCTGGTAGATCTCGGCCACATACTGCCGAATCGAAGCGCGGAGCATCGGCCGCAGCAGCTGTTCGATCGGCTGCATCTCGGGCGTGTCCGACTTCAGGTTGTCCTGGTTCAGACTTCGAAGATGAACCGGCACGCCGGTCGCAAAGAGGGCGCGCGCGGACCGGCGGGAGTGCTCGGAAAAGCCGTCGGCGAACGTCTCCCATGGCCCCATGTATTTGTAGCCCTCGGCGTGCTCGGCCGGCTCGCCCGGCTTGAACGCCGCCACCTGGCCCTCCGCGACCTCCGCGGGGCCGTGGGCCAGGTAGTCCATGATCGAGCCGCTGCCGCTCACCCGCCGACCAGCCCTCGCAGGATCTCCAACTTCTCTTTCAGCGACGCCACCGAGGCATCCCCCTGCGCGAGCACCTTTTTACCGAGCGCCTTGATCGCCTCGTCGGGCGAGCCTCCGCTGGCCTTCACGTACGGCTCGCCGTTCGAGTAGAGAATCGCCACCGACGTGAGCACGCCGCTGGCGTCCTCTGCCGGCTCTTTGGCAGCTCGGATCGCGGATTCCACGACCACCCTCATCTTCTCGACCGGCTCGTCGTACTTCGCTTGCGCTACGTCGATCACTGTACCGATAATGTCCATCGTATCCGTTCCTTTCGACTACTCGGGCCACACCCTATTCTTGTCGATGTGCGCCGTCCACGTGCACCGACCGCACGTGAATTTTTCCGATTCCATCACGGTGCCCGCCGATCGAAAGGGCTTGCCCTCGAACACGATCAGCTCGCCGGCCGTCCGCTGGTCGAGCTCCCAGCGCCGGTTCGACTGTCGGATCTGGATCTGACACTGCCCTTGCGGCATTTTTGTTTCGCACTTCGGGCAGACGAGAACGAGCGTGAGCTCGGTCGGCATCGCCGGATCGAGACCGACCAGCACGTCGGCGAGGCACTTGAGCGGCTTGCCCTTGTTGTACTCGACATCCCCGGACGGCGTGAGGTACTGGAGCAGCACCTTCGCCTTCTCCATAGGGAGCCCTTCCGGGTTCGGCGTCAGGTAGTTGTTGTAGAGGCGCCCCCCTCCCTGCTCGAACGGCAGCGAGGCAATCTGGCGCTCCTTGTCGAGCAGATCGCGGCGGCGCTCCGCATCCGCCTCCTGCTCCTGCACCATCATGTCGTGGCGCATCGTGGTCGTACCGCCTTTGACGAAGACATCCGCCGGGAAACCGCCGTAAGTCGCGGACGGCTCTGCGATCGTCGAAACAGCTTCGGTCGGTTCAGCCGGTGGCGTGGAGTCGGTTGTCACATATTGCAGCATGCAGCAACGTAGTGCAGCGAGTCAACACCCGAGTTGGCGCATTGTCCGGTGACAATTCGGGGCACGCAGGCTAGTGGGGGAAAAGGCGTGGAAGCTGGAGGATGGGCGCGTCTGGAACGGATTGGGAGCTGGAGGAAGTCGGAGCAATTCGTGGGAGACTTTGGAGCCACCGTCGGACACTCAAGTAGTCGCCTCGGACACAAAAGTAGTCGATGCCGAAAGCTGAACGAACCTACGATAACTCTGCGCTCGTCTGCCCGTACTGCGGGCATCGCCACGGCGATCCCGACGAGTTCTTTCGCCCGGGCAACGAAGACACCGAAGTCGACTGCGACGACTGCGGAAAGCGCTTCGCTGCCCGTCGCATCGTGAGCGTCGACTACGACACCGCGGAGCTCTCAAGCGCTCTTGGCGGCGGGAGCGGGGGCGAAGAGGAACACTGCCGCAGCGCCGAGTAGTCCGACGCCGCTGATCGCGAGCGCTTTCTGCGTCGGCGAAAGGCTCTTGCCGGTGAACGCGTCGCGCATCTTCCCCCATGCCGACACCTGCGCCGAAATCGTCTTCTCGGCAGCGACCGTCGCAACCGCAGCGACCGTCGTCGCCGGCTTCTGCTGCATCAGCGCCGTGGCGGCTGCCAAGCTCGCCGCTTTCGTAGCATCCTGCGCGGCCTTCCTCATCTGATCGGAAATCGTGAGGATCGAAATGTCGCGCGTCGCCACCTTGAGCCAGCGCTGCGCCAGGTCGCCAGCGTTCGTCGCGATGTAGTCGTAGTGGCGCGGCAGATGGCAGCGCCACGCACGGAGCAGCGCCGGGCCGCCAAAGCACGGATCTCTCGGATTCGACGGTCCGCAGAAGTTCGGCCAGCAGGGCGTTCCGTAGCGGTTGTCGGCAAATGCAGGAGGGATGTACCCGGGCGTTGACCACTGCCAATCGGCGAGGTTGGCCGGCCGGGCAGCGTCGCCATAAATCCGATCGCACCGGTACTCGCCACCCTTGGCATCGGTAGCTCCGGCGATCTGATTTAAGTCCGCATCGCTCCAGCTGCAAAACAGGTTGGCTCGGTTTTCCGCGGCGGGCACGAGGCTCGGGTTCGTGCCGCCACCCGGGAAGCCTTGGCCCGAATTTTCCGATACCACCCACTTCTCGAGACGCTCGTAGAACATCGACTCGGTCTTGTTCCGGTCCCAGAGCCCAGGGTACTTCGCGTCCACCGCCTTTTTGACCGCATCAACGAACGCCTTGCGGACCTCGAGCAGCACCGTGTCCTCGACCCGCAATCCACCGTTCTGATCAGCGAACGATTGACGCGAAATGTTGCCGAGCGTGGCATAGACGATGCTGTTCTCCTGCGACGCCACTTTGTTGGCCGCGTCGGCCCGCTTCGCCATGTCGGGCGTGTAACCGCCATCGTAGAGAAGTCCCTTGTACGGCGTGAGATCCTTACTCCACGGGGGCGCCGACTGCGGCAGGTTGACGAACACCCACCATTGCATCACAGCGGCCACCACTTGCTCGACCTGAATGGTGACCTTCAGCCCCAACAGATCGTTGTACGTGCGCGCCGGCCCGAGCTCGGCAGCGTAGACGATGCCGAGCTCGAGCTTGTTGTACTGCTTGACGATCTTGCTCGTCTCCTGGATCGCCTGGATGTTTTGGCGGTACATGCGCTCATTTTCGGCGCGCCGGTCCCGATCCCAGTCGCCGAGAATCCACACGTGGGCAACGTTGTCGACCGCCTGCACGAGCCCTGTCGCGACCATCGACACGACCATTCCGCACGCTGGCCCGCACGCGGCTGTCCCAAGGGCGCCTCCTATGATGGCCGCCGAGTCGAGCGCGGTCTTCTTGATGTCACCGCTTTGGAGGCCCTCCAGGAGCGCGTCGATGGCGGCTGCCGGCACGCCGGTCGTCTTCGAAAACTGCGCCGCGTTTTGCGAGAGCAGGCTGCGGGCGGTATCGATCCCTCGCGTCCGCAGCACCGTCTGAGGGTCCGCCCCCCGCACCGCGATGTCATCGAACGCGTCGAAGACCACGGCCGGCACGCCACGGTCAACGGCCACGCTGCGAGACTGCGTCTTCGCCTCAGCCGCGGCGGCGACGAAGTTCGCCTGGATGTCGAGCCCGAACGCTGCGTAGCTCATCAGCCCACCGTCCTCGGCATCATCCGGTCGAGCGTCTGCACGAACCGCGTCCCCTCACGGACGACGTGCTCGGCGAGCACCGGATGGATGACCGACCGCACCTTCGCAGTGCCAATGCCGGACCGCTGAAAATACTCGTCGAGCTCGCGCCCCGACCGCCTTCCGAGCTCGAGGAGCGACGGCAACGTGACCTTGCCGCACCCATCCTCGATCCGCAGAAAGTCGTGCGTGAGCCGCGCCGCCTGCTTGATCAGCGGCACTTCCTCCGGGTCGAGGAGGTGGGCCGCGAAAGACGCGTGCTCGGCCATGAAACGCATCCAGACGCAAGCCTCTTGGTTCATGTCGGTGAGGTTGCCCGTGATCTTGCCGATGAAGTAGTCGAGCTCGCGCCGCATGTGGTCGACGAACGTCGGGAAGAGCCATCCGAGCCACGTGCCGGTCTTCTGGGTGTTGAAGACCTCGAGCTTCAGCGCGCGCAGATCCATCGCGAGCACGATGGCGCGATCCCGCGCCACAGGCCCCTCGTTCGCCGTCAACTGCCCGAGCTCTGCGCGAAACGCTTCCCACTGGCGGTGCAGGGCGAACGCCTGCGCCTTCATCCCGGGATGGTCGAGCCCGAGATGCAGGAACAGCGCGTGCTCCGAGAGCTGCCGCGACCAGAAGGTGATTTCGTCGAGGAGGTTCACCAGGTTCAACGCTTTCGCTTGGCGAGGGACCGATCGACGCTCCGGTAGCGGCGCTCCGCTTCCTTCGTCGTCAGCGTCAACGGCGACTCGTCAAAGTTTTGCCCACCGAAATAGCCGACGAGATCGTAGTATGCCGACGCGCGCACCCGAACGTCTTCGCTGTTCAGCGCCGCCGCGAGATCGACCAGGGCGACGTCGACGTACTTCGCTACATTTTTCAAGTCGTCGCCGAACCATTCTCGGCTCGGCTCGGCCACCTGATCGGCCGCGAACCGGTAGATGACGACCGGGTCCTCCTCGTTCTCGCCAGGCTGGACGAGCTCGAGGTCGCCGTTGTCGAACACGACCATGCCGCCGTGCTCGACGTAGTTCACGTCGCCGATGACCGCGATGGCTCTCTTGCTCATGGTCACTCCTCAGATGGCCTTGAAGCCGCTGCCGAATTGGTTCACCGCGTAGACCGTGAACCCGGCAACCAACGTCGGGAGCGCGGCCGCGCCGACGACGCCCCAGAGGGCTTTCTCCTTCTTGTGGCCCGTACGCCGCGCGAGCTCCTTGCCACCGTAGTAACCGCCGGCCGCGAACGCCGCGAGAATCAGCATCCCCGGCACCCACTCGTAGCCGGTGGGATCGCTGGCTCCGACAGCGAGCATCGCCGGACCGGCAAGGTTCGGCGTGAAGCCCCAGCCAGGAACGGGCACGTGCCCCTCGTAGGGAAAGGCCACCGGAAACGGGTTGTGGTACGAAATCATGCCGCGCTCCTCGCTCGAACCTTGGGGTGCTCTTTGACGTAGTGGTACGCAGCCGTATACCCCGCGCACTTCTTCTCGCGGCGCTGCCGATCCTTCTCGTCCGACGATCGATCCGGATGCGACGCCTTCATGAGGCTACGGAACGCCTGCTCGAGCTCTCCTTCCTCGAGCGGATCCTTGAGACCGAGCGCCTTCAACGCAGCAAGACGCTTCCGCCTGACCTCCTGCACGTCTTCGGCAGCCGGTCCCGCATGCTCATGCGGAGGAGGCGGCGGAGGGGCGCTGTGCTGCTGGTTCGGGTCGATGTTGAGCGCCTTCTGCGCGCGCGCGATGCACATCGGACAAATGATGTTCGCGTTGCGATCGACGAAGGCGTGGTTCAGGCACGTGACCGTCTGGCAGAACCCGCAAACGCCGATCGCCGGATCCGGACACTGCGCGTACTGACCGTCCGCACCGCGCGGGCGTAGGCCGCACCGCACGCCGCTCATCGAAATGGAGCCGTAGCGGGCGACGAGGTTGTTGACGACCTGTCCCGCCCACATGAGCCCGGAGCGCATCAGCGGATGCGTCTGGTGCTGGCCGATCTTGCCGACCGCGTCGCCGAAAAGGCCGGCGACGAGTCCCTCGATCCCGTGGATGAACGGCATGCCCTTCAACGGTCCTCCGTTACGCCCGACGGCGCTTCTTGCCGAATGCGAAGTAGAGAACGCCCGCACCAGCAGCAAGCGCCGTCGCGACGCCGAATGGCGACGAGAAAAAGCTCGCCGTGCGGACCGCCTTCGGCACGTTCGACAGCTGCCCGCGCGACGCGGCGAGCAAGAGCGAATCGACCTCGTCCTCGGTGAGGAAGTAGTCCCCGCCCGATTGCGCCAGCGTCGCGATGACGACCGGGTCGACCGTGAAGATGACCGTGCGTCGGCCCGGAACCGGCGTCGCGAGCTGCTTGTCGACGAGCGTCATGCCCTGGTAGCGCACGATCGGCAGCTGAGCGTTCGAGTTTTTCAGAACTTGGTCGTGCGCGGCCGTGTACACCTGCGCGAATGGCTGGTACGGCCCCGGTTCCGCGCCCGCGGGAGGTGCCGTCATCCCGTGGTAGAAAACGATCGTCGCCGTCCGCCCGTCCGCGGTAGGCACGACGAACGCCGGATCGGTCGCACCGAAATTCTGGAGGGTCGTGTCGAGGTTCGTGGCCGTGGCCGGCGTCGCGAACGTGATACCGCCCTTCACCGAGAAGTACGGATCGAGCGACGCGATGGGCGTACTGCCCGTCGGAGTCGGAATCGCGCCGAAACCGTCGGCGCCTCCTCGACCGTAGCCGCTCACCGCCGGCGCGCCTCGCCGCTGCCGTGCTCGCCCTCGACCTCCGCCCTGCTGGCCCCACGGATTCTGGCCCCACATCGCAAGGAGACCACCCGCCCCCTTGGCCCACTGGCCTTGGAGGTTCCGCGTCAGCTCGGCCGCGGTCTCGTCGCCGACGCCTTCGTAGACGCCGTAGCCTTGCGCGCTCTGTGCGTAGTCGGGCGCGAACACGGGCTTGCCGAGCGCCGCTCCGAAGTAGGCGTCCTTGTAGGGCGCCCTGAAGTGGGAGATCTCGGTCATTTGGATCGGCGAAACCATGAAAGCCTCCTCAGTCTGAATCGTACGCCTTTTTGGCCCGGTTTACGACCGGCGCGACTTGCGTCCGCCGAGCAGCGAAAGCAGCACCACGCCGCCCACCACCACCGCACCAACACCCCACATGCCCGCGAGCGCGGTACGCGGCGGGCCCATCATGCGCGCCGCAGCGATCACGTTCGGGTTGGCTCCCTGGCCGACCGCAAACGCCGGCAGCGTCGTCGAGCTCGACGTGCTCGCGAGCTCGGCCACCGTGGCCGCGTTGTCGGTCAAGATGACCGAGCGCTTCTTCGGGAACGGATGGATGATGTCTGTCTCGATGAGATGCACGCGCCCCGGCTTGTCGTGCTTCATGAGGAGCTCGTTCAACGTGTTGTACGGCCCCGGCTCGGAGCCCGGCGGCGGGATCAGGTAGCCGGCGTACCACACGATGACGATGTCCCCATTGGCGCTTGGCGACGCGAAGGCCGTTGGCGTCGTCGAGAACGGAGCCATCAGACCCTCGATCATCGGCACGCCCTGCGAGGTCACAGCCCAAATGCCGTTCTGGTATTCGAAGACCTGGCGCTCGAGCGTGTTCAAGTCGCCGAAGCCTTCGAACGACCGGCGTCCCATGCCGCCAAGCGGCGCGCCAACGCCCTTCATGCCTCCGGTACGACGAACGAGCCTTGCGATTTCCATGACGAGTCTCCCTATTTCTTTCTTCGATTGCGGAGCATGAAGTACAGTGTTGTCCCGCCCACCACGATGCCGAGGCCCGTGCCAATGAGCTGGGTCCACATCATGAGTTTTTCGCTCGGCAGCCCCGCCTCTTCCGGTTTCTTCACCGGCGGCGCTCCCCGCGGCGGAGCGTTCGGGTTCGGCGGATTCGCAGTGCCGATCGTGATCGCTCCGCCGCTGCCGTCCGGGTAGCTGATCTGCACCTGCGGCATCGGTGGCAGCGTGAACGTCTCACCGAAGCCGTTCACCGCCACGCCAAGGTTCGCGAGGCTCGGCGCGTAGACGACGAAGAGATCGCGCGCTGCGCCGAACTTGCCCTGTTTCGCCATCAGCACGGCTTTCGTCGCCGCGAGGTACGCCTTGGCCGGCGCCTGAAGCTGAGGCGGAACGCTGGCGAGCAGCGCCATCACCGGATCATCGTCGATCGACGGCGCTACGAAGTACGCCTCCTGCACGGTCCAGCTGCCCGGTGTGGGGCGCGACGCAAGGACGACACCGTTCGCATTCGCCGCGGCCGACTTCAGCCACGTGGCGAACGGTAAGTTGAACTGCGCTGCCTCGGCCGCGACCCGGCCGCACGCGTCGCCGGCGCCGGCAATCTGGCACGCCGACTGAAACCAGCCCTGCCACTCCTTGCCGTTGTAGATCGACATGTCGCCAGCGACTTGCAGCTGGCAAGCGCCCGCTTTGCGGCCGTCGACGTAGCCGTAGTTGACGACCCAGTTCAGCACCTCGGTCTCGTAGGGCGCTGGCACCGGGAGGTTCCAATACGGCTGAGCGGCCGACGCCAAGATTTGCTGCACCATGGCAGCGAAGCCTGCGGGCGTGATCCAGCCGCCCGGATCCGAGGGGACCCGACACGCAGCGGCAGGAGCCGCACCGAGACCGATCGACGTGTACATACCTCAGCGCATCCGGTACGGACCGATGCGGTACTTCCTTTCTGCCGCAGCGATGCGGCCAGCGATCTGTTTGCGGACCGTCTTCGGGTAGCGACGCTTGTGTTTGCCGAACCGCGACGCAGCGGCGCGAATGTGCTTCGCCGAGAGCGCGCGCTTCACGCGTCCCTTCTTCCGAAATCGGATCGGGTACTTGTAGCAAGCCGGGTCCGCGTAGTCCGCGCGCGCCGTCGCGCCCTTCGACCGGTACTTCTTCGGCGGCTTACGATGGCACGCAGCGTTCGCGTGGTACATTTCGGACCGGCCTTCGAGCTCTCTGGCCACCTTGCGACGCAACGCCACCGGCGCGCGGCGCCGAGTGAGCGTTCGATAAAGCGTGTTGAGCGCACGCGTCTTCGTGCCGCGCAGACCAAGCGACGCAACGATTCTTGCCGAGCCGCCGTACGCATGCAGGCGATTTTTATCGGCGGCCGTCAGCGCTGGCGCTCGGCGCCGTCGGTTCGGCGTTGCCTTCGCCGGCTTCTTGCCGTCGCCGCCGAGCAAGAGAAAGAGCGCGCCAGCGAGAAGGAGCGCGCCCCCGCCCATCGCGGCGTACTGCGTGCTCTTCGGCTGGCTCGCCCACCAACTCGGAGAGGACGACGGCTCCGGCGGCGGCACCGACGCCTGTGGAATAGGAGAAGAGGTCGATGCCGCGCCGGCCGGAGGCAACGCCCCCGGGAGAGGGATGGTGCCCGGCAAAGGGGGCATGCCCGGGATCGCAGGAAGCGTGGCGCCGGGTGGAATCTGCACGCCCGGCGGAAGGGTCACCGGGCCCATACCCGGAATGACGATCGTCGTTCCGCCGCCGCTCGCAGTTCCACCCGTCGACACCGCGTCCGCTTTCGCCCAGGTGGCCGGACCGACAACACCGTCGGGAGTGAGCCCGTTTGCCGTCTGCCAGAGTTTTGTCGCTGTCTCGGTGCCGGCACCGAAGATGCCGTCCGCGCCGATCCCAAGGAACGTCTGCCACTGCTTGGTCACGGCCGCGTTGGCCGTCTTGTTGCGACCGATCGTCGGGTTGCCCGTGAAGGCTCCGAAACCAGCCGATCCCATCACCGAGTACGACATGAGCGTCTCCTTTAGACCCGTGCCCCTAGAAACCAACCCGCCGCGCCGCCCGCGAGCATGCCCACGATCGATCCGACCGCGCTGCCTCCCCCAATCGCACGGCCAACAGCCAAGCCCACCGTCGCGCCCCCTGCGACCACCGCGGGACGCTTCCATGCCGGAACTGCCAGCGCCGGCGACATCGCTTGCATGACCGGCACCTCCACCGCGCGCGCGGGGAGCGGAGCCGAGGCATACACCGGCGTCACCTGCGGCTGGGACACCTGCGGCACCGTCGTCATCGTCACGACCTGCGGCACGACCGCGGGCGACGGCGTTGGCGCGGAAACCTGCGGCGCGACCGACGGAGTGGGAGCCGATGGCATCGTCACCACCGTGGGAGCCGGCGGCAAAGGCGGAGGCGGGGCCGTCGAGCTCTGCGGGCGCAACGCCGGCGGCAACTGGTCGATCGGAATGATACTGCCCGGCGGCATGATCACCGGAGGCCTATTTTCGGCCTCGTAGTCCACCACCATCGGCGCCGGCTTCGGCTTGGCCGGGTCGCGCTCGTACACGAGGTACGGCGCCGCCTTCGGATCGAGCCGCGCCATCAGCATCCATTCCTGGCTCAGGATGTGGCACATGGCCTGATCCACAGTGCCGACCGTGTGCCGGATGTTGCGGTCGTTCGCAAACTTCTCCATGTCGGACACGAAGTTCGGGTCTTCGATGTCGCTGCGTCCCGCGCCGTACCCGAGATCTTGCAGCATGCGCTGCGCCGCGCGCTGCGATCCGCACGTCGGCCCTTTGGCGATGAACATCGAGCTGGAAATGTTGTTGCTCCAGCGCACGATCATGTCGCCGAAACCTCCGCTGGCCGAATAGGACATGGGTCTCCTCTTAGGCCGCCGGCGCTGCGGCCGGCGGCTTCCTCTTCGGACGCGACGCGAGCATGATCCCGACGAGCAGGAGCGCGCCGCCCCCGATTATCGCGTACTTCACCGTGTCCGGCATGGCCGGCATAGCCGCCGGACCGGGCGGCGGCGCGAACGGCATCGGTCCAGGAGTAAGCCCCCCGGGCGTCGTCGGCTGCGCGACCGACGTGATCGGAATGGGCGGCATCGCGACCGGTACCACCGCGGGAGGCGGCGGCTCCGGCAGCTGGCACCGCTGCTCGGCCTGGTTCCAATCGAAGCCTGGCGCGCACGCCTTTGGCGCCGGCGGCGCGGCACCGGGCTTCACCTGCCACACGCGCGCGTTCGCGGGCGTCGGCTCGGCCATGGATTTCCAGTCCGACATCATGCGCGCACATACCGCATCGGTCGGCGGCTGCCCGGCCGGCTGCACAATCCCGCGCGCCGCGGCAAACTTCGCAACCGCATCGAGCCACGTCGGGTCCTTCATGTTCGGCTTGCCCGCGCCGTAACCGAGGTTATTGAGGGCCACCTGCGTCGCGATTTGGTAGCCGCACTCCGGCCCCTTCGCCGACAAGATCGCCGACTGCATCCCGTACCCATCGCTCCACTGGATGATGAGATCGGGCAGCGCCTCGCCGAGTCCGTACGTGGTGTATGACATTGCCCTGCGTCTCCCTTATGCGGCGTCCGTGCGCGTGAGAAGTGAAATGCCGAGCAGGAGCGCTAGCGCGCCGCCCCCGAGGATGGCGTACTGTGTCGATTTCGGCTGCGCCGCCCACCAGGTCTGGCCTCCCGCCGGCGCGGCTGGCGCGACCTGCGGCACGTAGCTCGGCACCTGCACCATCTGCTGCTGCCGCTGCACCGGCGCGTCGTACGTCTCGGCCGGCAACGTCATTACCGTCGGCCCGTACGGCACCGTCGTCACCTGCGCATTTGGCGGCGGCACGAACGTCGGAAAAGGGATCGACGACTGCGTCATGGGAATCGCTGGCGCCTCGGGGGCCGGACCCTTCGGCGCCATCGGCCCGGTGGTGGGCATCGGCGGCAGCACCATAGGCGGCGCCGTTGCGGGCGGAGCGGGCGGCGGCGCACTCGGCATCGTCACCACGGTGGGCCCGTTCGGGATCGCCGTCACTTGCGGAGCCATCGTCGGCATCGGCGCCGCGGGCGACGCCGTCACCGGAACCGGAGGCAGTGCAGCCGGCACCATGATCGGCGGAGGAGGGGGCGGCGGGGGTGGCGGAGGAGGGGGCGGCGCTGCCGTAATGGGCAACGGTGGCGGCGTCGGCGAGACGTACGTGGGCTGCGCCGGCGGGATGACGATCGGCGCCACCGCAACGGGCACCTGCACGGGCGGCGGCGGGGGGGGTGCC